ACGTGATCGACCCATTCGGAAAAGTCTGAGTCGCCGTCCAGGTGTTCGCGTGGCCAAGGTTGAGATCGAGCGTTGTTGCCGCAGAAGTTCCACCCACGGAAAGCGTGCTGTTGGGTGATGTGATCGTATCGCCACCAGATCCGCTACCGCAAGCCGTTCCTGTGCTGGTCAGAACTCCACCAGAACTGAACGTCGCACAACCGGCGCTGGATACGGATGAGTTCGTGATCCCGGCGGCGGAGATCGCACCACTGAAGGTCGCTCCGGTCAGCAGGGCGTAGTTGGCGATGGTAGCCGTAGCTCCAGTGCCGAAAGCCGTCCCGTTCGTCTTCGTACAGACGATAGCGTTTGATCCGCTGGTGGCGCAGTCGCCGCTCAGTTCCGAGGATGCTCCGGTGTTGCGAGCCAACCCGGTGCCTGTGAGCGTCCCTTGCTTGGCGTTCAACTGCGTCTGGATACTGGAAGTAGGGTCAACATATCCAAATGTTGTTGGGGATACACCGTCCAATGTCTTATTCGTGAGAGTTTGGGTATCGGTTGTCCCTACAATTGTGCCTGTGGGTGCTGGTACGGAACTAGTTACGGTCGAGGATGAGGCAGCAATCGGGATCTGTGTAGCTGTCATGCCAGATAGTCCGCTGCTCCCACTGCCGCTCCCCGAGGCTACTACCCAGTTCGTTCCGTTGCAGTACCCGAGCACATGATTCGTTCCGCTGCCCGTGATCGTTGCTCCTTGTGTATTCGTCGCGGAATCATTAAACGATTCATACGACCCTTCATAGCTCGCGCTACATACTGGTATGGAGAAGAACGCAGACGGCATGGTCCGATTGATGAAAGTGTTAACACCACCTGCCTGACTGTTAAAGTGCTCGATGTTGTACCCTGTGGTGGAGTTAGTGAAGGTAAACGCGTTACCGGAGCTTTCCAGGAACGAACCCCCGACGATATCGACTGACGGCCCTTGGGGACCAGTGGCCGAGTTCAAGTTCACAAAACTAAACCCTGTATTGCTCACATTGATAATAGGATTGGTAATGTGAATGTCCGTTGCACATTCGTTGCTAGGATCAGCGGCCACACACGCAGTTACGTCGATCAAGAACCCTGTCCCGACGAAATCAGCCTGAGCGTTATTCACCCATACGTCGCTCAGTCCGGTACCTCCCGCTGCCATTGCAAAACCGGTGGCACTCGCACTGGAACCTTCCCTCTCTGCGAAGATATTAGAGAAGACATTCGAAGGTCCGTTCAAGTTGAACCCTACGACGGGCACTGAGCAACAGAGAGAGGACCAGTTGACGTTGACGTTCGTCACTATCACGGTAGCAGAGGCACCGACAGTCACTCCATTGGGCGCGTCCCAAATATTGATGTTATCAACAAAATGCCAGAACCCAGTTCCCAGATATAGCCCATTCGCACCTGCGTTTGTGGCTGCAACGGATTTGGCCAAGGTAAGGTTTTTCACCGTTACACCGTAAGGCAAAATCCCACTCCCGCTTATGTCGATGATGTCCGATGTAGCGCTATTGTTATTGATCTGGGAGTATCCCGAACCAGTGGGCTGTGGCCCTTGTGTCTGCCCCGAATCTACTCCTATCAGCCCTGTATAGCTGGTGCTAAGAATGATGACGTTTGTTGTTTTATAGGACTTCCCAAGAAGCTGGCACAACCCTGATTTGGTAAAATTGTTGGCGCAGGATGTGATAGGAATTGTATCGTCGGTTGAGTTATCGCCCTTCGCTCCAAACCACTCCGCGTAATCGACAGGAGTTCCTGGACCGATAAGAAACTTCCCGGTTCCAGCTACAGTAAATATTGGCACAGTGGGAGCGTCGATCTTGCCATTGACTGTAACCGTTACTCCAGTCGGGGCTACAAGCGTTGCCCCAGCGCCGAAGTGAAGCCCGCACGACACGGCATAGTTCGATGTGAACGCATACGCCCCAGCAGGCAACCAGACTTCTGAGTTCGCGGCGCACGCTGAAGTCATGGCCGTGGAGTTGTCTGAAGTCCCATTTCCGTTGCCACCGTAGTTCAGCAGAGACGCGGAAAACTGGAGCGTGCTGCTAGATGCCGTAATCGGAGAAGTAACCGCGCTATACGTTCCTCCCGAACCACAAGTATTCACAAACGCACACGTCCCAAACGTACCCCCAGCAGCCGCAATCAACGAAGAAAGAGTAGTCACGCTGGAGTTAGCCTTGGCATTCAACTGCGTCTGAATACTAGACGTGGGATCGACGAAGCCAAAAGTGGTTGGGGTCACCCCGTCAATCGTCTGATTTGTCCATGTGTTAGCATGACTTAAAGCAAGCGAAACTGCGACTGCTCCTGTGTTGGGAGATATCGTCAGAGTTCCATCGCTGTTCGAAACAGAAGATACTCCTGTACCGGAAAATGTGCAAGCCGTGCTTGTACAAGTTACCCCAGGTCCGCTGAATGTAAACGCCCCGGCTACGGTATTAATGGAAGTGACGCCCCCTGCTGCCGACCCAAACGGCACTGCGTAGATAGTTCCATTTGACCAGCACCATACATGGTTAGTTCCTCCGCCAACAGTACAGTCGGTAGAATTTAATCCGTCACTGATAGAAAACGTGCGCCCCTTATTGGTTGCTGCTGATGGAAGTGTACCTACGGTCAAAGTAGGCGAGAGTGTCAAACTGTTACCGGTAATATTTTGCGCACCAGCCAAAGATGTTAGTGCAATAATTAAAGCGAGAAAGTAAATGCGAATTGACATTATGGGGTCACCATTCCTGGACCAACAGCAAGTGCATTGCTGCCGTCAAAATAAAATAACTGTGCTATTGTCTCGTTGGATCCTGCGGCCTGATCTGTCACACTTGCGCCGCCTTTAAAATTAGCGGGCCAGACAAATGTCCGACCACCTGTTCCGTCCTGCGTGATCTCAAAAGTGTAAAGACTTCCTGCCGTCCCATTTGTGAATGTGGAGCTGGTAACATTACCGGTCAGAGTTATTTTGAATCCGCTATAACCAGTAGCGTTGAAAATTGGCGTTGCTGAAAAACTAACGGTACTTACTCCTAAAGTTGGAATGTCCGCCGCTACCAAGGCACGAGGAGCTAATACACCGCTGCTGCCATTAGGAGTAGCTAAGACCCAGTTTTGGGTCAAACTCCCCGCTGAAGTGATGGCAAGCGTACCAGTGCCGGTTATAGGAGACCCGCTCACGGATAACCAGGCTGGTACGGTCATCGCTACAGAAGTAACTGTCCCACTACCAGATACAGTAGCCCAGCTACCATCTCCCCTCAAATAAGTGGTGGAAGACGGTGTGCCCGTGGCACTAATTGCTCCGACTGAGAGTTGCCCAAAAGAAGCATACGCAGATGAACCATTAGATAATAAAGGATACCCACTTGTAGAAGATGGCGCAATGCCTTCAATAGTAGTGCTGTTTACCCAAGTAGTTACAGCATATTGTGATGGTGAATTAGTGGCGTTTACTCCACCGGACCCACTCGAATCGCTACAAACCCACGCGCCATTAACTCGATATGCAAAAGATCCTGTGCCACTACCTGTACAGGGGTTTGATCCAAAAGTACAATCAGAACAATATACTTCCATGCCATTCGCTGGGGATGATGGTAAAGTAGCAAATGTTACTGACTCTAGTTGTACAGGAACTTTGAACTGTTTAACTGATGATGTTAATCGTTCTTTCCAATTCGTACCGTCACCAATGTTTGCTATATAATGACTAATAGAAACTGGAGAGCCTATAGCAATTGGAGCTACATTAGCGTAATATGGACCAATACCGTCAATTCCAATGAAACAATCAGAAGATGAATTGGGTGGACGATTTAATGCGTAAGCCCTGGTCAATTGAGGATCAGAATCCACTAAAGTAATAATATGTCCGTTATTAACCTCTCCCGGGAAAGCTAACCCAGATGAGGCAAATTGCAAACGTCCTTTAAGATTTGCTGTTTGTGGTCCTTGATACCAGCCATCATTTAAAATAAGAGCTTGTTGTTCATATAAATCGTTTAAAGCGAAACTAGTAGCGGTAGATGCCGATATAGCTGGTGCCGCACCACTTCCGTGTCCTGGATATAAACAAATATTTGTCGGACTTCCACACGCCCCTGTACTATAAACATTAACAATATTGTCGCTGATAATAGGGGTTATTCCTACAGTAATCGCTTGTCCAGGCCAGAACAAAATATTACCTTGATAACTCCCGATCGGCACTGTAGGATAATTTGATGTGGGAACTGTAGTATTATCCACAAAAGTCTGAATAAAGCCAGATTGTTGAGCTTGCCCAGTCACTACACTTCCCATTGTGCTAACACTAGGGGGTGATTGTGTAACCCCACCAGGACAACCTCCAGTGTAAGGACCGATATTTGATATACTTCCTAATGTATTCGGAGAAACACGCAATACATCATATGTAATAGAATCTGTTCCATTTGATACTCGTGGCCAAGAAACTGTAACTGCCCCTCCGTTGGAATTCGCAATCATTACAGGCAGAGGGGCAGATGATGTGCCCGTTGTTGTATCATTAATTACTACATAATAGAGATAGGATGTTGCACCTGCACCTACAGTTGGAAGTTGCCCTTCAACCCCCGTTCCTTTAATTCTAAAAGAAGCCGCTCCCGTGCTTGGCCCAAAAATTGCTCCTGCAATACCACAGCCTGCATAGGGGCTACGAACAGGGGAGGCTGGATTGGAGCTAGCGGAAGATTCAGAATACAAATTTTCCAAGTGGGCCCCTTGATAGTTACCTGTGGCATTAGACGTATACACCTGCCAAGGTCCGGTTGCTTGCAGAACTGTATCATGAATATAAACTCCGTTGGAGTTATAGACTGTAACACCATTCGAGCAATTGGCCGTAATATTAGAATCTTTAAGGGTAATGACAGGGGCTAGTTGATTGGCAGCTAAAGGTAAACCGGAGGCTCCCCCAGACCATATAAAAGATCCTGTCCAGTTTACATTATTTTGTAAGGATCCAGCGTTATTATTGAAAGACTTTATTGTACAGCACTCGTCATCCCAAAGGTCAAAAAAATGATTGAAATAATATTCTTGATAAGCATTTGCAGAACTAATATCCACTAATTGACTGCCTCCAGCGTTATCTAATATCGCTACATAAGTAAGAGCAACCACCCCCGGTGTGGTTTGAAGAGCGATATTACCTACTGGTGGGTAAGCTTCAGCGGTAGACGGCTCTGATGGGTTAGAATAGTTAGTTGCGGTGAAGTTCGCTGTAAATCCTGTATATGTTGGGGGAGAACCGCTAGCCCCCAATAAACTTGCGACTGTCACTACTTTATTGTTAAGATAACTTTCAGATGTCCCCGCTAAAAGAACATTTTCCCCTACAGTAAAGCTATTATTCGCCATTATCGTAAGGACATTCGATGTGATAGAAGTTGCAGTAATATTACTTGCGGAATTCCCATTTAGCCAGCGTCCATATGTATAGGTAGTTGGACTAGTAACTGTTATGTAAGGAACATCCCCCCAAAAAGCTGAATTATCGGTCAGCATTTGAGTTACGCGATCCCCAGTTACAAACCCGTGGGGTTCGCTGGTGGTAATTGTAGTAACCCCGTTCGTTCTTTGAGTGCTTGTAATTAAAGACCCAGAGTACGCTTGATAAGCATAAGATAAACCTGATGCTGTTAAAATTGTGGTTGTCAATGTTATTTGAGTGTTGCTGTTGACAAATGCGATCGTGTAGGCAGTTCCATTAATTAATATGTTAGACCCAGACGCCCAGTTTGTGCCGAATTTACTGATTCCGGCAGCTGTTACCACAGCTGTGCCATTTGTGTTAAGAGTTCCAGTTGCTGTCTGGTAAACAGGAGCCCGAAACATCATACCTTCTATTCTATTGCTCACATAATCGTTCGAACTGAGTAGATTTCCTAACTGTAGGCATGGGCCTCTTCCATAATGATTTAATGTTGCTCCATACCCACTGAGGATACTTTGATTTGAATGGAAGTAGATTGTGTCATAAATATTGTATCCATTCATTCCACTCAATTCCCCTGATGGAGGAATAACCACTTTACAGTTAGAGTTATCGTAGTAAGTTTGACTTGTACCGCAAGCTGTATTGATTGCTTCTTGGATTCCAGCGGTTGCTGAACTTAAAGTATAACCAGTTGGAGGACTACCGCCAGATACAGTATGATTATTAGCTGGAATAAATTGTATTGTCCCATTTGTCATACCAGGAGTACAAGTACCTCCTGTAATTTTAACAACCTCCGCTATTCCGTCTGATCCGGAGATATAAATCGAATAGGCCCCTTGTGGGCCACCTAAAATAGTAGATGCGCTTGTGTCAACTCCTACAGGGCAGGTTGCTAAAGTTAAAGTAGCTGGCACACCAGCCGTAAGAGCCCCCCACCCTGCTTGATAATTCAAACTCCAGTTGTAATCACTGGAATAAACAACATTATAATTAGCCCCCGATGCTCCTGCTCCGGGTTGCCACTGGCTTCCATTCCAAACCAGTACTTGCCCCGCAGTTGGGGTGGTAGAAGCTACAGTATTTCCTTGTAGTGATAATGCGTTTTGAGCTTGTGGATAATTAAAAGACATTTATTTTCCTTAGTACAACCAATACTGTGTGCCATCCCATTGCACTTCTATACCCTGACCTTGTATAGTTAAAGATATAGATGTTGTAAAATCTATGTTAGCAGTTGAAGAAATTGTGATTGTACCTACCCCTATATTTTTAACACGAAATTTCTTTCCTACCGCGATACCTGTAATAGGTAAAGTAACTGTAAAAGTTCCTGTACAGTTAATGGTAGAATCAGAATTCGTGACAGAATAAGTCGATAGCACAGTTTTAATGGGTCCCACAGTTGAACTTGGAGACCAACCAGTATTTCCTGATCCTGAAGTTTTTACATAAAAAGAATCTCCAATGGTGCTATCCTGTCGAGAGAACATTGATCCCACAGCTGCGGTAAGAGACCCCTCAGGACTTCCCGTACCTCCATACCAACCATCATGCAAAACAATAGGGTAAGAAGAAAATGTTCCGCCGTGTCCGATAAAACTTCCCACCACTGTTTGATCATTCGCAACTATACCGGCTGTTTTACCGGTGGACAAAATCCCGTACCCATAAGTGGATGGGGTCGATGCTCCATAAGCAATCAATCCAATTTCATTTGTAACTGCACTTAAATTATTAAGTGTTAATCCTGCTGTTACGCCTATAGATGTGCCTATAACCCCACCGCCAGTTGGGGAATCCATATAGATTCCGATATAATTTGTTACTGTTCCAAACACTTCAGGTAAGTAAAAATTCAGCCCTACTACATTCTGGACTGCCGTACTTGCTTGTACATTAGTGCGAATTTTTACACCATTAATTTGGGGTAATGTAACAGCAGAACCAGAGGCAAATATTGAAAATTCAGCAGCTTCCACAGGTCCCGCGGATGCGGAAGTATTGGAAGCAATCGTAGCCCCCACATTAACCTGCAACCCATCATAATTTGTTGCTGCCATTTGAGCATTCGTTTCTAAAAATATATTCAAACCTTTTCGTTTTAGGTTGTTTCCCCCGACTGAAAAATCCTGCATTACGATTTGGTTTTGAGCTTCAGTAACAGAGGCATCATTTTGCAGGTACGCACTAATAGAATTATAATAATCTGTACTTACTATTTTCGTAAATGTACATTCATAATTGGTTCCGTCAGATACAATCATAGCTGATTGGAATGTACCTAAAATTATATTGGGAAAAGTATTGATAGTAGATATAGTTGGAACAACTGTTACTTGTCCTATACCTAAATTTTGCATGAAGCAATACCACCCACTTAAAAATTGACTTGACGCTCCGGCTTGTGGGATAGTAACGGTTACAGCGGATGTATTTTTAAAAGATATATATTTGCCGTTATCGGAATTTGCGAATAAATACGAAGTTCCAGTTTGTGCGTTTTGTGTGGTAGATGGTGTCACCCAAGTGGTTACACCCGATCCATTAGTTTGTAATTGTTGCCCTGATGTTCCGGCCGTCGGAGGCAAGGTCATAGTCCAATTAGATGTTGCCGCACCGGTTATAATGGTTGTGAAAGCATTTGACTGACCTAATATTATCGACCCTACAACCGATCCGGGCACCCCCAAAGTAAGAGTACCAACAGATGCTGTAACATTGGCGTTACCTGATACTGTAGTTCCAGTAGCGGAATAAAAAGCAAGTTGTCCCCCAGTTCCAGAGTTTACAGTGCCCGAGCCTGTTGAAAAAGTTTGCCATGTAGCGGTAGTTCCACTGGTAGCTACGAGAATTTGATTTGTAGTTGGAGGTGTGCTGCTTACAGTTACTCCTGAAACACCTGGAATATCTTTAGCTACCAATAATCTAGGACTCAAAATGCCAGTGCCAGAGATAGGTGTTGCGAGTACTTGATTCGCTGCTAATCCAAGTGCCGAAGCGATGGTAAAAGTGCCATTATAAATAATTGGATTACTAGCACTGCTTATAGTCAGCCATGAAGGTACAGCTAAACCTACACTTGTAACAGTTCCTATGCCAGAATTTGGAAACGATGGGTTAAAACTTACGGTTACTACTCCACCCACATAGTTAGTGACCAGTCCCACAGACTGTCTTAAAGGTGAGTATGGTGGTGATGATTGACTTGCTGGGGTTGTGAGTGTGATAGCGCCTGGGCTGTGCAAGCCGTCTCCGGAATCCGCTAGCCATACAACATCGCCTACACTATTAGCCGTAAACTCCCCGATTGTGTCTGTGTACTTAAAACTACCTGAAAAATATACAGTGCCGGTTACCCCATAATTGTAAGAGGCATCAACAAACCCTAACGCGGGAGAATACCAGCCGTTGGGAGGTTCAGGAGCATTTACTCCGTGTCCAGTGGGAGATGCAGTAGATGGCTGCATAACTAACACACCACCACTTATGTACAAAGTCACCAAATTACCACTAGATAATCCAGTAAATGAGTTAACCAATGCGGATACACCACTGCTTGTAAGACTAGGATCAATAACACCATTAGGATTCAGTACTACAGGAATACCAGCCGAAGCAGCGCCACTGGAAGGAACAATAACGCCATCAACTCCATTTACAATATCAAAAAGAGTGGATGTGGGATTGAATATAACTACTTTAGTTGGCGATGACATATTTATCCTTATCGTGTACGCGGCGGCCAAAATACTCTTTTATGTTTAAATTTTGCAAGTTCAGGGTAGTCATTTTCTGCTTCAAAATCTCCCATATTAGCTGGATTCATTGGGGTTCTATCGAGTTTTGGTGAATTCCCGGTATCCCATTGATGTCTATCGTTTCCGCTAGTTCCACCTTGTTCCCCAATATTTCCTGATGTGTCATACCCGTAACCCAACTTCCTACTACTGTTTTCTTTATTTGCTTCAATTGTCAAACTGTCAAGTTGGTAATGAATTCTATCCAAAGCATAATTAAAATATACTAACGCCATCGCATAATCTGTAGTTTGAGCATAAGTAGTTGCTGTTTCGAAATCGTAAATAGCCGTTTGAATAGCCTTAGCAATATCCATACGCTGAGTACGCTCTTTGGATACTCCATCCATCCCAAGAATCAATTCGTGGAGCATAGGCTCTAGTTTTTTAAAAATTTGTCTATCTTTCTCTGGGTCGTAAGGATCGTTGGACTCAGATTCATGAACACCCCAGAGTAATTGAATATCTGTATAAAAATCACGAAGATAATTTACACTTTGAGCCCAATTTTTATTTTTTGGGAGTAATAGGTCACTTCTAAATCGGGGGGCTGTTTTTAGGGGAGAAACGGATGAGGCAGCTAACCTGGAAGTAGGGATGTAATTGAACATAGGTTTCTCCTACTCAAGAAACCTAAAGTTAAAAAGTCTGAAGTTGTTGATTCTATTACTTACTAGCGCCTTGCTGCCAAACTAATGTATCCCAATCTTTTGGGGATAATCCGCGTTTTTTGCCTTCAGCGATAAAAGCCAACTCCAATTCTCTATATTTCTTTCCCGCTGGTGGAGTAGTTTTAGGGGCGTTATACCCATTATTTCGAAGCCAGCGCAAGATATGAGTATCCAATGGAATCATTTCCTGGTCGGGACGAGTATATAGTAACAGCATACGCGCTGTCTTCGGTCCTAATCCAGGGATCTGCTCAAGTTCTTCCAATGTAACAGTCTGGGGATCAATTTTGATCATGCCGCGCATCGCTTTATTGATTCGTTTGTATTGACCTAATTTGTGCTTACGTAGAAAGTATCCCAGTTTTCCGCTTTTAATAGATCGACTCACAAGAACGAATGGGGGGAATAATTCAGTACGAGTCTTAATTCGCATGTCGTCCAGTAAAGCTTCAATTTTCCTAGCGGTTTGACCTGCACCCTTCCCAGCTACACAAATCCCGAATAAGAACCATTCCTGAAGACGGCGTTGATCCCAAGGCTTAGTCAAATCATACGGATCAATCATTTTTCACCTGAATGTTTAACCCCCGGTCGATTCAATAAGTCCACCTTCACCTTCAATTGTAGGATTAGGATAATAACGCAAACTGAGTCTTTTGCGTTCTTCATCCTTCGTCTCAACCAATTCACCGAATGAAGAAAAATCTGCAAAATCTTCACTGGTAATGAAAATTTCGTATGCACCCCCAGATATTTTGGTGCCGTATTTTCGAACAAGTATAGCCAGTGCTACGAGTTTAGGGTCGTTATTGATGCTCCCAGACTTGAAGTCTGGGATTCCTGAACGGCTACACATAAGCGTAACCCTCGACGGCACATCCTGCCGCGCTGAGTTCTATCTTCCTCACCGCCCAGTTCCAAACAGAGGACAGGTGATAAAGAAACTGTTCGCATTGTTGTTCTTGCGACTTGCACATTCTCAACTTGAGTTGATACTGAATCATTGTGTCCTCCTTTCTAAAGTCAAAGGCATTCGCTAGCCCAGACTAAAAGTCTGGGATTGCGCTCCTCAACTACCGTTCATGGCTTATAATATTTCACTATCAAATTCAAAGCGTCTAGATAGTAGCAGTCAGTGTGATGTTTTTTACTTTCTGTTACCCCACAAGATATACAGATTCCTTTTTTGTAAGGTAATCCCATAGCCATTACACCAGCCAAAGTTTTTAACAATAAAGCCGCCGAAGGTAGCTTATTTTTCTTCGCCATGTGTATCACGGGGCTCCATATCAATAACCCAAGGGGCGTTAATCGGTTTGTACCGTTCATCGCAAATTGAAGCATTGATAAATGTGGTATTCACATGTTCCATTTTACCATACCCGCCATGTATATGTCCGAATACATGGATTTTTGGTTTGGTGCGCTCCACCGCTTCCATAAGTTCTTCACAGCCTACATGTTCACTGCCTAAATGAGGGTCTGCTTGATCCAGTATACCACTGGGAGGACCGTGAGTAATTAATATGTCCAGACCTTCAGGGATCTTATCCCAATAGGGCTTAAGTTCTCCTCGGCGTACATTAAAGGCCCAATCAAAAAACCAAGGAGTTTGAGGACTTCCATGTATTTTTAAGCCATCAATTGTAACTCCACTATCTTGTAAATAGATGATTTTACCCGTAGCTTCTCCCATTGTACCTTGATTTATCAGGCTTTCAGCCAAGGCTCTATTTTTCTGAAAAAGCCAATCGTGATTACCCGCGACGATCACGATAAATTTAAAACGTTTTTCCATTTCACGGAGCCATACGCCCAAGGCAGCAACTTCATTTATACGCCCTACATTAGTCATATCTCCAGCATGAACTAAAATATCTCCTTCGGGCACCTGCATCTGACCGTGTAACCCATGAGTATCTGAAATAAAAACTATTTTTGGCATAAGTACCCCATTATCTATAATACCCCATTATCTATAATACCGCATGTATTTAATATGGATGAAGTTTACTGTCAATACGGATGCGGTCAACCAGGTAAGGTGTGGGGGCAGCGAGGAGATTTACCACGTTGTGCTAAAAAAATGAGTGATTGCCCCGTGGTTAAGAGGGCAGCTAAAGTGGCGCATAACCCTATGACTAAATTACGGCAGAGATTACGAGGAAGATAGGCTGTGAGCCGTAATCAAAATTTTAAATCGTCAAATTAAAACGTGATCGCTCGTTAGCATCAAGCCCAAAACGGATAATATCTTTTTTAGACGATGCAACATCTCCGCTATTAGATGCACTGCAATCCCAGCCGGTGTAATCGCAGTCGCCACGAGCAACAAACCAGCGACCGTCTTTTAGTTTACCCCAACATACCCAACTTTGTTCATCATTTTCACCGTCAGATTGCCCATAGAGTTTTTTTACATCCTCGCGGGAAAACGTACCAATGGATGTCTCCGTATCTTGTGGGGCACGATTTGGCTTGATCGAAAAGCAGTTTCCACCGCTTCCCTCACCAAATACTTCAGCCCAGTTGTAGTCGTTTAATTCCTTTAACATACATCCCCTAAATTTTGGTGGAGGTAGACGGGATCGAACCGACGACCTCATCGTTGCAAACGATGCGCTCTCCCAGCTGAGCTATACCCCCAATTCATCTTCCTGCCAATGTGTTTCTAAGTAACGCAAAAATTTCTTTTTCTTATTTTCAATCTTGCGGGTCGCGGGGACTGGCACCCTCTCCCTGGACATTTCCTTCACGAGTTTGACCTTGCTTAGTCTCTTTAGTTTTCTCATAACACACCATAAAGCGAAAATAAACTTTTGAATAGATTCGCATAAATGTTGGAGAGGGAGACGGGAGTTGAACCCGCGACCTGAATATTGGCAATATTCTGCTCTACCGCTGAGCTACTCCCTCTCAATTCTGGTAGCGTTGACCGGAGTTGAACCGGCATTCCACTGATTGAAAGTCAGTTTTCCTAGACCATTTAGAAGACAACGCCATATTTAAAAACTGGTGCGCCGTGAGGGAATCGAACCCCCGATTTTCACCTTGTCATGGTGACGATTTTACCGCTAATCTAACAGCGCAAATGGTGTAGGCTTGTGGGTTTCCCCACGCTGCCGTTCCCTGTTCAGCCCCTCATGAAGAGATGACCTCAGAACAACTGTCACCGAGGTATCCCTCGGAAGCCTACGTAAACTTGGTGGAGCTAGTGAGATTCGAACCACCCCAATGCAGTCCCACGGCCCTAAACTTTTTCTGGTGTGTAAATTACGCCATCATCATTAAAACGAATATCACAAGACAGACAATGCCAGCGCCATTCATTGGTAGTAGAAATCCAACCGATTTCCCATTGTTCTTTCTTACCGCACTTTGGACACTCTCTCATAAAACGGAGCGGATGGTCGGACTCGAACCGACAAATCTTTCGGTTGGGAACCGAATATTCTACCATTGAACTACACCCGCAATAACTTGGTGGAGCTAGTGAGATTCGAACTCACGACCTTCTCGTTGCGAACGAGACGCGCTCCCAACTGCGCTATAGCCCCACATGGAACGGACATTGAACCCGCGACCTTTCGGTTAGCCACCGACATCTAGGCATCCATGAACTTCTAAACTTGGAGCGGAAGGCGGGATTTGAACCCGCGACCCCTTCCTTGGCAAGGAAATATTCTACCGCTGAACTACTTCCGCAAAATCTGGTGGAGCTAGTCGGGTTCGAACCGACGGCCTTAATCATGCCATGATTACGCGCTCCCAACTGCGCCATAGCCCCACGGTTATCAGCGGTTGTACTGAGCCATGTCCCCCAACCGCTGACCTTGCCGAACATGGTCAGCCAAAATCTGGTAGCGCACGCGGGATTTGAACCCACATTTCACACGCTGAGAACGTGGTTGCCTAGCCGTTAGCAGAGTGCGCCATATCTAAACTTGGAGCGGACTACGGGCGACGATCCCGTTACCTCCGGTTTGGAAGACCAGCGCTCTACCAGCGTGAGCTAAGCCCGCTTTTTATTTCGCTTTTGTCGGCATTCTTTGCATTGCCTTTGTAAGCCGTTCCAAATAGCGGAATTTTTTTGAAATTCATCGACTGAAAGAAACTGTTTATGTTCCGTACACCAACTTGTTCCTTCCGGTCCTACTGATCTAAGACTCATTTTGGTCTTATTGATCTGTCTAGCTGCGCCCGAATTACATGCGCGATGCGAAAAAGCAATATTTTCCAAATCCCAATATAAATCTGGGGATGCGTACAACCACGGTTTTTTATGCTCAATACTAAAATCTTCAACCGTTTCAAGCTTTAGACCGCAGCGAAAACAGTTGTCCGCCCCAGCTTGCTGCATGTATTTGAAGAGTAAAAGACGCGCCAATCTGTAGTTGGCGGTTCCTCGACTCATTCCTAATTGTCTTTGAACTTCTTTTTGACTTGTCACGAGCGACCTCTCTAATATAGGTCGCTCATAGTTCAAAAACTCATAAACTTGTACCAGTCCTATTAGCCGGGGTTCTGTTCCGCTTGCGCGGCGACAACCATTCGTCTAGGCGTTGAATTACTCCAACGCTCAAGCATGCTACCCGCTGATTCATAACGGAACGAGTAGTTCCTGTCAGCCTATTTGCACTTGCTTCCCGTGAAGATTGCTCGTTTCACCCACATCAGGGGACTTGGTCGGGCATTTCACATCAACACTACCGACGTGAATCTTACGCGCTTCCAAGCACACCTTCTGTGACTCGTCTCTGTAGCTCTAATTGTCAACGGCTTGCGCCGTCGCCGGGGAGTTACCCCGCACGGTACTCTATGAAGCCCCGAACTTTCCCTCCCGCAGAAACTTCCTGCCAGCGGTTGTCCCGAACTGGTACATTTGGAGGATGGAGAGGGAATTGAACCCCCGCATGACTCCCTTTGCAGGGGAGCGCCTTTCCTACTTGGCTATCCATCCAAACTTACTTGCCGCGCACGATCTTCAAAACTTCACGCGGCGAAACTTTTTCTGCTACCGTCTCCGACATCCGAGACATCATTCTCTTAGGAACGTCGTAGTGGTCTTTGTGAAACCAGCAACGCTTAATACCCAACTGCCGCGCTGCTTCATGTAGATTCTCTTTCGAGTACGGCACCGTGATCAGATGCCGCTGTTCATCGTAGAGAATCTTCACGTCTCTCCTAAAATTTCATCCGGCGACCAATCAACCAACCTTGTTCAATGTGGCTATTGATCTCGTCCGGTGAGACAGGCTTTGATCTCTGCGATTCGAGATGATACATCCACTGTTTTCCAAAGCGTCCGTTGCTCTTACCTTTATGCGTTTCGCTAAGTCTAGCCTTTGTCTCGGCGGTATGATGCTGTCCTGTCCACTTTTGTAACATCGAAGGAATTCGAGCTTTGTAGTCTTGAGTACGATACTGTCTAACTCGATTGATCCTGTCAGTAAATCGCTTCTTTACCTTTGGGTCAGTTTTTATTTTTCCAATTGTAACCCGATTTCCTTTCACGCCGTTCTCGTTCGAGTTATTCAATCCCTTACGATTGATCCAGTCAAACCCACCTTCACCGCCAGCTTTCAGGTTGTAACACAGTGGATCAACTTTCGCTTCAACCACGAGTTTCTTTTCGAGATCGAAAGCTTCTCTCTGGATTTCAAAGACAGCCAAAATTTCCTTGCGAAAATTCTGCTCTCCGTACTTCGCAACGGCTCGTTTGATGAACTTCCCAGAACCAAGGTAGTCATCATTCGGATTGTCCGTCTTGTGGACACCGATGTAGAACTTGCCGTTGACCAGATTCACAGTTTTGTAGACTGTGTATTTCATCATGAACCTTCCTGAGTACTCTACTTAATACTCAGGAAGTCACGAAAGCGGTGTGTACGGGATTTGAACCCGTGTGATATCTTCCGTGACAGGGAAGCGAGGAAGACCAGACTCCTCCAACACACCAAACTGGCGGGGGTAACGGGATTCGAACCCGCAACCATCGGCGCGACAAGCCGCTGTTCTACCAGTTGGAACTATACCCCCAAATTTGGGAAGCGGATACGGGATTCGAACCCGTGCTTGTCTGCTTTGCAGGCAGATGCCTTTAACCACTTGGCTAATCCGCTTATAAATTTAGCCGCGATGACTAAGGGGCTGATCCCCATTCCAGCGCTCCGAAGAGCTTTCTGGTATCTATCACCGTCGCGGACGGCACATTTGGTGTAGAGTGACGAGACTCGAACTCGCATTCTCCGGGTGCAAACCGAAAGTCCTCCCATTGGACGACACCCACACATTAAAATTTGGTATTCCGAGAGGGACTCGAACCCCCGATGATACTTGCTTGTAGGGCAAGTGGTTTCGCCGCTCACGCCATCGGAATACATTCACCGCAAAACAAAAAAGACGCCATTTTTTGATGGCGTCCTCGGAATCTTTTAGGTTGAGTTATTTAACCGTCCCAACCATCCGAGGACACAGTATCTCCTACCGCCGCAGCAGCGGCGACAGTACCGTGTTCCGTACAGACTGCGTTCGAGTTGGTGTGAATCTTATTCATCTCTATACCTTAATACTGATATTACTAAAACTTTGACTTATTGTCAAGAAAAATTTTATGGCTAACAAAACTTTCTAGAAAGCTTGGAGTCTGGCGCATTATGTCAACCCTAACATCAACCGCGAGGTTGAGATCGAATGCTTGAAGTCCTATGAGGACAAAAGTGTTCCTGAATACGCGCAAAAAGCTATCGATGCGGTGTTCGAGTTTTATGTGTTGCTTGGCCGTCTTCGGAGGAGGGGCACCATCACTGCAACGTGGTAGTGAAAGATTCAGGAATACAGAAGACAGTCGAGTGGATGCAGTCCGTATTGGAACGCAACCAAAAGGCTGGTTATCTACTCACGACCGTTGCCGTCAAATGATAGCGCGTATTGAGGCACCTTCGGGTTGAGCTTGGGAGCGTGGATCACTCTGGCGTCGTGCTCCTTCAATTCTGCGACCGCACTCTCCGCACCACAAGCCCGAACCCGAGCTGCAACCTCAGAAGCCCACTGGGGATCAATCTCTATAGCGACTGCGCGGCGGTTTAGTTTAAGAGCAGCCAAGGCCGTACTTCCTGACCCTGCAAAACAATCCAGCACAATGTCGCCTTGATATGATGACGCCCCAATCACGTGTTCCAGAAGGGACGCAGGTTTCTCAGCAGGGTGCTTGCCTTTGTATGGACGGACAGATGGAAAATTCCAGACGTCAGTGAATTCTTTTGAGCCGTCCATGAAGAACGGGCGAACGGCGTCTTCGTATGGCGGCATCGACTTCATCTTGCCAGTGGTGAGTATCGCCTCGCAGATTCTGCGATATTGTTCCCGGCTCGGGATGTTACGCCCAGCTTCCCAATTGCAGACCGCTCCACCGTGGTTGACATTCCCATACGCACCGATCAACCCAGCCAGTTCGTGAGCACTCATGTTCACGTTTTTCCTGGTCGCTCGCAGAAAGTCTCCAAACGGAGAACGGTGCAGGTTGCCCTCTACCGCGATCTCTGCAAAGATGATTCGCTCCGAATGCGGATACCACTGCCGGAGGGATTCCTTCTTCATCTTGCCCTTCCAACCGTCGAAGCCAGGGTCGTTGGGCTTCGTCCACGTGATGCTGGAGAGAATATTGAAATCCTTAGCGAGCATGACTTCAAGGCGTGCAGCCATCTCAGAAGCACAGAAGCAATATAACGAGCCGTTGGGCCGCAGCACGCGACGCCACTCCTTCGCGTACTGCGTCATCCATTCAATATAGTGTTGGTCATGCCCAAACGAAGTGTCGCCGTAAATGTTGTCCTTCTTCGTTGAGTGGTACGGCGGATCGGTCAAAATGAGCGAGATGGATTGGTTAGGCAGCTGGCGGAGTATTTCCAGCGAATCGCCCTGCGCTACGAGTGCGTTAGCGGACGACAGGCACAGATGACGGCCAAGAGCCGCCTGAATGCCTGCAAATTCCTTGCTTCTGAAAGCCATATGAACAGACTTCGGGGCAGATTCTTTGGCTGGTGTTCTCTTCTTTTTTCTCATCATAGCAGATTCAAGACAGAGCGCGAAAATGCACAGCACGCAAAACGGTTTCCTCACTGCTTCCTCACTTTCAGTTGCAGTATTACAAAGTGGAGAAGTGAGCCGGGGACCTCGTCAGTTGCTTTTCTACTGCTAAACAACGCCGCTCGTAAGTCCTATATAGCGTTCCCATCTCAGAAGTATCCATTCGCTGCCAGGACACTCCTTCGGCTGCTTACGACCACGATTCCGCGCCATTATTCCTGCGCCGTCACTTCTTTAAAAACTGATCGCCGATTCTTAGGAACCGGTTTCTCCTAGACGAGCGACCGATTTGTGCCACAAGGAGTCTAGCCCTGCGGTTTTTGTCGATCCTTATGCGACCAGTAAACCTAAAATTGTTACCCCCTGCGTCTTTCATCCCCGGTGAATACAGGGGCGTAAGTGGGGGCTGCGGCACTATGCAAGTGGGTTATTCACACCCTTTGCCCATCGGGTTGTTTCTCCATCCAGGGCGAATAGCGTTATTCCGCAGGCTTAACCTAAAAACATTGTCTCATATAGAATACCAAAAGTCAAGTATTATTTGAAAAAATAAAATCCGAGAATTATTCCGAACACAAACGATGGTATATCATAAACAAAGAAACGCCATCCTTTTGGAGGTACGAATCCGATTAAATGACACCAAATTGAACTAATAACGCCAAATGGAAAGGCCAATAGAGTTATCCACAACAAATTAATCAAAAAATGATGCATAGTCGTCTCACCGAAATAGAAACTCCAAATGCCCAGTTTTCATAGCTTGATACTCCCCACGCCTAAAGGCGAGGGATTCTAGGCGGCAAAGCCGCCCTTAACTGTTTCAACCAGCGTTGCTAGCTTTCGCCAGACTTACACACTGTCCGCAGTCGTTTAACGACTCCACGTATCCCGAGGCGACGAGAATTCCCGAATGCAGCATTGATTTAGCCAGCTTGGTTTTCGCAAGACCTTCAATGCTTATTTTGTAGCCTTCGAGTGCCATACAAGAAATATACCACAACCTGCGATATACTGTCAAGAACAAAAGCAACGGCAAGATCACGGCTTAGGTAGTCGGGCCGAGTGAGAAATAAAGCTTTGGAGAGCGCTCTCCTCACTCGACCCTCTTTGTGGTGACGGCTGCTCATTGGTGAGAGCTGCGGACTGTTAATCCGCTCCCTAGACCGGTGTGGGGGTTCGAATCTATCCCATGCCTGAAGGCAGGGGCTTTACGCCGCTTTTTGGTAAGCTTTACAGAGCTGTCGATATTTTGTTTCTGATTGTGTCTCGTATTTTGTCGAGTCCATGATGGTCTCCTACCAGTGTCTTGCCTTCTGGACAAAGTCTCTTCATTTCAGCTTTCACTTGATCCAGGGAGTCAGGGCGATAATTTCGGGGGTCTACCCCCACATCGTATGCTGCCATGCCTGGAATAGGCGGTAATGTGCCGTGCGAGTGCCCGTAGAGATGCACTACGCCATGATGTGACGAACTCCATACCCGCATTGCATAATGGTTTAAAATAATCCTATATCCATCATCTGATGTGTACTCATATTCTGCTGGAAGAACGGTGAAATAACGAGCGATGTCTTTCTTGTTTCGCTGATCATGGTTCCCCAGTATTACAAATACATTTTTACACACAATTCGTTGTCTATAGGCTCGAAGTCTGTCAGTATCCCTAAACATCCCCACATCGCCTAAATTGTATACCCTGTCATCAGGTTTTGCTACTTCGTTTACATTATTAATGAGCACTGAATCCATCTCATCTGTATTTTTGAAAGGGCGATCGCAATATTTTATAATATTGTTATGTCCAAGGTGCCAGTCGGCCGTAAAAAAATCCACTACATTTTCTCCTAATCATCATCATTTTTTCTATTCTATAATACCATTATTTTATATTTTTTACAACTTTCTTTTCTAAGGGAGCGTTTATGCCATCGGGAGGCAAGCCTTGAATCGCAAAATTTGCGATAATCACCGCTACAATAAATATCATCATGGAAATGTTGCTATCATATCCAAAATATTTTTCATCGATAAGGATTTTCAATACAGCAAAAGGAATGGATATCAAACCCATACACCACCACCATTTCCAGACCCCTAAAATACCGTACCAATTCCAACTACGTATCCAGTTAATCAAATTCAGTGTTTTCCTTGGATTCTTTCTGGATATATTTTTCATCTCTTAATGCACCGTTTTGTGTTTATGCTGTTGCCCCACATTCACAATCGCTATGAAATTTTGAGCTTCGATGTAATGCTCCGCTGCCTCTCGTTCCATCATAAGGGGTGGATTTTCATCTACAAACAGCATAACACTTTCTGGAATGAGTTCACCATTTTCTGTGATCATAGGCTCCCAGCGCAGCAATTCAAATTCTCCAGTGGAGAGATTAATTCTAGTGTACATTTTTTTATCCAGTAGTTTACGAGGAAAATCTGGATCCCCTAAAAAATCATCTTCATCCATATTATCTCCATACTTTAGATTTCAATCTAAGTAAAACATCTGCATCTGCGATATTCACACCTCGCAATAAGAGAGGTTCTATAATGTCCGCTAAAGCCGGAGAATTGCCTTTTCGTAAAGAATCTGCCGCCAGTTTCAATAAAAGCCACTTAGGTGCAACACCATTAATTTGCTCTCTACAAAAATTTCTCCAGTCATAGGTTTTCATATCAATAATCACTTCTTTGGTACGAGCTAGAGTAACTGGTTCTAAATTTAGAGATAAACCTAAAGTTGCTACTGTTCGGTCACGAGTAGAAAAATCGTTTACATATAAAATAAATTTTTTTTGGGGATATTTATGGAGTAGAGCTACTTCATTTTTGCTATTTGACCAACTGATTTTAATGGGGTCCTGAATTCCATCCAAGGAATCTACTAGCTCCAGGACAGACGGACCTTCGTAGTCTTTATCTATTTTGATTTCACAATCAGGCATTGGGGAGCACAGTATGCAGCCAGTCGCTTGTGTGTTTGGTGTTGACCAAATCTGGATTTGTATCGGTAGCTACATTCGCCAAACAATTCAAAGCCGCAAAAGTATCTTGATGAATCAAAGATACCAGGGGAGTATCGTTGGGTTCAATGTAGAACCCTCTAGATTTAACCAAGTATTTAGCGGCATTTACAATAATTTTGTTCATACAGGGTAATACTCATTCCCAACGATTTGATCCGAGAGGTACACCTAACCCTCTATCCCACCACAACCTAGCGCTTAAAATATCACATGTATGACAAAAAGCGGCCAGTTCTCCCATAGTGCGCTCATTGGGAGTATAAACGGAATCTGGTACACCTTCAATATATTCAAGTGCATTCCATTGAGCGTCTGTAAGTGAAATGCCATAATCTTCAATCAAATCTTTTCTAAATTTATTCCTATTTTCTTTAGTGGCTTCTATGTTTTCTTCTTGAACACAATTGCAAAAACCATTATGGACTTTACAGCGATATAATCGTCCTTGATGTTTAAAGGGTTTCTCAATGTCATGCAGGAACAAAACAACTAGGGCTTCTTCTAAAGTAAAAGGTAAAAATCTAACTTGGTTCATCCATCGATATTGTTGACAGGCGATATTCATACACTCCGTTACATGGTTTTTATACCCACCTACCCATGCTTGATGATTTTTACTTGACCCTTTGGCTCTATCAAATATCATCGGGCTTCGGTGATAAATATTAGAAACTGAGGGCGGCAGTACCTGCATAAAAGTAGTCCAGTCTACATAATGACCTGCCGCTATTTCTAAACCAAAAAGTCTTTTAGTATCTATAGTTACGTACTCCATCATAATACCTCATCATCTTCCGTAATTAATTTACGTTTGTTCATAGTATTGGAATCATCCGTCACGAGTGTGATAGGTTGGGGAGTCCCCTTTTTAATGAATGTGCCTTTGATGTCAGAGAATGTGCCTTTGATGTCAGATAGTCCTAATACACGGAATTGGTCACCAATCACAGGCACGGAATTGATCACTGGAGGAATATCATCATCTGGTTCTTGAGCTGCACTAAGCTGATCTGATTTATCCCAGGACATAGTGTTTCCAAATGCTGGTAAAGTGCTCGTCCAAGCAGCGTTAGCTTGGTCTTTACCTAGATTGTACTTTTCTTTTTGTACCGCTTTATGCTGAGTCACTTTGGTTGTTTCAATTTTAATTGCTTCGATTAAATGAATTACCGCAACATCTAATCCGCCCATATGCCTAGAAAATTCCGCTTCCCCCAGTTTCCTAAGTTCTGTCATAGGGAATTTTACTTTCAAGTCACTCAACAGAGTTCCACCTGCTAACATATACCAGGCCACAAATTCCGCTTTCACATTATTAATCTTGCGTTCCGCTTCCTTGAGTTTACCCTCAAACTGATTCAGACGGCGGGAAATACGATCACACTCATCCACAATTTGTTCTGTAGAAGTTGTAAGTTGTATGGTGTAAATAGTCTCAGTGCCAGGAGCTACATCATTTTCAAGCTGTAACCTGGGAACGGCATCAATATCATTGACTAAAATTTTGAAGTAATCATCAAAGGCAAACTGTTTATCTTGAGTATTGTATTGCAGATCAGCGCACAATTTCTCTATTTGGACAAATAGTTGCGAATCTTTTAACAATGATTCTGCTTTTAAAGCATCCATTACTCCAGAGATTCCTTCGCTCATTGCTTATCCGTTATCTCTTCAACAAGTTTAGGATCTAAGGTTGCCATTATCCAGTCTCTGACTAATTTTCTTTCTTCTCTCATATCCGGGGGATCTGGTGAGTTGGGATTTTGTAAAAGACCCTGCCACTTCACCCATAAATCGGCTACACGGCGAAAAGTTATCATACTGTCATAAACACCTTGCTCTAAGATTTTGTTAGATTCACCGAATTGCCCCGACCATCGGGGATGGTTTTTCTGAGGGGCATATAAATCTGTTAACACACACAGTTTTTCTAACTGCGTCAATCCCAGAATTGTGGATTTCAAGGTTAACTTTACCAAAGCGAGTTTGTTTACGGAAGCCATATTATTTTAATACCCTAATTGATTCCAAGAAGAGGTATTCGTTTACGAACTTCCCAAACTACCTGTAGTTGCGCCAGTCTGGTCCGCCGGTGAAAGTGGCGTCTAGTACTTTGGAAAAAAGCGGGAAAGCTTCCCGAAGCTTTTTTGCACAATCGCCACATAAATGAATGTGGCTATCACCGTCGATATATTCCCCATATCCACCGCTCAAAAAAACATGAAGCATATTTTTACCTTGAGCTTCTTCCTGAATGCCATCGGTCCAAACTTTAGGAATTTCTCTTTCACAATTATCACACTTAATGCCTGTGACTGTGTCTACATCCTGTGTTATTATACCCCAACTGATACTCATTGATCCATCTCCTCTGGTCGCGGACGGCGAACATGTTTTAATACCTCGTGTTCACATGCACCAAATTGTTTGAAGTTTTCTTTGGCCCCTTCAAGAGAAGTACCGTTGGGGGAAAAACAATGTGCTCCCGTAGTACCATCATCTTCCCAAAAACAAACAGGGCAGATGTTATATACACCTGGCGAGTCTAAGGTGAAATAAGAGCATACGGGGCACATATATTTTCCATTCGTACCTTTAGGATACACGGGGTTTGGTCTAGAGCAGTACTCAACAAAAGTTTCGTAATCACCCATATCACACATCCGATTTTAACAGGGTCTTTTTTTCAATATCTTTTTGGACTTCAGTAATTCTATTTATTATAACCTCATCACGAATAGCGTCCAAGGCTATTTTGAATGCGGCTACATACATTTTATTAGCGTCTTCAATTTGCTCTTTAGAAAGACCGTTTTTCTCTCCATCCACCATGCTAACCGGTAAGGATTGCCAATTGGGGGGAGTAACTTCAGCTAAAGCAGCAAGCCAACCTTTGGCTTCTTTCGTCATACCAGCGAAATACCCTTTCATATAAAAAGAAACACTGGTATATATGATCGCCACTACAGATAACCCTAAAAGAGAAAATAGCACTAATCCGTCAACCATGAACAATCCTCATCAAAATTATATTTTAGTTTTTTAGGTTCGCGTTCAAACGACATCCTATATTCTACATCATCTTGAGCATGTTTCACCAGATCACCCTTAAGAAAGGACTTTAGACCAACTTTCTTACAGTGGGCCCGAAGTAAGGCCTTAAATTCTACTTCAGTACCGCTTTGCTCCATTCCGGAATCAATATCGAAATTTCCACCGGAATCCAAAATACCTGCGGAGTGACTATCCCCCAGAATTGCCTCGAAAACTCCCTTTTTACCTTTGAGGACTTCTATAGTGTATTCATCGATTGTACCTCTTGCCGCCATAATATGCAATGTACAGGCCGAATGTGGGGATGCCATTCGTACCATTCTGCCCACGAGTTGTATCAAATCTCCCCAAGACCAAGGAACATCTAAAAGTATCATGTGGGCCGCTTGTTGAAGATTAACCCCTTCTACGCCAGCGGATGACATCACTATCAAATCATGTTCTGAATCTGGAGATTGAAATAAACGTTTATTATCGTTACGCTGAGTTTCATTTTCATTGCCTGTGATTCGTAAAAATTTACGTTTTGTAAAATGACCATTTTTAGTAAGCCATTCTAAACGATCAATCCAAGAGCGGTATTTGGTAAAAACGATTACCTTCTCCCCCCTATATTCTCCATCTAACATATCCAAAAGCATCTCTTCTTTTGGTGATAGAGATAATGTATGAAATGTGCTTTCAGTATTACGATCCAGCAGGGCCCAATGGTTAGCTACCAGTTGCTGTACACTAAGTTGGGTCATTTCATTTTCATAATCCCTATCTTTGGAGAAGCATTCCCCAGCTACTTTAAACAGAATAGGCGGTAACTCTATCTTCCCTTGAGGTAGACCAATAAGTATTTTTGCTTGCTTGGCATTCAAATCTACCGGATGAATTACTGTAGAGAGAATCGGTAAAGGCTCATTGACTTGCCGTTGTGACCTACCGAAGAAAAACGGTCGAAGTTGCTCTTTAAAAAACGCCACATTCTGATACCCTACAATAAATCTTTTTTTAAATCCTTGGCGATTTACAATCTGCTCTCGCCAAATACAATATTCTGAACGAAATTCTGCTACTGTGCCCAAAGGTTTAATTCCTATAGCCGTAGCAATCGCATAAAACTCATCAAGGTTATTTTTGATTACAGTTGCGGTAAGAGCCCATACTCGTTCTGGGTACCGGCAAATATTTACAATCAATTGTCTAGTCTGAGTGCCGGTAGATTTAAAGCGATGAGATTCATCTAGGGTAAGAATTGTGTTTTCCCTGTGCTTTTTGAATATCTCTTTAAAAGTTAGAATTTCTTCTGATACTTTCTCTTTTTTACCGTTCTCCAATTTCTTACGCTGCCCTTTGAGAGAATCATATTTAGCGATAAGAATATCATGCTCATCCCCTTCAAAAAAATGAATCATTTGCTGATATCGAGCTTCCGATGAATTTAATCCTCGATACGTATCTGTCATCACCTTGGGTCTGAGAGTAGTATATTTATGGCATTCATCAAACCATTGAAAGGTAGTCGTCTTAGTCGTAATGACCACCATTTTGATACTTGGATTTTTAGCTTTCAACGAAGCAAATGCAACTAAAACATCTGGCGTTTTTCCAAGACCCACCGCATCCCCTAAAATAAACCTGGGCATACGTGCCAGGTGATGGATGGCTTGTTTTTGGAATTCCCTGATTATGAAAGGTTCGTCAGTAAGTTGTTCTTTCAGTACATCCCATAAAAAATTACGTACTGTAGAAGGTCGTTTGAAAGGTATGGGGTTTTTTTCTACATCAATTGGCCAACGGCGTATAAGATACAAACGTTCTAGCGTAGCTTCATCCAGAGCGGAGAAAGGACGTTCAATAACATTATAGATGTCACTTGTGGCGTATTGCGTCACCAAAGGGCATAAATTTTGTACTTCTTCCATACTACTTAATACCACTGGCGGGGAGTTGATAGCATAACTTTCGTAATTCGTGAATTATCCAAAGAGGTGGATCATGCAGGGCTAAGGAAAGATTGAAACAAGAATGCAAAAGAAGTGCAGCGGGACCGGCGGTAGTAGCCACATATTGAAAAAAGATATCTTTTGGGATGTCTACTTCCCATTCCATAATAAAATCAATTTCATCTTGTACATACCACAACTTGGAGAGGGGAAATGCATCAGACAAAAGTTGTCTCGTACCTGCTCGTTCTATTTCTGTAGCAAATATTAAACGCTCGTAGTACATATACCCCTCACAAGAGGGGTCTGTATTAGGTGATTGCAGTAGGAGGGACTAAATCTGCAATAGAATTGGAGATTCTTTGATGCAGAGCGCCATGCTTACTAACAAATTTTTCAGCGGCTTCTTTAAAATTTTTTGTTGTTTTGTACTCCAGCCGGGAGCAGGTTTCTATGCAGACGATACATGTAACGGAGACAGGATCAATTTTCAAGATTAGCAAATGCCCCAAAACATCAGAACGCCAAACTCCGGGTAGGTACACGAAACAACTCCTTGACATAGCGGCTAAGCATCCAGTGCGTGCTGCCTTGCGTAGCGTTCGCTTTGAATGCTGCTCTCGCAGGGCTAACGCTTTTCTATAAGACGCACTTCACGAACATCGCCGCGACTTGGGGGCAAGTTGGTTTGAATGAGGGCTATGGCGATGCGACCAGCCTCGGTGAGCCGCCATGCGATGACGAGGGGATTCGCATTCGGATATTTCCCGCACGTAGGACAAGCCACACGAGCGGCGTTAGTGACTTTGCCCGCCTCTTCAGCCCACCCTCTTTGGATGAGCTTGTGGATGAGCGGGTAGATGCCGTTGCGCTTTATGCCATCAAACAACTCAACGAGGTCGTTCAGCGTAAGCCCTGAGGGACCGGCGGACTCGAAGAGGATCATCAGGCGTTCGGCCTTGGTTTGCTTCCATTCTCGGATCATCATTTTTTATCCTTTGATTACCGCACCTCGTCAATAATTGCCTTCACGATGCCGCCGCGACTTGCCAAGTATTTAATCGCCTTGGCGAGTGTTTCTGGATCGTCGTGGGCGTTTCCTAGCATCAAATTGCAGTTGTGACAAAGCAGGCCACGAACTCGTCCAGTCTTGTGGTCGTGGTCAATGTCAAGGCACTTCTCCTGCCTGCATTCGCATATCTTGCACGCCCCGTTTTGTTCGGCAAGCATTTTGTCATAGTCGGCTTGGGTGAACCCTTTATACTTACGAATCAAATGACGTGCCCTGCATCCCTGTTTGTCCTTCTGGTACCTTTCCTTTTCATGGTCGGGATGGTCTAGGCGGAACCCTTTCTGGGCGTGTGCATCGCTGCAATACTTCCTGTTGGATGAGCGTGGTTTTGGAATGAGCACACCGCATACACGGCAATTGACTGATCGGTTAAGCGGTGTCGTCATTGGATTTCTTCTTTCGCTTCAAGGACCGCTTGAATGAATTTCGAGGCGAGCGGAGGGCAGATCGAGTTCCCGTAGGCGCGTAATTTGTCCACCCGGTTGGGAATCCCATTAGCCAGCGGGCTAACTCCGGGTTCACATGGTCTTTGTCGCCCGTCTCTACAGGCGAGCCACTCAGGGCTGTCCCAGAAGTGAACTTCGCCGCTATTCCCAAGTTGATCGCGAACGTCTGCTTGCCGTCCTTTTTCCGCTGTTCCTGTCTCGCTAACCATCCGTCCGGGTTCTCGTAGTAATTGTGCTGGGACGCGTTGGGAGTCGGCCACCCAATATAGCCGTTGTCGCTTGTGGGGAGCGCCGACGCTACAAGCGCCAAGTATCGCCGCCCCGACGGCGTAGCCTTGATCTTCCAAGTCTGCCGATACAATATCGAGCCATCCGTACCTAATAGCTGCCTCAACTTGTTCTCCAAAGCAAATTGCAGGGCGACACTCGCGGATGAGCCCTGACCAGACAGGCCAGAGGTGACGTTTATCGGCAGTACCTTTTCGTTCTCCAGGTGCGGCGCTGAAGGGTTGACAGGGGCAGCTCCCTGTCCAGATTGGGTAGTCGTCTGGCACTCCTGCGATCTGGAGGGCGACGGACCATCCGCCGATCCCGGCGAAGAAGTGACATTGGGTGTATCCTGCGAGGTCGCTAGTTGTAACATCTGTAATGCTTCGTTCATCAACATCCCCTTTTGGCAACAGACCCGCGCTGATTAAATTTCGCAACCAAGCGGCTGCATGCGGTTCGTATTCGTTGTAGTAGTTGGACATAAGCTGTAATACTGCCTTTCAAAGCAGCGCCACAGGTATTGATGATGGGTATAAAAAGGGGGTCTAGAATTGCTTTGCGCGGCGAATTCATTCATTTCCATAGGTGCAAGAACACCGCACATTGATCAGGGCGTAAATCCGCCCTGTTCCGTGACAAAACTCACATTTAGGATCTGGGTCAAGAATTATGTCTAATTCAGGGCCAACACCACTCATTGTGCAGCTGCGATGGTGTGTGCTGCCGCAATCAGGGCATGGTTCCGGTGGATCGATTTCAAATGTCATAAATCAATCTCATTCTCCGGCTTTAGTAGGGCCGAATTTTTTGATCGTACCGTTCTAGAGTTTATCAACTTTCTCATGTCCGAACCAAATGGAATTGCCTCGATTTCTGGAATATCTAAAATGTCTCCCTTAAGAATTCTTTCCTTGAACCAAGGGATAGTAACGCCTACAAGTTTCTCAGTTGCTTCGTCGAAGCGGAGGATGTCTCCATTGTCATTCTCTAAGTATGATGTGGTAGAGGACGACTCTGAGAAGCGGATATACATCACATCTGCGTCTTCGTCATAAGAAAATCTCATTGATTGTCGTCATCCTTTTTTTGAATTTGCGGCGGCTGCCATGGGTCGCTTGTAGCAGAAACAAGCTGCTTATGCCCCCTAATTTCTATTGAGTCTTGGGATGTTGTTCCAAAGGCGCTTTAACGTTCTTAGATCCCGCGAGCTTTCTTCTTCGTCACAAGACGGGAGAATATCACCAAATACTGTCGTGTCGATATCCAAAGCAACCGCTTCTTTATTGCGATACTTGCTCAACGTATTTTCTCTTTTATCCAGGCTTTCCTTGCGCGACTTCTGTCGGCGGTCATCTTGTACCTTCTTATGGGCTCGGCGTGCATTAGAAGCCATCCTACGCAGCTCTGCGGCGGCTTCTAGGAGACCTGGTTGATCACCGTGACATAAATTGCCTTTGGAGTTGTTTTTAACTAGAGTTTTGAGATGGGTTGCGGTTTCAAGTAGAATTTTAGCTTTTATATCATGATAATCTGGATCATTTTTATGACTCATATTTACCCCTTAGTTGTAAGACGTGCTAACCTGATTTGGCATGGCAGTATGCGCGTGAATATCGCGCAACAGTTCTGCCAGCGTCATTGTCTTTCTCACGCCGTCAAAATCAAACTCCCACTCCTCTGCCAAATCTCGTTCTGTGAAGTCACTTTCAAACGCTTCTGCTGCATCATCTTGCCCGACTAGTTCAACATAAAACTCCCGTACCTCTTTCTCAGAACGAGCCGCGAACAGCTCTGATTCTTCACCGATGCTCCACACCTTCTTCTTATCACAATGAGACTTACTTTCTGCTGGCATCTAGTACCTCCTGATGTATGTTCTGCTGAAGGTTGGATGAATACCGCTAGAGATTTTTGCTAGCAAGCTGGTGGTGCCTGTTGGCTTTACACATTCTATAATACCGAATAACTTCCATCGATACCATTTTCGAAACCGCTTCCATAATTTTATCATTTGAATCCTGATACTCAATATAATACCACATTTTTGGGTTTATATAAAGTTCAATTTTCGCTGATTGCAGGGATTTCCTGTTACGCAGATGGAATCAAATAGCGGAGAGGAACGAATTTCTGGGGTCGGAATAGCTGAAAAATCTCCCCAAAACTCACAATTGCCTAGACATGGTGGTAAACTCGGGGGTGCAATTAGAGCAGCCCCCGTATGAGCAGCCCCCGTATGAGCAGTCCCCGTATGCGGATAACTAACAACTGAGTTTTTTATTCTCCAGATTGATAATCCTGAAAATGCCAGCAGTGCGAAGACAAATAAAATTTTCACACATCCTCTTCTTCCCGATCTTCGGACTTTCGGCGGCGTGGTCGAACATGCCCGCGTTCGTCTACATCCAGTTCCTGTAGTTCGTCTTCATCATCTTCAACGAATTCTTCTTCATCATCTGAATCGTGGTCTACACGATCCAAATCTTCATCTTCATCGTACATAAGGGATACCTCTTTTAAGGACCTTGGTAGATTGATAATTTTTTAGAAATCGGACTGTTTGACATCCTCAATTCGAGTTATTCGCATTTGATCGATTGTCGCCTGTTCACACCTCTCGGAACAAAATGCAAAAGGATCTGATTCAGCGAACTTCGGAAAATCAGGGGAAAATTTTGTTCGGCTTTTACACCGTTCAAAATATTCCCCCACCGGTTCAAAGAATTTGTAGCAAGCGGAGCATTGTGGCTTTTCATCTTCCCCTATAACAAATAAATTACTCATTTGCTGCCGCCCTTGTCAAGAGCGCTTTATTGGTCGGGGAGATACGCTCCATGTGCAGGTAGAACAAAGGAAATCCATGAAAGACTTCATCTGTCTCTGTGAAGGCAAACTCCACACCACATTTCTCCACCCCGTGATCATTGCGCCACTCTGTACGTGCTGCCGGGTTACAAAATGTAAATGTGTCTGTCATCATAGAATCCTTAAGTGTGTAACTTTGCCGCAATAGCTTCGGCTTCCGCTAAATCATTTTTCCAACCCGGTTGCACTTCTTCCCTGAAATACCACCAATCCATTTCTTCGACGTATTTTGCATAGCCAATCATCTTGTTTAACGACTGCAATGCGCTTTTCAAATCAGCCGCCATGTCAGAGCTACTTTTTTTCTTTTTTTTCTTTGCCATATCCCTAGTATACATCGGAAACACTGAAAATGGATATTTTCTAACCCTTTTATTTTACAGCCTTTGCACGTTTATTTTTCGGTTTTTTAGGATCGTGGACGATAGCGACGGGAATTAAATGACCAAACTTCGCAGCCAAATAAGCACCTATAGAAACTTCATGCCAAGTACCGCCCTGGTACGCAAGGTATCGAGGGTACTTGTGCCAGTGAAATTTTTTGTAGTGATTGAACGCGTGCATTTCTTGGCGAAGCGGGAGCTTGTCATACAAGCAGCGCCCGTAGTCAACGAAGTATTGATGATATTTTGAGGGAACTATGCACTCTGGCTCCGCAAAATTGTACGCGGGGTCGTTACGAAGTTCAGCGATGCCTTCTTCTCGCTCAGCGTCCAAATAGACTCGTTCCTGAGATGGGCTCATACCTTAGTATACATCCAAAACACGGGTTTTGGCTAAATTTCCCCTTTGCCGCCACATTTTTTACAGAGCTGTCCATACAGCACTCCGGTGCCGTCACATTCTCTGCAAAGGTCTGATTCTGGGGGAAACAAAGCAGGGGTTCCTGCTTCTTCATCTGGGGGTAATCTCTCCCATTGTTGGGGCATTACTCGGTTCTCCTAATAGGGATTTTGAAATTCACTTTTCGGTTAACTTCCTGCCTCCCCAATTCCGTTAAATAAAATTGGGTGATGCCATCCTGTGGGGATGGACTTTCTTTGTACTTACTGGGAGCAATAAGGTTTCTCTTGAATAAAGCTAAAAATGTCTTATATGAAACTCGTTTACCAGCCGTGTCAAGGGTAATAATGTAATTCAATCGAGCCGGAATATTCTCTCCCAAAGTACGAAAAAACCTGCTCGTTCTTTCCGGTGTTAGATATTCACAGAAAGGAAATCCTATCGATATATTGAATAACACTTGCTGTTGTGCTTTAGTGAGTGATCTAGTGATCTTCATTGCCCAAGTTCCTGCTTCGCCATTTCAGATGTGAGTGCGGCGGGATTAAATACTCCCAAAGCGCCAATTTTCCTATTGATTCCCAGAATCAAATCTACGATTTGGTACTCCTCTTCTCGTAGCTGATGATCCTTGCTAGTCAGCGAGTCGCATGGGTATGCGGCATACTAAATCCGCCTTTAGGCGTTGGGGTTGGGGTATTGACCTGATCCATTTATACACCAGCCTTTGCAGCCTTATACACCAGCCTTTGCAGCCTTTGCCTTTTGCTGCTCCAGGGTAGCTTTCAACGCCGCCAACAAATCATCCGTAGCCTTGGGAACTTCGTCCGCAGCCGGGGTGCAAACTTCCGTACCATTTGCCTTAGCAGCAATCATCTTGCGCACGCCAGAGAGATAGGGGTCATAGGCGGCGGGGGTGAATACTTCTTTTGCCAGTTCGGTTTCAGTCATAAGCTGCTTGACCAAATCAACTTCTGCCGGATTGACAACAACAGGCGTCCACTTGCCGCAGTTGCGAACTTCATATTCCGCGAACAAATAAGACATGACGATACCATACTGACCCTTGGGGCGAAGTGCAACAGTGTATTGGTGACCGCGGCTTACGAAGGTGCCGATAGCGATACGCCCCGTTTGCGCCAAGGCTTGCTGGAATGTGGCGAAGGCTTTTTCCCCACCCTTATCAGCGGCGATGTATTCGCTGGATTCGTAGTAGGTAACATCAATCGCATCAGCGGGAACAAACTCGGTGACTTTGAGAATTTTGTCACTAGTGGGCTTCTGAGCGTCTAATTCCGCTTGAGTGAGAGTAATGACTTTGTCCCCCACTTCTACACCCTTAAGGGCGTTTGTACGAGCGTTGGGGACTTCGGTGTCGCAGCAAGAGCAGGTGTATTTCTGCACCAAACGATTCGGACAAGCAGCGCTATGGTACATGTGGGTTTCGATAGCATCAACATCAGTGGCTTTCAGGGTTGCGGCGGGAATCAGCATAACGCCAAAAGCGGAAATATAACCCTTCCATGTGGAACGGCTGGCGGTTTTCTTATCTGGTGTATCGAGAATAGTCTTTGCATCGGCAGCGGAACCCATTGCACTTTTCAAATCAGCCGCCACATCAGAGCTACTTTTCTTTGTCATATCGCCTCCATCCCTAGTATACATCGGAAACACTGAAAATGGATATTTTTAAAGTATTTAAAATCAACAACTTATAACCGGGAAAGTTTTGATGCTCAGAGTAAACTTGTGCTTAGGTCGTATGTACGGGGCCCTACAAGGTGGCATGTGAATTAGTGGGTGTTGACTGGATTCGGCTAAAGAGAAATATTTTCTCGAACCAAGTCAGCCCAGCGGCCGATTCCACCCCTATACCCCAAGGCCCTGGCTGCAATATATGAAGGGCCGATCAAATCATTATAGATATTTTTGTGTGGGATACGGACGAACTGACCTCCAATAAGACGGAGGCGAGGGAGTGAGGGGTTTTTAGGGTCTGTATTTTCTCTTACAAGTTGGGTATAAGTTTTCACCGTCGCATTAATCAATTTGACGATTCCACCGATGTTGCCGACATTTGGTGCTGGTTCTTTAATCTCTGTCACATTCACACCGCAACCAGAGCCGTCATCCACTTCCAGGTGCAAACAGTTTGCCATAGATTGCCCTCTAAGAGAGGGTGTCTGTAGTCATTTAACCTCTAAATGGTGAATCCTTGCTGTGAAACTCTTCATCGATTTGCGTAGTCTTAGCAGGATCTAAGTTCATTCCGGTTTGCTTCGTACCTCGAATCGCCTCCAGACGATCCGCTCGCAGACTTCTACTACCTATTCTAATACTTTCAATGAAATTATAAAAAATCTTTTCATCTAAAGGGTAATCTGGAGTAAGAAATATTGGAGTTAACAAATCTACAATAGCCGTATTTTTTTGTCTTTCTGCTTCAATCAACAAAAGATAAAGTTCGGATTTGAACTCGTTCCCCATAATAGCTTCCAGCATACGAGCATATTTAACAACTTCCGATTCTTCTTGCTCAGTAGGAATTTCTACCGTAGGTTCGGTGTAAGAATTAATAGGTTGAATTGTTCCTTTCATCAGACCATCTACAGCTTCGTTAGACTCTAATTGTAATTGATTCAATTGAACGGTTTCACGTTCCTTCAAATCTTTTGTAATTACCGATAAAATATAGTCTTTAACAATTTCTTTAATTTGTTTTTCCCAAGCATCTATTGCAGCTCTGTACATCGTACTATCTGTATTTTCAACATCAGGGTAATCATGACTGTATATTAAACATAACAATTCATCCCGTTCTATATCCGTTAAATCAGCCTCACGGATTTCATTTTGTAGCCCTGCTTTTTTGAGAATTTTTAAGGCCGTCATTCGCAAAGTAGCACGGTGAGTAAGGGCCTGTTCCAATATATCTAGTTCTTGAAGAACTCTGGGATTTTCTAAACCAAACGGGTCTATTGAAGCTACGGATTCTGTTTCTGTGTACTTAATAATGCCGTTATCTCTTAAATAAACATAACTGTCAATCAAAGGAGTCTCCGCATAATCATGAATAAGTCCGATAATATCCGCTCGAATAAGATCATACATCAATTGACCGTAGGCATTGGGAGTTTTGTCAGCATTGAACCCACGATTGGGGCATTCTTGCTTAATCAATGCCCATATAATTTCATCGGGCATATCTTTAAATGTAGTGGGATTTTCTTTACCGGTAGCACAAATACATTGAAGAGTGGAGTGAGGTTTAATGTTTGTAAAGCCGCGATGAATTCGTTCTAACCACAACCGTTGAGGACATTTTTCATCGGGGTGAGTAAGAACATTATGAAAATTCCTTCCTTCACCAACAATCTCAGAATACTTCTCCAGATCAGATATAGGAGAAGTAAAAGTTCCATCGTCATTTATGTATTGCTTACCTAATCGAGCATCACCACCGAAAATAGCGTGGCGATCTACAATCATTAAATTTTCTATTTCCTGGAAACGGGGGTCATGTACCATACCCCAAACATGCCCTAATGTTTTTGTAAAACCGTTTTCACCAAAAACAATTTGATGCATAATTTGACAGTAAACAAATTCGTCTCGTTGCACTTCAGTTTCTTCTAAAATTTGATAGATGCGAACCTTGTCAGCCAGCATTCCAAATATACGTTTGAGTACAACATTACCATCATTTTCGCTTGCCATAATAATAATCAATTATCCTTATTTTTCTATCTATACACCCCTTTAGATAGTAAGGGCAATTTATTTGCCCACTTTATCAAATACTGAGTCCAGAGGAGATTTTGCCTATGACCCTTCTTCAGTTACCAACCATAACCCAAACTTACATCTGTCCCTACGGGAGAGCACGTTTCAGAATTATATTAGATTAAAAGGGGGTGATCCTAATTTCGCACAGGATCCCGGCGTGGGGAAAACTGTTTTCTTACGTAGGGGTCTTTGTGTCTTTACGAGGGTCTTCTAAATCAAACAACTTCTCCAAAAAATCTATCTCATCACCAACGGGTGGTTTTGAGCGACTATAGTATTTTTCTTTTGCTCTTTTAAATATTTCTTCTTTCAGCCCGTCATACATATCCCCTTCTTTAAAATGTCCGGGTTCCAACATTTTTTGCATTTTGAGTATACCTTTTTTACTAACATCAAAATCAAAGGACATTTGATCTTTTTCACTTTTACGCTCTGTATGCTCGCTTTTTTGTTTTTTCAACAGAAGTTCTCTTTGTCGAAGACCTTTCTCCCAAGCATCCAATTTTATAAAAAATTTTCTAAGTTCCGCAGCTTGGGCACGTAAAGTTTGTTCTGTTACTTGCTTTGGTTTATCCATCAATTTCCCATCCGTACTCATATAGAGCGTGTATTTTTTTTTACTATTATTTACCTTGTGGCTACCTTCGCATCCACAATTCCACCTGTTCTGCTCTGTCATCATTTTCCAGATTAATGACTTGTTCTCTACGTTCCTGTGGCCCTAAATCCCTGTCCCCATCGAAAGCCCACTCGTGGCTGTCCACAACCGTGCCATCGTGCGCCTTAACGCGATAGTAGAAAGCCGGGTTGAAAAGCCAGTGGCGGCAAGAGTTGAAAGCATAAAATTGAAGACGGTCACCATCCATGTAGGATGATTGAATCTTGAGGCATGTTCCGTCATGCGCAAGTAGCTGAATTGGTGTTTTTGGGAGGACACTGATTCCAACGCTTTGCATAGTCCGCCGTTCCATGCGTAGCTCTTTGGTTAAGTCGATCCATCCTAACCCAGCAATTATCCATAGCACTGCTGCACCGCCGAGCGCAGCGGGAATCAGCGACAACATCAACCGTCCCCAATTGCGCCAACCCGCCGATTCGCCGCTCTCGTCGCTAATTCTCTTCATTTGCGCCTTCTTCTTCCACTAACTTGTCATTTCATTCATGCTGAAACCAATTGTTAATCTCCAACATCCTGTCAATTCGACGGCGTTGGCGGGAGTTGTTGTCGCGATCTTTCATAATGACATCCGCCATGATTTCGTAATGGTGCTTACAGTACCAGTCAGCTTTCCAGACTTGGATATCAGCATCGACGTAGGTCATCTTGTACGGTGCTGGTTCGTTGCAGACCATGACGGAATACTCGCCCCAGAAATCACACTTGTGCGGCTTCTCACCGTCGTTATTCATCCAAAAATCCAGTATTATTACTTGGCGGGCAGGTAAGCATCAAAGCCTCAGTCCGTATTTGTTAATGTATTTTCTTACTCTACTTATTTGACCATCAGTACCTATACCATTAAAACACTCTTTAAAATGACTGGCTATTTTGTCGTAACAAGATGAACATACCCACATTCCTTTTACCCATCTCTTACTCTCACTAGGAGGAAACCAGTGCTTGGCATCCTTCTCACAGCCCACAAATTGACAACTACGCATCTTATTTTATCTCTACCGTCTGCTCAAAATGAGCGGCCAGTCCTCCGTTACGAAGCTTTACCGTCCAACCATCAGCTGCTACATAAGTAAATCCATGATTTGTAGCCAGCATGGGTTCGATCGCTACCCTGGTTCCGGACTCCAATTTTTTTGCGATTGACCCATCTTCTTCATTCGGGATATGAGGTTCCATGTGTAGTTGATTTCCAATACCGTGTCCTCCATAACCATGAACTACATGAAGATCATGATTTTTAGCTACCGTCTCCACAGCCTTGGCGATATCGTGGGTTGTGTTCCCTGCCTTGGCTTGCTGCACCCCAGCGGCAAGAGCTTCCTTAGTCGCTGCTACAAGCTTCCTAGCGGTCGCAGAGCACCCTTGTATGCGCCCTTCATCATCTACTGTACCACAAAGTACGGTAATCGCTCCATCGTCAAACTCCCCGTCTTTCTCGATTCCCATATCAAGTTTTATAACATCTCCTTCCTCAAATTTCCTATCCGATGGGATACCATGAATTACTTCATCATTTATGGAGACACAAATTGTATTGGGGAACCCTTCTTTGCCGCTAAAATTGGGGGGTTTATACCCCAAGAAAGCTGGCTTTACATCGTGAAGTTTGCAGAGATTGGCGGCAAAGCTGTCAAGAAATTTTCCTGTCATCCCAGGTGCTAGCATTTTCCCTAAAGTTTCAAGCATTTCCGGAAGTGGGCTGATCATAATTATCTCCTTAAAATTCGATTTGATGCTCCCAGAGTAGAACTCTGGGATTCTTTCGAACCGTGACATTATGCTAAGCATATGCTGGTCCTCCAGAATAGGGCGTCACCAATACAGCCCCGCTCACGCGCTCTGAGTCGTGAGTGCCGCCCATAGATAGGAACTCAATACCGCGCTTGGCGATGTTGAATGCCGCGTTAGCATCTCTATGGTCGGTGTGTCCGCAATGCTCGCAAACGTACTTCTTGCCGTTTGGAGTGTTCCGCTGTCCACAGCGAGAGCAATTCTGCGAGGTGTATGCAGGATTGACTTCCGCGATGATAACGCCGTGCAAAGCCGCTTTGTACTTGAGGAACGACAACAACTGATAGAAAGACCATTGAGACTTCTCGACGTACTTCCGAATCTTGCTGTTCGGCTTACGAACTGTCTCAAGGTTTTCTACGGCAATTGCGCGGTGATGCTTTACGGCATAGGAAACTATTTGCTTAGACACGATGTGATTCTCATGTGTTGTACGTCGTGATTGCTTACGGCTCAGTTGGCGCAGTGTACGACGCTTGCCTGCACTCTTGAGGTTGGCTCTCCTGCGTCTCCAGTTGTACTTGGTTGCCGCTGGGTTGAATCCGAGATGTTGAACGGTACCATTCTGTGGGTCCGCCATAACTGCGACGTCGAGAACCAAGGCACTCGCTAACCCACCGCAAAGCGGCGGGATTGCGCTCGTCGAGCCGTTCATATTCATATACCATAATAATACCACTAAACCTCAAAGTCTTCCATTTCCTTCTCATACTCATCAAAAAATTTTTTCTCTTCTTTGCTAAGTGGTTTTATCAAATCTACATTTTCACCTTTTGGGGAATTCTCTAGATGTTTTTTCATCCAATCAATGGCGCAGCGTTCACAACGAGGAGGGTTTAATGCAGTTATTTTTCGAGCTAAATCACTCACGCTACCAACTAATGGACGGGATTGCGTAATATGACAAATTGGGCAAACTCTTACAGAATAAAAAGCCGCTGCGTATTCATTATCCAATTCTTCACTATTTTCAGGATCTCGATCTGAATGAGTATCTGTATGTTCCATAGCCATTTGTATCAAGCGAGAAAAATGTTCATTAGACATTTCCCTATCTAACTCTTCTTGTTTTGGTAGAAGACCGTATTCCCATAAAACTTGCTCAAATTTAGTCATACAGGTGAATTTATCTTTTATTCCCAGCACAAACTCTTTTTGTATTTTTTGAAGTTTATTTTGATAGTTCATACTCTATTCTCAGTTAAAACATCAGGGGGATATAGAGTTGCGAATCGCTCTAAAGCATGTTCTATTTCCGCTTGGGTAAGTGGAGGATCAAATTGTGGGGCGTAAGTAAGGGCGTTATCACAAAACCAATGTAAGATATCGTAGACGGGAAATTTTAAAGGTCGGCGTTCAAAAATAGCATCCAAACCAGAGATAGCAGCCCAGCTTAACCCTGGCATGGAGGAAACCCGTGCTGGGTGTCGTTCTTGTGCTATAAGGCTATAAAAAGCCTGTACTCTATCTTTACGAATGTGAAGATAATAGTAAGTTTGAATATCGGAATTGAAAACTCGAATTTCTTCAGTAAGCATAAAATAAAGGGGCTAAGATATAGCCCCTCAAATAAATACGCAAAAGTTTGTTAAATTAGAGTTATAATCTTACTCTAACACCGAAATGTACTCCGGGGTACATTGGATTTACTAGAACATATCCGCCATCGTATTCATCTACATACACTTCATCATCGTACCAGTCGGATGGAATAGGCTCCAAAATCACAAAGGTAGGCATCATTGTACCAGAACCAGCTACCTATGCCGAATCGTGGACCCCACCAACGGCATTCACCCCAGAAAAAGGGATTGCCAGCTCCCCAATGACCCGCGAAGTAACCATGATCAAATCTTCCGTTATGGAAATGCCCGCGGGAAATCCTAGAATGAGCAGAGCGTTGTTGCACTCCTTGGTGTACAGCACCCCCTGCATGCACATTACCGCCATGCTGTGAGCCACCATGAGTCCCACCGCCACCATGAGAACCGCCAGTGGAATGCTGAGCATACACAGGGAGAGTGAAAAATAGGAAGGTTGAAAACAGCCAAAACAATGATTTACGCATAATTGTCTCCTTACTCTTTAACACTATTATAACACCCAAGCAGCAAAAAAGTTGCTATTTACCTACTGGCTTGTTTGTTTGCCGCAGCAACCATTTCAGGGGCTTGTGGATTATTTGTGACTACAGCTGTCGAAGCTTGTGTCTGCGCCACAGTAGAGTGGACATTAAATGCTTTAGCTACAACACCAAGACCAATTAAACCGATTGCTCCAACGAGTGCAAGTACATGCGTTAAAGTTGGATCCAAAACAACTCCGGCAGTTTGACAGGATGCAATTACTAGAACTGGCAATCCTGCTAGAATACCGAAAATAGTGGTTAGATTGTTAACAATAACCGCGAGTGAAAAATTAGATCCCATAAAAAACACCTCTATTAGGGGATCGTGGTAGTTGAGAAAGTGGGAGCGATTTTTTCATATTTAGCGGCACGAAATCCATGAATTCCACACCAAGCACCCACCCCGGATAGAATCATGCCTAAGCCTAGCAATAGTCCGTTATGATCCCCAAAAATACCGGCCGCGAAGAGAAGTATCGTTGGGCAAACTCCTACCAAGATAGCGCCCAATTTTCCCCCAGGCACACGAAAAGGTCGAGGCAAATCTGGTTCTTTCCAACGCAATACCACTAAAGCGATAAACTCCAGAATAAGACTCGTTCCATAAAGTAAAATATCCAGCATCACCAGACGGTCAAAATTCAAACCGAACGCTGTTGCCCAAACTGTCGCCAAGGCAAATAAAGCTATCATGGGAACTGACACTGCATTTATTTTTGTGAATATGCGAGGCAGATAATGATCTTCAGCCAGCGCTGGGGGAATACGAGAATAGCTCATCATGAGGGAGTTCAACATCCCCGCTGCACTGATCATTCCACCCAGTACAATGGCGTCTCGTACCCAAGAACCCGCGATGATTTCACCAATAGTCGCCCAACTCCCTGTTGACCAGGCAGACAGGGGTACTCCCAGATACCAAGACGCTGCTACGGGGAGAATATAGCTTCCAACAATCAACAGCATAGTCACCATCATGGCGATGGGGTAGGTTCGTTGAGGTTTTTTGACTTCTGTGGCTATGGTGCTGGCGTTATCCCAACCCATGAAGTTCCACATAGCGACCATAATACCGCCCATAAGACTGACGGCGTGAGGATGACCCGTAACATGGGTCAGATGGGCGTGTCGGAGAGCTGCTAGGGTGATAATCACAAAAGGGCTCACCATAAGGGCTCCTAACGCCACAGAGCCGTTTCCTACAGCTTTGGCACCCCGAAGGTTCCACAATACGCAAACAGCGATTAGAGCCGTTGCTATAAGCGAGCCGTGCCACCCTGCGGTGAAACTTGGAGCCAATACACCCAGGTAAGAAATAAAAAGTAGCGGGTAGATTCCCATATCAAATATGGAAGCCGCTAATGAAAGCCAAGCTTCCTGGAATCCCCAAAATTTTCCAAGGGCACGTTGCACCCAAATATAAAAACCCCCGCGATTCGGTATCGCAGAGGCGAGTTCACCAACCATCATAGCGGTTGGCAGTGCCCACAGGAAGGGCACTAAGCAAAGAATGAGTATTCCCCATCCGTAACCAGTTTGAGCAATTAGGTCTTCTAGACCGTACGGGCCTCCGCTTACCATAAAATACGTAGCGGCGACTAGACCCAAAAGGGTCATTTCTTTTTTCATCATTAGCCTTTGTAGCGCAGTTGCGCAAATTCTTAATACTGCATATGATGCACTACGTAGAGAAAAAAATCAATAGATTATCGATAATTATTTTCAGGGGAAGGAAAGGTTCTATGATAGTGTCGTATTTTGGTGCTGTACTAATACTGTGGTTCCGCACTTCACGCCTTATCCCAAGGCAAGTTGATTGGTTCCCACTGATCCTTCTCAACGAAGCGACTCTTAACATAAATCTTAAGAGTCTGGATCTTAAGAGGTTGATCGAGACAGGGCTCGGTTCTCGAACATACTTCGATGGTGTACTTAACGTTGATGTTGTCACCACCAAAGCGACTCTTGCCCGCTTTGAACGGAAAACGGATTGATAACTTCTTTTTGTACTGCGGAGTCAGCGCGTAGTGTTTGACAATCAATTCTTTGAACTCGTAAGCGAGCGCCTGAACCTCGGCTGGAAGTACGCGCAATTCCTGTTCGAGCGATTCGAGCACCTTGTAGTAATCGTATTTGGGCATTAAAACATCTCCGGTTGGTCTGACGAGGTTTCGGTTACCTATTTTTACTTTAAGAGTTTTAGGGGGAATTTGTCAAGTAGAATATTTGGTGGGTGCATTCGGACTCGAACCGAAATCGGCCGATTTAAAAGATCGGGGTCTTAGCCATTAGACGATACACCCAAAGTTTGGTACCCCCGGCCGGGAACGATCCAGCGACCCTCCGCTTAAAAGGCGGTGGCTCTACCAACTGAGCTACGGGGGCATTAAAATTTTTGGTACCTCCACCAGGACTTGAACCCGGATCCACGGCTTAGAAGGCCGGTGCCCTTCCAGTTGGACGATAGAGGCATTTAGAGATTTTTGAACGCGGAAATTTAGCGTTTAGGTCTGAGGTGAAGCGTGGTGAGCGTGTTGTTAAGAATTACCATCATATTGATACTCCCACGCCTAAAGGCGGGAGATTCTAGGCGGCTAACGCCGCCCTTAACTGTTTCAACCAGCGCTGCTGGCTTTCGCCAGACTTACACACTGTCCGCAGTCGTTTAACGACTCCATGTATCCCAAGGCGTCGAGAATTCTTAATTCTTATTTCCCGAATGCAACATCCAGCATTGATTTAGCCAGCTTGGTTTTCGCAAGACCTTCAATGCTTATTTTGTAGCCTTCAATAAATACTCTCGTAGTTTATAATCTTCTTGATTATCTATCTTTTGATCATCAAGTTCCAGTGTATCAGGAAGTGTTATATCTGTCAACTGAAAAAGAAACTCATCAAATACATGATCCAAATCCACATCGAATATGCTGCATTTGATGTACATAAAAACCTGGTATCCTCGGTGGGACTCGAACCCACATTGCTCCTTTACGGTTACTCGTTTAGGAAACGAGGCCGGTACGAGGATGGCTCAACTTCCGTTCATAAATTGGTAGTCCCTACCCTTTAAGCTGGGTCAGCACATCCGGGACCAGATGTGACACGTAAAGGATCGTGTCAAAGCTTCTACGCTTCTAGTTCCACATTCCAATATAGCCAGGTTTCCCACTCTTTCCATTCTGGCCGTAGCTTGTTAATGTGAAGCTTGAAGTTGTACTTCGGATCGTCCTTCTTCGGCTCCACGGGCTGCTTAAGTAAGTGCATGCCAGCTTCCTTAGGTGTCTGACCGGCCTTACGCTTGTTGCAGCGCACACAGGCGAGCACCAAATTGGTCCATGAAGATACACCACCTTGAGAACGAGGCATTACGTGGTCAAGAGTATATTCCTGAGTCTTCAATACCCTACCGCAGTACTGACACCCGCTATTATCCCTAACCGCGATGTTGCGTCTGGAGAAAGGAACGGACAAACGCTTCCTACGAACCCAAGCGTTTTTGACAACAATAACCCTTGGCATCTTCCATTCCAGAGAAGGAGACCGTAAAATGCGCCCACCCTCGTCTTCTTTGATAACTTGAGCACGCCCTTCATATATCAATTTCACAGCGTTCTGCCAGTTACAAAAAGACTGTGGTTGCCAGTTTTGGTCAAGAATTAAAGTGTCTGCCATAATTTACCTTCCTTTCTAAGGAGTCTAAAAGCCTAAAACATTTTGCATTCTGCTCATACCCCCTAATACTTACTTTCTCTCCAAAGCCTTTCGTTCCCGTCTGCTGAAAGCTTTAGGATTCGGAGGGTCATTTTTCAATCCTGCTTTTTTCAGTTCTTTCCGGTTAAGCTGGCGTTTCGTGCTGATGTGCTCAGTCCATTTGATTAAGTAAAAAACCAAGGGCTCGCCTTCCTCGTTGACTTCGCCATCGATCTTGATGGCGTCATTGACCCGGAAATAGCCCGGACGAATCAGCGTCTTGCCCTCGTGCTTGATAGCGTAGTTCTCGCAGTAGTACCAGATGCCGTCGAACTTCTCGTAACGCCCGATGTCCGAAAGTCGAATCTCGGTGACGGGCTTTTCTTTCCTGGTGCGATTGCTGCGCCGCCATTCGCGCCATCCGCTGTACCCACTGTCGCACAAAATCCCGGTATATGGGTGGATATAATAATTATAGGGCTCAGTCAAATAGCCGCCACCACCGGCCCATTCTCGTACCTTTCCGTCAATGCACATCACAGTATTTTTGGCTACGAATTGCCAAAGATGAGTGAATACATGTAATCCAGTTACACTACGACGATCAAGGTTTTGACAAATTTCACTGTAGACATCATCCCAATGGCGTCCCACGCTTTTGTGGAGATAACCCTTTAATGGGTTGAGTACATCGCTAAGGTTTTTCCCGCAGTCATCTTGCCGATGTCGGGACATCGAAGCACGATATGGTTGATCATCGTAGTCCGAATCAGGGTTATATTTGAACCGCTTACCCCACTTCTGAGATCGGTTTTTTGAACCGTACCTCTCAGCTTCAGTGAGGAGTTTGGCCATGTCTGGGCGCATAGTTCTACCGCTCCTTTGCAGTATCTTAATGAGTATGCATATTTTGTACCTCCTGTTTTAAATTCATGTAGTTCATTTTACTTCTCCTTTTTAAATTTGGTGGGGAATCCCAGAGTTGAACTGGATTCTTTCCGTCTTCAGCGGAACGCTATAACCCTACTAGCTCATTCCCCAATATGAATTCTAACTAATTCTTGTTGTTTACCGTTAATCATCCAATACTCTAATGGATGCTCTGTCGCTGGCTTCCCGCACAAAGCACAATCAGTTCCTGTGTATGTCTGATGCAAAGTGTAGAGATGATTTGGGTCAATCATAATAATACACGCTTACTGGCTTATAATCAATTCCTAAATCTTGGTGCGCTGGGTGGGCAACGATCCCACAGCCTATCGATTAAGAGTCGAGTGCTCCGCCAATTGAGCTACCAACGCAAACTTTCTAAAACCGGTGGGATTGAAGGATTTCACGAAACGGTCCACTGATCAAGTGTCTATCTTCTCCCAAGAAGCCTTCCTCACGGTGGGGATCGAACCCACATCAGCGCCGTTAATGGCGCTGCTCTACCAATTGAGCTACGTGTATCATGACTTCAAACTTCAAAACTTATTGAGCGAGTCGCTTTGGTCGTTGCCCTCCATGAACAAAGTTGCCTTCCACGTAACTCGCTCAAAGTAAATTAGATCAGGTGCTCTACTACTGAGCTACACCCGTCATCTGCCTGTAGCCCGAAGGCGTACAGTATACGGGAAGATCGGGTACGAGACCGCCGACCTCCTGACCCAAATTTGGCTCCTGCGGATGGATTCGAACCACCGACCAAACGGTTAACAGCCGTTCGCTCTGCCCCTGAGCTACGCAGGAATAATCGTTAAATATCATTTTTGGCTGGGACGGCATGATTTGAACATGCAGTGACCAAATTGGTCGCTGGGGTCAGAACCCAGTGGGGTTGCCGGTTTTCCTACGTCCCAATAAAAATTTTTAGCGCTGCTACTCCCGGCTTCAACCCCGAAGAGTGTTTACCGATGAACTAGCTAAGGGAGTTGAAGACCCACCTGTTCTACCGGAGCGCTAAAATTTGGCTGTGGAGGAGGGTCTCGAACCCCCAGAGTCTTACGACACTGCATTAACAGTGCAGCCCGCTGCCAATTACGGTTTACTCCACAAAAATCAAATCTCTTCTACTACATGTCCTCTATCTTCGGGACACAGACGAGTGTTAATTACCATTTCTCCTGTAGGAACAAGTTCTCCCCTTACTTCCATTGAAGTTTGGTAAGAAACTAAAGATAAATCTTTACCAAATGTCACCTTCCCACAATCGGTACAACGATACTGTTTATCTTCGTCTATACCAGACCTATCTTCGACCATTTGTCCTCGAAAATTAATCTTCATAAACTTGGTGCCCCCAGTAAGGTACGATCTTACACTAATCATCGTTCGAAGCGATGTTGACTATCCAGTTGCCGATGGAGGCGTGTTAAACTTTTCCAAAAATTCAAGCCAGTACCAATTGCGTTGGGACGCCGTTCTTTTCCGATGACAATTGGCACAGCACTACTTAATACGAAAGTCAAACAAAGTTCGTAGTTAAACTTGGTAGTCCCAGTAGGATTCGAACCTACACTGATCCGCGTTCGTAACGCAGTTGACTCTCCAGTTGCCGATGGAACCAAATCTGGTGCTCGTGAACGGACTCGAACCGTAAAATCAGCCTTCGCAGGGCTGCGCTTTATCCAGTTAAGCTACACGAGCGAAATCTAAAATCTGGTGACCCTGTGCTTGTCTACAATCTCTCCCCGTAACTTGGTAGCTCCAGTGGGACTCGAACCCACACTTAAACCTCCTTCGGAGGGAGGATGACTATCCAATTGCCGATAGAGCTGCTTTCAAAAACTTTAAAATCGACTCGCGTACTGCTTGATGCGGGAGGTTCATACCTGATCTCCAACGCCTTATCGTCGGCTGACTAACACTCACAGCGTTAGCCAATTCACTGATGGTGAGTTTTGAAGCTCGGATACAGGCTATAAATTCTTCATCAGTTATCATTTTGCACCGTAGGCACCAAACTCTTTAAAATCGATTCTCGTACTGCGTTGTACGGTAGATTTTCTCCTACCATCCAACGCGCGATCGTGTTGTTACTCACCGAAAATTTTTCTGCGATATCGGGCACCTTCATATTCAGTCCCTTTAAAGCATCCATAAATTCTTCATCACTTACCATTATACCCAACGATGGGGGCTTGATGTGCGCAATTAGACTCAGCTACGAAGTAGCGAATCGTATTGTCTCCGTCGCACGCTGGGCAAGCCCCCATATCTCCGTGTTAATCTTGGGGTGGTGTGCGGGGGTCGAACCCGCCAGAAGACAGTTTCACAGACTGCTGTAACATCCCCAGAGTTACCAACACCACCATATATCATTTACTTCTACATCTAAAGGCAGGGGTGACAGGATTCGAACCTGCTTAACTCCGTTTTGGAGACGGATGCCCTTCCCATCGGGTCATCACCCCTAAAAAGTAAAAGCCCACTTTTCAGTGGGCCTGCTAATCTCGTTTTGGATTCGGATTAAACTACATCCGTTGAATCCACGAGAAACAGACCCGCAGCACCAAACCAGCGATTATTATGCTTCCGCTGGCGTTCGCCCTGCTTAGAGGCGACATTCGTATTGGATTTTCTAAAGGTCATTCTCGTATTCCTTGAACTTCTTTTAAATGCGGGTTCTCCCCATACATAAAGATTCTCAGGCTACGCTTGAATTTAATACTTCTACGTTAACGCCTGATGGCTCGTTCCGAACCAACTACTCTTTATATAATACTGATAGTTGGAAAATTTGTCAAGCATTATCATACTTTTTTATTTTCGCCTGTAAATAATTGCAAACACTATATTTTACAGGGGATTGGCGGATCTTCTTCATCACAAAATCTTTTTATTTCTGCCATTACCAAATCATGATGCTCAGCACACAAATACCAGCCACCTTGATTTGCCACACTAGGTTTACCGCACTCTTCGTCTTCTTCAATCATGTAACCGCAGGGGTGTCTCATATCTTGGGTGTAATAGACGGGATTTCAATAATTGCTGATGGTACCTCTACCGAGACCGTACTCTTACCCTCTTCGCCGCATATCAAGCACTTAGTCGGACCTTGACGAAAGCCGCCGACGCTGCACCATTCGATGTTCCACAAATGCCCGTTGGGGCACTTCAGTTCAATAATTCCGTAACCCATTCGGCTCCTCCGTATCTGGCGGCATTATTATGGGATAGAATAACCACGGACACGCTTGCATGTTCTCCCACGCCATGTTCTCCCACGCTTGTTGCGCTTCCCAGAGTTTCAACTGTGTTGCCCAGTATTCGTTCATGATAGTCCACTCGGCCCCGGCATTGGCGGGGCGTCGTAAATCACGCCGATCTTGTTTCCGTCACGATCGTAAATCGGTCTGTCGTAGTTCGGCGGATCGTCCCTTGTCGAACCTCTCGCTGGCTCAGACTTCGGTCTGTTCCTATCTGGCTTTGGCTTCGGCTTGCAGTCATACATCAAATCGGACAAACGTTTCGCCGCCATTTTCCACTCCTATTTTAAGGAACTCAAAGTAGAATCAATTTCCCTAATAACTTCATCCGCATCATCTTTCTTAGGGAAACTGGTCTCCAATTTTATACTCCGTATGCCTATAACTTTCTAATCGGCGTAATAACTTAAAAGCTGCGCGTTCAGTTGAATCCATAAAAGGAAATTTTAGCCAGTACCATAAATATTGTTGCCTTCCAGTCTTCCAGCACTCGAATCATTTCATGCGGATTGATCATAATACCCATTCTTTAGCCATCTAGTTCCAACTTGGACGCTGTTGCACCCATTCTATCCATGCTATTACATCTGGATGATCTTTCAACTTCTCTAAAGTGTTGTACTCTCGTTCCAACTCTTTGTTAGTGAAAAGGCTATGCAGTTGCCGGTGACACGGCATACAAATCATGACCAATACATTGCGATTTTTCCCTAAATCCCGCTTAACCTTTTTATTGTGGCGAGCCTTGGGAACCAGATGATGCCCCGATAAACTTTGATTTTCTCTCCCACAAAGTTCGCATGTGTCCATCAATACTCCCACTCCAACCCCAATGTGGTCCAATAGACTATCGCCTTGGAAAGACAATCATCGCATATCCACATATAGTTTCCGGATTCTGGGAAATTTATTAAACGATGAGCTGGTTGATGACAGAAAGCATACCTACATATTTTTTCCATATTTGACTTCATGCCCCCAAAAGTCCATTTGAGCGACAGTGATAATTTTGCTTATTTTTTCCCTGTCCACATCTGGTGGTAAAGTGGATTTTTCTTGGGCTGCTTGCAATTCATTAAATCCATTGGCGGCAAAGACTTCAATCTCAGGAAATGTAAATTTTCCCCGGCGAACCAGCTTAAGAAACTCCGCATCTGGTCTGGGTAATGTGATTGTGCCGGTATTCATCAATTCAATACCCTCACTCAATACTCGAAGCAAATGGAGGGCCGCTTTTGGGTCGTAGCCAAATTCCTCAATAAGATTATCCCGCTGTCCGTGTTTACCTGTGCCTTTCCCTTGCAGTCGTCTAAGCATCTCTTTAGAAAACTCCATGAAATGAAATCCAGCTCTACGGGAAATAAAATGTTTTCGATCAAGCACGATATAGTTATTCCAAAATTGCCAATTTTTTTGAGCTTGATTTTCCGCGAACAAAAACTCTAGGGCTGTGGTATTCCCTGTTGCTGCCATACCTGCCCATTTACGCAAAGAATACAAATTTATATCCACATCATCGGCCGTATTTTTACGAGAATCTTCCGCAGTGCTCCAGACTTGAACATCTGGATTAAACCATTTCTTTCTTCCATCCGCTTCAATAAAATACTGTGGAATGCCTAAAACATGCTCCACAGGTTGGATATAAACTCCCATAATATCAAGGTCTGTAGGTTTATCTCCCTTAGCACTATGCAAACCCGACCCGCCGATAAACAAATGTATCGTATTGTCATACCAAGCAAAATCAGTCTTTCTTATTTGTTCTTCCAAGTCCATGAAGCCCTCTCAATTTCTTTTTTTCCTGGTATTTATCCCAGTTTTCAGCTTTAGCTCGCAGCATATCGTAGGCGAGCTTGGTCAAGATAAACCTTCCATCTTTTAATACCGCTACAGAACCAGTGGGGGCATTTCCGCTCTCGTAATATATGATTTGTACCGTTTCCGTATCCATACCTTCTAGTATACACTGAAAATCGTAAATGGCTAGATCAAAAGGAGAAGGGGCGACCTGACCAGGATCACCCCTTTAACTATGGACGAATCACCAACCAGCTACCTACCGGTTGCTGTTTTACCCTGCACATTGTTGAGGATGCCTTCCAGTGCGGTACCTTTGAAGACCTTCTCAATAGTTGTGCCGAGACCTGTTTGCTCATGCAAAGCGAGAGGAGCGATAGCAGCCGATAGCTTGGTTGCGAACTCAGACCGACCCAAGGTGTCCATGGCTGAGATAAGATCCGGAGTAATTGCCGCCATACGATCCTTGAAGAAATCGGTGCGCTTTCCCTCCAGGACGATAGTGTAATCTTCCGACGCTCTACGCCGCCCCAATTCTGCTGTGCTGATTTCATTAAGTGCTTCTTGCTTTTTTAGCTCAGCTTGCATGGTACGAACTTGTTCAGCGATCTCCGCTTCAAGTTGAAGCAAGGCGATTTCAGCTTCTTGTTTCGCCACATCTGCCCCAAGGTTGAGCTTCTTAATACTTAACTGATGCTCAAGATCAGCGACCTCACCTTGAATTTTTGTACGAACCCTAGTTGCGGCTAAATTGCCCTCATCCAGGGAAAGTCCAATTGCGCTTTGCACAGCGGTTACCTGTGCATTCTTCAATGAAGCAGCAATCTTTTCATCACTGATGGTTGCACCCAGTACTTCTACATCATAGACTTCCAGGCCGTTTTCTGGGAAAATTTTGGAGCGAACTTTATCCGCTTCCTTCTTTCCCAAGATAGCATCTCTAACAACCGCCGTGGAATTTTCAATGAATTCCTTTACACCGATTGCCTTGACTGTACCTTTGAGGATGCTGCGCATATGGTCACATAGATACTTGACATAATTCTCAACAGAGAACCACTTATCCTTGTGTTCACGCAGGAAATTCACCCTATAAGATAGCTTAATATCCACGTTGACCAGATCCTTGGTTTCAACTCTGACGATATCTGAGACCAGGTTATTATCCACGCGCAAATAAACCTGGCGCAGAAGATTATCCGTGGTTTTGGGCTTGGATGTGGAAAGCTCTAAGACAGCTAAAGACTCATCATATTCAAGCAGGATGGTAGATGGACCTACCACTACTCTACGGTTCCCGCTCTTATCTACGACCTGAACTGCATAGCCCACGTAGGGGCTGATCGTAGGTACACCATCGTACTTGGTGTTTAAAGTCAGCATTGGAGGTGGAGTATATTGAGTACCTCGCTCTAATTTTGCTCCCTCAAAAGAAGAAGATGGTGCGCCTGCCCCAAGCGTCCCGCTGCCTTTCGTCAAACGGTTAATACTACGATCAGTCCCGATGGATGCGCTACGCACCACAGCATCGGTGACATAGTTATTTCCACTGCTGCCAAGCAGTTTACGGAGATTTTCATTGAATTCTATGGCTTCCGTATTGCCTGGATACCACAGAGCTACGGTTTTATCATCCAAGACTCTTCGGACGATTACTTGATTGCGAGGGTCGGGTAGGAAAATCTGCGGGCCCTTTTCAGTCTTAACATCACCTACGTTTTTTACAAGGCAATAACGCCCCTCACCTTTCGGAATAGCGATGCCGTAATAACGCTGACGGGCAAAGCCTTCCTTAGGATCCTTGTATTCGATCAGAGCGTGTTCCGGGCGCGGATAGTAGATACGTTGTTCCTTACCGGTGATAAATAACTCGTCACCAGTAGTTCGTTTCACGCCATCATCTTCTACATAATCAGCGATTACCTTGATATACAGTCCCATTTGATCGTTCAATTCAATAGCTTTGAACTTACGATCAGCTGAACCATTGGGATTATCTTTTTTGGTCATGTACGTTTCTGTAGCTTCTGGGAATACGACCTTGGGACCGCGCTCGTATCTCTTTTCACCGGACTCAGCCAGCAAAATACAATACTCCAAGCGCTCTAAAGTCAAAGCTTCACGTACATACTTACCGTTTTCTGCGAGAACTTCAAATCCCGTAGGGGGAATGAAGAACGGAACTTCTGTACCCTTGATAACCAGCATCTGCCCATTAGCTAATGGCTTACCTTCAGTCGTTTTCAAATAAGACGGAGCGTTGGCGTTAGCTTGTTCAGCGTTATACACTCTAACAATAAGATATTGATTAGAACGAAGATGATGTCCTGGAATTACTTGCGCATACTGACCAGGCCACAGCGGGAAAGTAGCCGGACCTGGGATGTTAATTTTACGACCGATTTGCAAATCAACCGGGGAATTTGACCCTTTACCAGGAGCGTGAAGCTTATCACCAGTTGAAAAAGCGGGATTCTCTAATACCAGATAATGTCCTTCTGGAACTAAAGGATTTTGGCGAATAGCTTGTTGAAGAGGAACTTGGATAAATTCATATTTATCGTTATCGTAAATTACTGGACGATCGGTGTTACTTAAAGGGAGGGCGTGGGGTCCGGCATAAACTTGGACAGTTCCTTTAGTTGCGTCTTGCACGAAAGCGTGTTGTGTTTGCGAAAGCACTAATTGTCCGGTCTGGCTATCAGTCATAATAATTTCCTTTTTTTCTAATGTCAATTAATACTCTACCATATCCAAATTTTTTTGCAACACTTTTTTTAATTCTGGGCTACGATATTCTTCTTTTTCCAAAGTGACATTGAAAACTGTGACCAAGTAGAATTCTCGCTCCATATCCAGTTGTTGGTGGAAGGCTTCCCGGCTACCTATCACTACAATAGGATCTGTTTCAATCAATATTCCGGTTGGGTTATAGAGAGTTACGCGATACTCATGTGTTGAATAAGTTGTATTCTTTTTACGTTTGGCTTTGGCTGACATAGGTATACTCCAATTTCATTCTACACTTTTTCATAATTTCTGCAAGGATATTATGGAGATATTATTACATCCTCAGGCTCGTATCTTAATTTTACCTCATCGGCCTTCGCTCCGCACAAAGGACAAAATTTAGGCTGATCTCCCATGCACCAATCTTCCCTACAATTGGAACAATGCCACATCCGTGAGCGGCAATCATGCTTTACATCAGACTGACAAATAATGTTCATAGGATTACAAATGTCGAACTGTCTAAGTATACGCCTCCGTCTTAGGCTTCCCGCTTTGGGTCACTTCGGCATGTTTTGCAAAGCGCGAAAGAAGAGTGCATCGAGATGGAAGCGCCGCACCTTACGCATCGGTTTTCACGTTGCTGTTTCTGCTGCTTGCTCATCTCAACCTTCTTGAACCTTCTGGCCCGTCCCTGCGCTCACCCACTCAGAACTTTCCATCAGCAACTTGAAATACTCGCAGCCCTTTGGCGCGGTACATATCCACGACCTGCTGACGATCTTCAAAAACTCCGAGAATCGGCAAATCCTCTCGCCAGTCGCTTTCCACGTCGATTAACAGTTCTGCCTTAACTATGTTGTCCTCCCCTACTGGAGAGACTACCGTTGGCTGATTGCTGAATGCATTCACGCGCTTGGCGAAAACTTCGGTACCCTTCATTCGGAATGTAATCCAGGCTGGCATTGATAAAAGGATAATAACCAAGCCTTTTTTCTCTCTTCAACAAGTTGTTTCACTAGTTTCTTAAGTTCTCTAAACGAGCAGGATTCTTGAATCTGAATCTGTGTATAGAATAACAACAAGCCCTGTTCCAAACCAAATTGACCGATAAACATGCGTTTCCCATGTACTTCTGTCCAGAAATAGAAAATTTGGTATGGTACGCTGTAATTTCGCATGAAATGTATAGCAGCTTCACTAGCTGAAAGTGATTTGAATGTATTTACATTCTCCACTACGCCTCGATTGCCGCCCACACGCACCGTAACCGTGTCATCTGCGTGATGTGTTTCGATGATCTCTACGCCTGGGATAACTCGTCCAACTTCACCGGATGATAGCATTTGACACAAACGCTCTACAAATTTTTCGCTTTTACTAATACTTCCTGTAAAATCATTGAGTATCAATACCGTAGTGTTATACCCCATTTTTTCTCCTTATCTTTTTCCGCTACCACAAATTCCGTTTGGATGTGGACCACTTCGCCTTTGATTTCACGAGCACAGTTAGTGCATATCATCGCAAACTTTCTTGTGAGTCGATCCACGCAGATCGAACTCACCTGATGCTTCCAAGTCTTGTTCTATGAAACACATGATCTGGTTGATGGTGTCGTTATTTACGACCATCGTACCGAACCGTCCCGACTGAAAGTACACATCGTATGTGTGCGACAGTGAGCCGTCTTTCATCTTGAAGTCGTGGTTGAACACAACTTTGACACACAGGAACCCAGCGTGCTTCCAGACAACATCGGTCAGCTTGGTTGTTGTGTAAGTGCCGCGATCCAACAATATCATGCAGATAGACCTCATCAACGGCTTCGGCTGCTTGTGCAGTTCAATCTCGGTTGGTTCACCGGGGCGCAAAGCGCCTTTGCTATTTCCTTTGCTGATATAAATCATTCCTCCGCGTTGGATCGCGTCCCTACATGTAGGACACTTGTGCATCGTGGTCACTTCCTCCAGCGTGTTGCTGGTAATAACAGCCACCGCAATCTGGCCGCAACCGACGTTAACGGGTTGTGGAATGTGTTGTAGTATGTTGCCTTTCGTGTATAGCCACGTCACGTTTGGCCTGTTCGATAAATTTTTCCACCGGTCCCTCGTCCACACGGCCAACCCAAGGTGTTAGTGGTTCTTGCTTCATCACCTTGTCCCTTTCCTTTTCCAGCTTGGCCATTTGTTTACGGTGCTTGGCTTCCAGCTTTTCCCTTTTGTCGTACCAAGCGTCCCACAGTTTGTTCCACGCAGCCCACACACGGTTGCGGGCACGCACACCGCACACCTTACCGTTTACCAACCACAATCCAGTATCTTCACTCATTGAATCGTCCCCCTTCTGCTTTGCGTAAAAGTCCAAAAAATGCAAGTAGGTCCAGAAAGCTCTCTGCTGCTCTGAGTATCACATATTCTCTTTCTGATCGGTACCCATTTTTTCCAGTAAATCCAAAATAATATCTGTATCTTTTCCTTCTTCTTGTTTGAATTTATCGCTAGTGCCTAGTACCATTTTTAGCCTAGTACCATTTTTAGCACACTTATTGACAATAACTCAATGCCAAACTCAGCCAAGTGTGTATCAAGGAGGTGTTTTTCTTCTTCCCCTAGAAGCGCAATCGATGCTCTGAAAAGAATTTGAAAAGCTGTCATCGCCACAGCTGGATGTACTTTTTCGTTCAGGCAAATATCCCCTATTTGATGTACTAGCGTCACTACCGCATCTGAGTTCAAGGCTTCCTCGCCCAGTTGCATGGAAGATGAAGGAGAAAGTGATCTGGTTATTTTTTCTAATTCATCTGCTAACGCTTCAATTGGTTTGGGTTTTTCGTATTTTTCAAACATATTGTCTCCCAGTGTTAGACCCTAATTTTTTTACCAGGATTTCTTCTTGTTCTGTTAGGGTTCGTCCCATAATATCACGAACCGCTTTTCCTAAATTAATGAAATCCGCTTTCCGCTCATCTTCCACATATTGGACAATGTTTTGGATTCCGCTTTCACTGGGATTCATCCTAAGTACAGCCAGAAGTTCCATGAGCGGGTCCTTCACTCTGGCTTCATGCGTAGGAATCACCGGAGTCTGAACAATCAGACGCTTACGAAGTACACATTTTTTTGCTGCATTCTTCGCCTTAAACTTCGCTTTTGTCATTTTTTCACCTGGAAGAAAAATTTATCAGCAGAAGGCTGATTCATGATGAGTTCTTGGCATTTACTGGGGACTGCTATCAGTACGAGTATGAAAAGAATAAACCCCAATAAGTAATTGAATTCAGTGCGATCCATAGAGTTTTACCTCTCAACTCTTTAGATGCTAACAGATTAAAAATGAAATGGAAAATTTTATTTTGGTAGTGGGCCGGGGAGTTGAACCCACGCCGTCGCTCTAATCTGGAGCTTTCCCGAGTTTATAAGGCTCAGCCGCACACCAGTGCTGCCCACCACATCCAAATTTTGGTACCCAGAGGGGGACTCGAACCCCCACCCTTTCGGACTCGATCTTAAGCCGAGCGCGTCTTCCAATTTCGCCATCCGGGCCTATCTTGTAACTCCATAATTTTGTATATACTGCGGGTCTGCATGCATACATTCATCGCAAATAATGGTCTCGTAATTCCTGGCGTATTTTCTCCAACAACCCAAGCTTACATCGTAAAATCCGCAGGTAAACCTTTCGTGAAAATCGCCTTCAACTTTTCGCTTACATCGATCACAATGAATCAGCATTATTCTCTGGGGTCATCCTCATAGAAAGCCAAAACAGTTTCACTGCCCGCTGGAATTTCCGTGTAGCCCGCATCGGTCACTACATATCCCTCTGGATGCGCTTCTTTTGCTTCCTCGAATTTTTTATCGCTAGCATCCAGCACCACGCATGACCAATGATCCTGCGGATTTTTTTTGTAAAGCCCTAGAGCTGCATGTACACATTGAGCGGATTGCTTATTTTCACTCATGTGCAAATTTTTTCTAACGATGAGCTTAATTCTCATTTTGCTCACCCGTACATGTATAACATGTACCGTTTAATTCCAGCGCATCTCCACAAGAAGGGCAGCGGTCAGATTCATCGAGATCTGATGGTTCGGTGGTATCTTCTAGAACTCTATCCAGATAGCAATAATCCATCATATCCTGGTGGGCCTTAATGTACGCTTTTCGCAAACTATTGAATTTTTTATCTTTGAATTCTTTAAAATCCCAGTTCTGCAAAACATAATCCAAACTTCCTTCCCACTCTATTTTGGCGTTAAATTCTCGTGCGTTCTCAATGGACAACAGTGGTTTATTTTTTCTCTTCATCGTAACTCCTTACGATAATACCATAAAGTTGGCCGAGAGAAAGGGATTCGAACCCTTGATACCTTACGGTATACCAGTTTTCAAGACTGGCGGCATAATCCATCTCGCCCATCTCTCGGTAAAGGCAGAGAGTACCGGACTCGAACCGGTGTGCCCTATTTCTAGAAGCAGTCGCTTTCGAGGCGACCTACCATGCCCACTGGTTACTCTCTAAACTTGGCGATGACAGACCGATTCGAACGATCGATACCTTGCGGTATGGTAGCTTTCCAAGCTACTGGGTTAATCCATCTCCCCCATGTCATCAAATCGCAGGGAACATAAAACATACAGTTGGTACAACTCCACTGCCGGGTTTCCCCCAGTGGGTATCGAAGTAACTGTACGCAACACCGCTGCGAATTTTTACTCTTCTGGACCTTCACCGACTTCGATGAAGTCCATTAAATCTTCCCCACCAGCATATTTACTAGTGTTACCGCCTAGCCATCCGTTAAAAGCTCCCTGCTCTGTGGCTTTACGAATACCTTCAACTAAAAACAACCAGGCATCGTATGGCATGTCCCTGCGTAGATAGTTGCATCGCATACATGCTGGATTGACATTCGTCTTTAAATGACCTAAGCTATTATCTATTCTATCCAAGGTCATCCTTATTTTTGTCTCTCCGCAGTAAAAACATCCATTGCTAATTTTATCCTTAATAAAGTCTTTGTCAAGATCATTTTCCCGAAGCAATTTTTTATCTGAGCTACGAGAATCTCGCCAAATAATGCTAGGTAAAAATTTAGGATCTTGCCTACGCCTTTTAGCCCAACGATGCCGTTTTTCCCTACAAACTATTTTAGTGTCCATGCTAAGAACACAGAAAGTTTGTTTTGATGTTATGGCGGAAGTGCCGAGGCTCGAACTCGGATAGCCCTTTCAGGCTTCGGCGGCTTAGCAAACCGCTGGTTTAACCATTCACCCACACTTCCTTAAAATAAAAAAGCCGCCTTAATCGGCGGCTATCAGTGTTTCTTTAATTGCTTTACGCAAACACACCCCGTTGGAGCTACTAGTTGAACTTCTTTTTTAAATGCGGGTTCTCCCCCACATAAAGATTCTCAGGCTACGCTTGAATTTAATACTTCTACGTTAACGCCTGATGGCTCGTTCCGAACCAACTACTCTTTATATAATACTGATAGTTGGAAAATTTGTCAAGACTTATTTTAACTGGACACAATTCCATACAACAAAAATCCAATTATGGTTTTGTCTTCCAAGCTGGCGCAAAGGGGAATGGCGAAAGCAGAACCCCATTTATCGTTATTTTCGATGTCTTCTTCCGCGAAAACCTCAGCGTCACCCATCAACATAGGCTCCTTCTTCCGAAGTTCAACACTGGGTTTTTCAGCGATAGTCCCGCTGTACCCGCCGTGTCCATGTTCCCAAGCGGCTTGATCTACTGCTTCACTGAACGCTTTGTTTAAATCGTTCCCGTTCACTTTAAACATAAAATCGCAACCACCCATAATTCCTCCTTAATTCCTGGTCAATTGGGTTTCTAATGCTATGATACGGTCTAAAATCTCCTGTTTTTCAGCTAGTCGTATCTGCTCCTTCATCCGCTCAATTGCAGCCCTGTGGTCAGGCGTTTGAGTCTGTGGTGCTGGTTTGGGTGCATTAGCGGGGATGTGCTCTCCAATCGAATCTCTGTGTCGATAGATAAAAATGAACTTTTCTGACCATCTGCCGTGATTGAAATTTTTGCAGCATTCATAGCATGCGGTGGGGCTACTTTTAGTGGAACGACGATGATAATGAACCACCTTACCACAATTCGGGCAAGTAGCTGTCCAGTTGCCTTTGGGTGCTACAACAACAGCGCCATCGTAGCAGCGCTCCGGTTTAGCACCGGTAATAAGGCACTTTGCTTTCCAATCCGCCCCGTGGATGTCTCTACGCGATATGCTTCTGCGCCCGAAATCACTGGAAAAAGGGTTTTTTGCGTGGAAAGTTAATTTATCTTCTGTTACCAGAGCATGGGCGATTTCGTGACGGATGGTATCTTCAACATCTATTTGGGAGTTGAGTTGAACAATATGACGGCTGAGAGTAATCAATTTTTTTCTAGTATGACAGCATCCGAAGCGACTTTTAGAATTATCAAACTCGAATCTCCAGCAGCGCGGGAAGAGATTGAATTCGTGCATCAGTTTCTTGGCAAGCACTTCTGCTACGCTGAGTTCCATTAGCGGTGTCCCCTCCACCTATAGTATACATTGAGAACACCTATTTTGTGTATTTTTAAACCTTTTAAAATCAACATATTGCAACTATTTTCGCTTGGTTTTGGGCTTCGCTTTCATTTTTATCGGATATAGTCTGATCTTTTGCGAGACATAATTTTTAAGATCGCAAGAGTCTGACACACTACCATCAGTTCCAATAGTTGTGATATCCATTATCTCCACGGGAATAATTTTACATGTACCATATGCATCATCCGAATTCTTGTTCCAAGAATTCAAAGCTTCTTGAGCTGCTTCCTTAGTGAAGTAAGTATGGAATCCTGTTTTATAAGTTTTCCAACCACCTACGAAGAGCGTAGCCTCGTCGCCGCCGGTTCCGGCGCGAATTTCGAGGACGACGGTCAAGCCTTTTTCATCCCACTCCCAAGAAGCGATTCTATCACCTGGCGTATCTGTTTGCCAGGTGATCGTTATAGAATTGTTCTTAAAACAGGAGAGTGCTTTCTTACCCCGTAAGACAATCTTCCAAGCTTTTATAGGACCTGGGATTGGCTGATCTTCATGATTTTCAAGTATGCGAGCGAGACACATAACTTATCCTCTCTTCAGTTTATTTTTCTTTTTCTTTGCTGGTTGGGGCATCAATCGAATTTTTTGAGCAACATAGTTTTTTAGCATCGCTTGCTTAATTTCGTAAGTTGTGCCATCAATGCCGGTAGTTGTAATTTCATCGATTTGAACTGGGATCACTTTTTTTGTTTTCATATACATATACAATACACGCGCCTTTGCAGCATCTTGTTGTGTAGTATAACAGTGAAACCCACTTTTGTAGCGAGTGCAGCAACTATCATTTGCGGCCAGGTAGCCTTTCCAAGCAGACTTCCATTTTTTAGTTATGCGGAACTGTTGAAACGGGGTAAAAACTTTACCCGATATTACTTCAACTATCTTCCAAGCGATAATAGGTCCCTTGATTGGGTTACGATGATTTTTTGTAACGCTTAGTAAACACATAAATTTTCCTTATTCGTGACTTGAGTCTCCGTTGTCAGATTGCATCTGGTTAATTGCTTTTTCATACTCTTCAGTAGCTACTTTTTCTACCCAACAGCGTAGGCAGTCTAAATCGAACACTTTACTTCCAAATATCGTTGTTTTGTGGTTTTCATCATGAATCGGCCAGGTAGCTAAAGGCTCATGCCAACGATTCCTGGCGATGATTTCCAAACTCATGTTATTCTCTCCCAAAATACTTTGCGTTGATAGCGGTAAAATGCTTCCATTGTTCGGGTAAATCATCTACTGGAAAGATAGCGGATACAGGACACACAGGAACACACGCTCCGCAGTCAATACACTCCACAGGATCAATGTAAAGTTGGGGATTCTGATCAAACTCAGGAGTCCCCTTCTTGGGGTGTATGCAGTCTACAGGGCAAGAGTCCACGCATGCGGTATCCTTTACCCCTATGCATGGCTCAGCAATTACATATGCCATGACTTACTTCTCCTCTTGGGTTTTACTGACTTTTTAGATGCCATTTTATTTACTCCTGTTTTAGTATACCACAAAAATTTCACAGTGTGTAGAAATCGTTTTTTACCTCTTTAATAAAATCTGTCAAAGCGGGGCGCAATGCCGCCATATTTTGCCATTGTTCCCAGCACAATCCCCGTTCAATCAAATCATATGTCTTTACTATGCTAGAAGATTTATCCCCACCTGGGGTCCACCCCAAAGCCCAAATATGGTCACACACTGATGCCGCTGCTGTTACATCGTGGGTTACAACTATCACACAGTTTAAATCATCCATATTGGCTATCTTCATGATCAGTTGTAACATCTTATCTTCCATGATAATATCGAGACCTGAAAAAGGTTCGTCCATAAGTAAGAAATATGATGATGATAAAATTTGCTGGATTATTGCTACTCTTTGTTTTTGCCCCCCTGATAATTGAGCAGGGTACAAATTTATTTTATCTGCAATGCCGAATTCATTAAGAAAGGTCATGATTTTTTCATGAGCGGTTTTTGCATCTTTTTCTTTTTTCTCTGCCGCCAACGTTAAATTACCCATAACTGTGCGATGCGCAAACAACGGATAATCTTGTGCTACTACTCCTACCTCTCCGGCGACCACGGGAACCGCTTTCCCGTTTATCAAAACTTGTCCGGATGTGGGTTTATTAAGACCTGAAATAATACGAAATAGCTGTGTTTTTCCCCGTCCGGAAGGCCCCAATAACCCTACCATCTGCCCTTGAATTTGATTAGGGCGTTTGATCTTCTTGATTTCTGCACAGACATCCGTCAAAATAGCGCGGCTTCCAGGCATAGGCTTCGTTAGCAGGGAATTCCCATCCGCGGACGCGCTTAGGTACACATGATCAATCTTTAGGAGAGTATCACCGTAACTGTATGGATAAAGTGCGCTCATTTATTTTTTCCTTTTACATCCGGCTTAACAGGAACCGGAGGATCTATTTCCTTTCCATTTCTTGCTTTCCATTTCTTAAGCCATGCGTCGTCAACAGTCCAGCTTGTTCTTTGTCCGCGAACTGTTTTGTATTGAATCAAAATCTCCTTTACTAGTTCAGTCCTTATCTCTATTGTTGGGTTATCACCAAGAGAGATGCCCCGATAAACATAGTAGCCATATCTGTTAAGATCATCCCATAGATGAACCTGCGGATGATCTTTGGGACTTATCCAAATTTTGATTCCATCTTCTTTGAGAACAACCTTACCGTTCTTGTATGTCTTTATTGTCATCTGTTCTCCTTCTAATTTGCTCTTTCTCTCCTTTCTTAGATTTAAGCCATGCGTCGTCATATGGTGATTTTGATTCTACGAGTTGATCCATGGCCCAGTCGCCCTTTAACTCGACAATCTTCACAGCGCCACAAATCTTACACCGATGAAGAACTTCGGTATCAACTTGATCTTTACCCACGCAAAACGCGCCCACAATCTCCCACTCATGTGGGTGCCATTTCGATGCGATTTTGATAAAATACATCAAACAGAAACCCCCAGCAATAATTACGAATAATTCACAAAATAACCTGAGTGTATTCATCGTGATTTTAGGCGCGGAAACCCAGCAGTTATGCTGGGAGGAGCGCCGTCCTCCATGTGTTGAAACTCAGAAATGTGCAATCGTCTGGCTTGAAACTTTGTCCCCATCTCTTGCCTCTTCGACGGTTGCCTGCACAGAGGCTTGAGACTAGAGAAGCATCCCAAACATGCTCTGAGGAACCACCCTCAGCAGGCTAACTTTGCGGCTATACAAGCCCTACTTGTCTAGTACATAGGTTTAACTTGCTTCCACCTGTTGGTCAGGCTTCCCCAAGCCCAGACTTTAGTCTGGGTCTATGACTTTCTCTCCGATCCAATTTTAGCATACGGGCAGAACATATTTTTAGCCACACCGATGAGGTAATCCTGCCCCAACCCCGTCAGCAAAATTGTTATTTGAATTGCAAGAACAGCGTCCAAATAGAAATGCTTATTCGCAGTGGCTAACATGGCTCCGATGCCTCCCTCTGACCTCACCATGGATTCTATCATACTGAGCATCATCCAGCCAATAGCGGCGTTCTGACGCAGTACATCAAAGGCTTTATCTATCTGCCCCAGTACGACAACTTCCCACATCGTACGCCAAGAGCCCATACGCAGCGTACGAGCTAGATCATACTGCTCTTTAGGGATAGATGCTACAACATCTGCCATACCTGTGACATAAAAAACACTAACGCTAAAAACTAGCAGGGAGATTTTCAATTGATGCTGATTGTGGGCGGCAACTGTAAAAAAGAAACTCAACCCTACCATAGACATATAGCGGAATTTGCTCAACACCCCTACTATAGGACGCAGCCCTTCCAAGACTGTGAGGTACGCCAACCCCAGGGAAATGAGCGTGGCGATTGTCAACGCTTCTAAGTTGGCGAAGAGGCTTATACACAATTCGCCCATCAACCCCTGCCCCCATTGCTCTTTAAATGCCTCCCAAGTAGCGCCAATGGTAGGCAATAGGACAAACGGAGAGAACGCCCAAAGTAAGAAGAACATAATAACATAACCCGTCACCAGATAGGTAACCGTGGTTTTGCTAATTGCCCGATTGGGGATAAACGCTGATAGAATCTCGTTCATATATTTAAGATGCGAATAAAAAGAATTAGGGTCAGAATTTCTTCTGACCCTAAGTAGGTCTACTCCCACTCCCACCACCCACATATTTTCAGTTGTGGGACTGTTTTACTTGCCTAGCAGGGTAATCGTAACCCTACGATTTTGAGCCTTCCCTTCGGCTGTAGCGTTAGAAGCTACGGGGTCTTGAGAACCGTGACCCGTGGCTTTGAAACGCTTTGCCGGGAAGTTTGTCGGCCAGTTTGTGTGCAGGTATGTAACCACAGCGGCCGCACGTCCCTTTGATAGTTCAAGGTTGTGATCTTCATTGCCTGTGCTGTCTGTATAGCCATCGACCTGAATAAACGCTCCGGTGATTGCCCAGCCATCCTTCAATTGCTTCAACTGTGCCTCACCAGCCTCGGTAAGTTTCGCTTCATTCGTCTTGAAGTTGATATCATAGGCACGCTGACCAATGACACTTCCCGTAGCTTGCTGTTCATACGCTGGTTCCGCTGCTTCGGAGCCGGTGTTGTTATCCCCGCTGAGTATATCCTTCGCTCCCTGGATGAAAGACTTATCTTCCACAAGCTTCACATCAGGAATTGGAGTCTCTTTGAACAAAGTTGGGTATTGCTGTACATCAATGTTCGCAAAGAGCGTATAAGTTGAGCGGAAGTTGTCATTCCCCTTATCCTTCATACCAAACAAGATAAGGTTATCATCCAAGTTGTTCACAGACGAACCGCCTAGTTCGACTATCTGCCCCGTGGTGGGATCCTTGTACGGAACACCCTTGTAATAACGGTACCAGTAGTCTCCGTTTTCGTTTGGAGCATCACCCTTATCGTCATAAACATCGGATGAAATAGCTGCCGCCTTGTGCAGAGCCAAGTCAAACGCCTTCACTTGGTCGCCACCTTCGAAAGTAGCAGCGAGCATGTTAGTGATTTCTTCCCGATTGTCTTGGAAAAACTTTGCCGGACCAATAATCACAGCGGGCATCTGACTGCGATTTTGTTTGGAAGAAACAACCTTCACTACGCCGCCCTTCTTCGTCACGGCTACAACATCTCCGGGTGTCCAAGTCACAAGGGAGTTTACACAGACATGCACCATATCCCCTGTAGGACGCCCCGCATGCACGAGTTTACGATCTTCGCACTTACCGGCGACATAATCTGTAGCGGCGGTGTTGTAATCCGGAGCATTGATCCAGTTAACTGCATCTGGATCGAAAGTCTTTTCGTCCGGGTTATTGGGGATGGCGTTATCACCAGCCCACTTTAAGGCGATGTTCCAATCACCATCACGAAGAACGCCTTCAACCAATAGGCCAGTAATTTCCTGACCCTTGGAATCTTGCGACCCAGGCATAGGGGATTGATTGAAAGACTTGGAATCTTTCTTTACATTCGGAGGGGCCAAAAAGGCATCTTCTCCGCGGCTATATCCAGTTGCGGCGATAACCTTGAGCGTATACTTCGAAACGCAGCCCTTTGGCTTTCCCTTGCAGTCCAAGTCATAAAGCTTTGGATTGGTAGCAGCTGCAAATTGCCCCGCACCGTCGCCCATGATAATAACATAGTTCGCTCCGGTGGAACAATCCGTAGACCCCCCCGCTAGCTGGCTGGCACAAGCGATCAAATCCAATTGCATTTGATCGGTGAGATCTTGCCTCTTAAGTGTCAGATTAACATTACGCTTTGCCATCAGGGAACCAGCGGTTGTATGTTTACCGCCGTTTGCCAATAGATGACCTAACATAGCATTCCATTCCCAAACTTCTCCGATGATAGGCGTATTAGAAACGGTTGCCGGTGTGCTTTGTGGTAGGGGTGCCGGTACAACATTCGCAACCTGTGCATCTTTCACTTCTGGAAGTGAAATGTGGGATGGGACAATCGCCTTCATGATGTTGGGAGTTGGCATCCAGCCCCGTTCCATCGCTGTCTTACCTAAGAAACAGAGTCCTACAACTCCAACAATAACCAAAAGAACCTTCGCTTGTGGGGTAACATGTCCAGCCATAAATTTTTCTCCTCGTAAATTAAGATGCAAACATTTAACAAATTAAATTTTATTTGTTAAACAAATCGTTGTAATCAGAGCCCGTTGTTCCGTTAGCTCCTACCCCAACACCGCGACCAAGGATCGGAGAATTTGGGAGTGTGGGTGATGGTGCTGCATTAATAGCCGCCTGTAAAGCATCCGCCGCCGTGGGGCGACTCGCGTCTGCATCCAACTTTGCGCCAAATTCTGTAAATTTCTCCTTAGCCCTAGTAGCATTGGCATCATTTTCAACATCGAAATCTGTAAGCATTTTTTCAGAGAAACGGTTAAAATCTTCAATTTCGCCTACAGTTCGTGCAGCATCATCGGCCATAAATTCAATTGCACTGTTTACCAGCTTCAACTGTTCTGGGTCTCCCTTAAGAATTCGGTCGGCAAATTTGAGCGCTTTCTGAGCATCCAGAATAGTTTCTCGTTGATCAGACCAGTAACTTACTTGGAAATCTGTTCGCTCAATCTTAGCATCAGTTGCCACTTCCCAGCGTCGAAATTTATCCAAGAGACTTTTAGTTTGCACTTCCAATTGGGACAACTGGTCAACTCCAGACATTAGGAATCCGGCTTTCTGCTGATTAGTAGTCGTCTTCATTTTGAAGCGATCAGCATCTAGTTGAGTTTTAGCTGCTGCTGCCATACGCTCAGCAGATTGGGCTTCTGCCATCAACTGCTTAATTGCCTCTTTGCGGTCGGATATCTTTCTAAGTAGTTTGCTATCACTGCCAGCCATCCGGCGAATTGTGGCACTTAATTTTTCTTTGCCCTTTTTCATATCATCGAGATTATTTTTTAAAATTCCGATGGGGTCAATTGTTACCAGGATACCGGCTACCCCACGACAAAAAGATTGGAACATGTTCTTGACAACACACTGAACTGTAGGGTTCAGAGCGAGCATTATCATCCCGATCAAAACCGCACCGAGTACACCCAGATATATCATGTTTGTAAAGGCGATTAGCAGGAAAGGGAGAGCTTGAAAAAACCCGTAAATACCAACCGCGGCTAGAGCGAGTAAAACGGGTATTCCAAACCATTTACCCTCTGGCCGACTGAAGAAAGACTTCGGGGAGAAATTGCTTAGATTCAAAGGTGTTGTGCTCATATATGTTTCGCTCCGTGGTTGGATTTTATTCCTGATCTAGTGCGATAGCAGGGCCGCAAATTCCGCCTTCTGTTGATCAATTTCTGTCGCTCGGCGTTGTTGTGCCAAGGCGTATTGCGTTGTACCAGCAACGTGTTTATTCTGTTCATCCGCTAACTCAGCGGCGAGCTGGGTATGTTGAGTTTCCAGGGCGGTAATTTGATCAGTGATTTGCTGTATTTTTGTCTGCCGGGATGTAATTTGAGTTTTTTCTCGTTCCTCGGCAAACTTAGCGAAATTATTCGCATCTGCTGCCAGAGCGGTTTTCAAGCCATCAAATGTGGCGAGGATTTTATCTGCCGTCAGACCGTCAAGCTTGGCGGCTTGCGCTATTGCCATCTTGAACTTAGTTTTAATGTCCATCGGCATACCTTCCATAGCGTCATAATACTTATGAATGGAGATACAAGCCGGTGTGGTTTCAAAGTTTGTTTTAGCGAGTACTTTCTGGTATACGCCCTCGTCTAGAGCCACGGAACCAGGTACCAAAAATGGAGATGGTGCTGCTGTAGGTGCAGTACCTGAATTACCTAAACCCGGAAAAGTAAAACTTGGAGTTGCACCTTTAGCTGGGGCAGCAGTTGAAAGTTTTTCATCTCCGGGTACCCATACCGCATGTGCCGCACTTTCCAACATTTCTTTAATTGACATAAATCATCTCCATTGTGTATGATGTGGGTTTTTGCCGTATTGAACAAAATATTTTTTGAGTGTTGTTCCAGCGATTCTTTCGCTAATTTCGCCGCCAAGATTTTCTGTTGAGGCGTCATTGTGGATTCAGCGCTCATCTCCCTGACCCTCCAATTTTCGTCCGCTCCTTTACGGAGTCCACCCAGAATTTCCACAGCAGGTCGAGCAGCGGCTCTCCATTAACCGTATCTTCGGCATGGTGGCCGTGCCTCAGCAACCAATCCTGAATCGACTCAATCTTCTGCGTCATGCTCTCCCCTCCGCTAAAACTCTTGTGCGGGCCGGATTGGAACCGATTAGCGTAAGGATTCGTAACCTAAACCTTACCCCTTCATCCGGAGCGACCTAAATCGTTCCGCGTTAACGCCGCACCTAAAAGTTTATTGTTCTTGTGTAGCCAAGGCTGTAGGTGGCGTAGGCGGAATCTGTGACGGGGGAGGAATATTCGACATTCCTGATTCAGCTGCACCAACCAGAGCTGTAACTCCGTAGCAATAATCCCCCAAAGAGGCTACCGTTGTATCCGTATAAGTCTTTGCTGTACCGGTGAGTGATGTGGTTGTCAGGAGTGCGAAAGTTCCACAAGCTCCAGACGAATAAGTTGTTCTGTAGACATTAATACCTGTAGCCCCAGATGGGGGAGTCCAAGTCAAAACTACAGAATACGGATAAGAAACACCCTGTGCTTGGGAATTAACTCCCAAAACGAAGAAAAGTGCGATAAACATAGTAACGATTTTCATTTTCATATTTTCACTCCTTACGCCTGCTCTGGAACAAAGTTATTTTGCGACATTTTAATGCCGCTATCGGACAAAGTTTTAACGAGCCAATCTTTCCCTACTTGTTTTATACCTAATTCTGCGGCTTTAGTCAACTTAGTTTTTCCCGCGTCATCACCAACGATCAAAAGATTTATTTTTTTGGTTACACCAGTTTTAGATTCGGCCCCTAAGCTAACAAGTTTCTTGATAAGAGAGTTTCTATCTTCGTCAAACTCCCCTGTAATGCAGAAAATAATACCACTTAGAGGTGCCCCAGCTACTATTTTAGGCGTTTCCGGAGGAGTAGGACGCACACCTAAATTGAATAATGACAAACACAAAACTTTGTTGTCAGGGTTCGCCCCCCATTCAGATAAAGCTTTTATTTTCTGCGGCCCTATACCCTCAATTTTGTTCTCTTCCAAGTTTTGGGTAATTTGCCATAAATCTTTGAAGCTCTCTGGGGTGAGCTTAAAAAATGTCACCAAAGCTTTACCATGAGTTTCCCCAATCATAGGAATCCCCAAAGCTTTGATCCAACGCTCCCAAGGAGCGGTTTTAGCCTTCTCTAAGGAATCCAACATTTTGGGAAGAGTGGCATCAAATCCTATCATTCGAGCATAGGCGATAAATTCTTTATTTGTATCCATGGAGAGTCTTTTATCTTGGCATCTATTATAAAAATTAAAAAGCCCAGCCAGATCATGGATCCCTTCCTCTTTCACTAGTGTTCTTGCTGCTTCTGGACCCAACCCATCGATTTCTAGTACATCCCTACTACCAATAAAAGCCAAATACCCCCGTAGAATACCGGGGCATGCTTGATTGGTACAAAAATGTTGAATGATGCCTACTCCGCCCTCATCCATCTCCACAACTTTTCCAGCGCATTCCGGACATTTTGTTGGTGGAATGATTTCATCATCCCCTTCGTCAATCACACGAACGATTTGAGGGATCACATCCCCGGATCGCAGCATTTCTACCTTTGCCCCCAGTTTCAAACCTTTTTCTTTAATCCAGGAGATGTTGTTAAGACTGGCGTGTTCGACCTTCGCGGAAGCCAGTATCACGGGGTCACATTCCGCAACAGGAGACAATTTTCCTGTTCGTCCTACCTGCCATTCGATGCTGCGTAGATACGTAGTACCAGAGGCAGATTGGGGTTTGAAGCAGGTTTGCCAGTTGGTATATTTAGAAGCAACTCCTAACTGTGTGCGTAAAGCATTCGAATCTACTTTAATGACTACGCCATCAGTTTCCAAGGAAAGAATATCACGAAGTTTAGTTGTGCGCTCCTTAAGTTTCTTCGCTAAAACAGCTCGTAGTGAAGCTTCATCTTCTACCAGTTCTCCCAAGGGAGCGACAAACCCCGCATCAACAAGCATATCCAAGCGGGCAAACCCACTATCATTTAAATCTGAACCTGTCACTTCCCAAGGTCTATATTCAAGGTCACGACTAGCTACAATTTTAGCGTCTTGCTTTTTCATGGTACCCGCTGTTAGATTACGGGTGGACTGATAAATTTTACCCCCATATTTTTGGGCCTCAGCGTTGAGACGTTCAAGGGTGTCATTCCGCATGACCATTTCTCCCCGAATGTCAAACACATTTGGAAAACTATTAGGTACTGTTTTTGGAATGGATTTGATCGCCATTACCTGTAAAGTGCAATCTTCTCCTTCACTGCCCGTACCGCGGGAAACGGCTTGATGCAATTTTCCATGCCTATACCTTAATTCTACGCTCACACCATCAAATTTTGGCTCTAAGCAGAATTTGGCGTCGGGATATCCTGCCCATATTTTCTTAGCCCATTCCACAAAGTCATCAACAGTGTATTTGTTCTCAATGCTGAGCATGGGACGGCTGTGCTTCACTCTTCCAGAGGCCGTTACATCGGAACCCACTGTATGGAGTACAGGGGCGAACACCTTCAATTGAGGATTAGCCGATATTATATCCGCCAACTCTTTTTCCTGAGCGTCATATTCAGCATCGGACATCACGGGTTCGCCCTTCTTGTAATAAGCGTCCCGTGCTTTTTCTAGTTTCGCGTTTAGCGCTGTGGTGTATTCTTGAAGACCCATAATTATTAGTCCATAGACTTGTATATTGAGTATACCAGCTTAACGGTGACAGACGCAAGTGCAGCCATCACTAAAATTGATACAAAATAGTCAATTGGAGCCCAACAAGAGATCACGATTGGGTGATAAATACACACCAAAATAGCCGCAATCCACTGACTTGTACACCATGGGCAGGAAAGCAATTCGTCCAGCCAAGGGCTACGTAAACGTAACGCAGCATGTAGAGGGTTAAATATCGCCCCTTGGGTGATCAATGCACTCAGAGCACCACACGGGATGCTAAGGTATACCAGTTGGAATAAAGCGGATAAATTCATGGCTCTATGTGTCCGATACAATTATTGTAAAGACAGGCGTGGCAAGAACAACCCACTCTACAAGCTTGAATACGAGGTTTTTCAGCGCTAAATGATAAATCGGTGTACTGCCCAGTGTTAGGGCAAACACCCCTTGTGGAACGTATATCAATTTCAGTGTACTGAATTTCGAATCGCTGACGGGGATTTGAGATCTCATACAATTCACCCACAATGTCGCCTACAGGGTCAAGATGGATATTGATCGGAGAAATACCTTTTCCTTTCTTTACAGGAATTGCCGGTTTTGTTTTCTTTTCCTGCATTAGCGAACCGATTTCTTTTTAGCTATTGCTACACAACAGGGTGCTCTAAAATATTCTGGTATATTCTGGTTCGGGTGTTCAATTTCTTCAAGCTCCTTCAAAATATCATCCGCATCCCCTATGTCAATATTTGCATCGAGAGTTGGACCATGATTTTCTTGAGGGCGAGGTTTCTTTTCTTGTGGTCTTTCTTTTTGTACTTGAGACATTTAGGAATCATACCTCTGTTTTGAACTTGGAATTGGAACAGCTACCAGTTGTGCCGTAGGTGAAGATGGAGAACGAACATCGATCTTCACCCCGTTATGGTACTGCTCCATAGCTGTTACTTGCAATTTTTGATTCTCAACGAACTCTCGTAGCTCATCCATGTGATTCATACCATACTGCTCTTTATGCATAGCTGTTAAAGCAATGTCGAAATCTTTTTGACACAACCCATCAATATTTTTAGCGTCATTATTACGATCAATAGCAACCGCCGAAGCTCGCTCTACAATACCAGCGATGAGCGCTCCACTGACCAGACTACCTAAACTGAAAACCCTAGTTCCTATAGTTGTTTCCAATTTATACAATGGATATTGTTCGCTAAAAAGTCTTTCATTGGTAGTTTTAATCAATTCCTCAGAGCTGACCCCCTTGGATAAAGGAACATTCCGCATATGAATATTCCAAATGGATGGCGCATTTTCCTTCGTTGGGGGCGCTACATAAACTGGTCGATCTATACGCCCAGGACGAATTACAGCGGGATCCAGCGTATCAGCCCGATTGGTTGCCAAAAGCACAAAAGTCCCGCTATCTTCAATTCCATCCATTTCAGAGAGAAATTGGGGAACAATGGTTTGCTCCATGCCAGCGGATGTGCGGCTTCCCCGGCGCATTAAAATAGCATCTGCTTCATCAATGAATAAAATAGCAGGGTACCCGTATTTTTTGTAGTGGCGTTTACAAAAATCAAATGCCAAACGAATTTGACTTTCTGACTCACCTACATATTTATCTAAAATCTCCGGCCCTTTAATGTAAACAAATCCGGATTCCACTGATTCTTTGCTGTGCATACGAGCCAAGGAACCTGCGGCCGCTCTTCCGATGAGCGTTTTACCGTTCCCTGCGCGACCCCACAAAAGAGCCCCTTTAACTTCTTTTTTGTGGAAATACTTAAAAATATCTTTTTTAACATAAGGAGTTTCCAGCGCTGCAATAATTGCCTTTTTAGCATCTTCGCATGCGCCAATATCATCCCAGGTTAAAACTGCATTCGTTTTAAAGGCAAATTTAGAAGTCTGATTTATTTTTTTGATGATGACATGGTTTGTACTGTCCATGATCACATGATCCCCAATTTCCACGGGGACGGTAGCGTAATCAGTAGCCAATATACCAGATGGGGTATTAAGTTGGATTGTTTTATCGTCTATTTGGACGACAGTTCCAGATACCCCGTAAGTAGTGTAGTCGCTTACCCGAACAATTTGTCCCGTTTCGGGATGAACGTCTACTGACATTCCTACTTTTACTGGGATAGAACTTTCAACTTGATCTAACTCAAAAACTTGATTTGCCGTAACTACAATCACCGATTTATCCAAAACAGCGGTAACGACTCCCACATGATAAGCGGCGGCGGTGAGGCGTTTTAAAAGATTTTGCTGCTCCGTAATCTTTTCACGAGCATTATTGACAACAGCGATTTCCTTGTCAGTCATCGACATTTTTGTTCCTCAAATCTTAGATGCTGAGTTTACCATAAAAGAATAATACTTTTCTAGGTCACAAGCTGCTAGTTCGGTTCGGGTAGCTTGGTAGGAAATAAGAATGTAAACTCAGCAGATGAAATTTCTTTGCGTTTACCATCGGGATCAGCAATAAAATACTGCTTTGGGTCATAACCCCTAATCTCCCCAGAAAGCTTCTCCCAAAGCTTTACCTGCCGCACTTTTTCGTAGCCTCCGAACTGCTGGCCCACCTTGTAAGCAGCATCATCTTCAGTCTGCACCACGTAGCCTCCGAACTGCGTATACTGACCCACCTTGTAAGCAGCATCATCTTCAGTCTGCAACACCCGTTTTGCTAAGTGATATTTATATTGAAGTTTGTCATGCCATTTTGGGTGAGCGATTTTAATATTTGGAAGGCGTTTAAGATTTGTGAGGAGGTCTGCGATTTTAACTAGTCTTCCGCCTTTCGACGCGCGGGCTCGATAAATAAAATCACGATAAAATTCTTTTATTCCATCGGATTCACGTCGGGTAACGGAATCTACGATATCTGCAACCACATCTCCGAATTCTTTACGAACCTGATCAAGAGAAAAATCAGTGTCTTCAACCACATCGTGAAGTACAGCCGCTACTAAAAGTTGCTCTTTTGTAGCTCCATATAAAACGGGAAGGCAACAATCTGGAGTTTCATTGGGGGCACATTCCAGTTCTTTTTTTACAGCAAACATGACCTCTAAGCTGTGAAGAATGTGAGGGTCACCATCCGAGTCTATTTGCCCATGGTGTGCTTTCAGCGCCAGCTCAATAGCTATTTCGAGTAAACTACTCATGCTATTATTATACAGTTGAAGCAGGGGTTTGTCTACTCAAAAATGAGTCTTTTTTGTAATAAGGGATTCCTAAAACTTGACACTGCAATGCCTTTGCGCACGGCATCTTCATTAGTTTTTGGCTCAGGAAACAGTCTTTTTTGCTTCACATTCCTTGATGGTTTTTTAGAAGGTTCGCCAAAAAGTTTAGCTACAGCCTTATTTGTTCTTTCGGGGTTCCACTCATCCCAATCATAGGGGAATGACCAGCGAAATTCGGGAGTATCGTAATACCCTCCCGTGCCTTCAGCGTCTTGGTGGCCTTGGGCATCTTTTACCAGTTTCTTTTCATCCATGAGTTGCAAATAACGACCATCGGTGGTTGTTGTGATTTTGATCCTATCTTTATCTTTTAAGCCTTCTTGGACTTTCTTTTTAATATTTGCCCTTACCTCTGCTTGGTTTGGTCCCCCAGCCACATATGCAGCATGCAATTTTTGTAGTACAGGCACAGCATCCCACACTTTATTTTGATCGTAACCCTTTAATTTTTCTTTTATCTCTTGTATAACTTCAGGATTTGCGAATCCTCCCGTTTCATTCATCTCATTTTCCTGAGTAGTTAAATATTTTTTGAGTTTGTCAACTTCCTGGTCAAAAACTTTTTGCCCTTTAGCGATGTAAGCATTATATAAATCTGTAAGCGCCAATTTCACCGCAACTTTATCATTAGGGTTGAAATTTGAATACCATGATTGCATTTCTACTGGAAAATCATAAGTGAGGGATAAACCAATATTATGGATTTGCGGATCATTGATTCCGTTAAGCAAGTCCGTGAGTTCATCGATATCCGGGCTGTCATAGTTGTGTTCACCAGTCTGAACAAACATCCACGCTTTCTTAGCTTCACTGTCACCTGTTTTCTTAATGAACTCTTCTTCATTAGGCCAAGAGGCAACCGCTACTCCGTATTTTGGGTCGTATGTAGCACTTTCTAAACCCAAAATAGCTTTGATTTTTTTCAACAGCTTTCCATCCATTCCATGTTCTTTATAATATCCTGCGATGGTCATTCCTACGCCTGGATTAATTTTATTGACGATGGCTTGTTGTTCAGGGGTAAGATCAGAAAAAGAAAAATTGTGAGACGCTAAGATTCCACCGCCGCCAACGCCTTGTATTCTATGATCTTCCAATAATTTCATAATATATGGATGGTATTGAGGAGTAGGTTTTGCATTACCTTTACCCTTCATTTCCCCTAAAGTTCCACTGTCAGCACCTGGTGGGTCTTCATGAAGAATGAATGTAAGATGAGGTTCCCACAAAAAATCTTTTCCGTGTTTAACTGGTCTGCGTAAACTGAGTATGCCGATACCTTCTCTACCGGCGAAAGGGGAATTTCCGCAGTGACCCATGGCTTTAGCTTCTTGGTCACAGGAAGAGCGAGGTAAAAACCACCAAGCCCAACCATCGGGAAACTTAATAAAAACTTTATCTTCTGTTTTAGGTTTAAGTCCTCGTTTTGCTGCTTCTGCCCAAGCCTGCTCAATGCTAGAAAATCGTTGTCGTAAATCAGTCCAAGTTTCTACTGTCGGACTATAATTATTGATCTCCGGTACATTCAAACCATAAAAGTGATCTAAATTTGCATGTATAGTCGATAAATCTCCTATACTCATACTATCAGCATCTGGATTTCCCCCTTTTGCTGACATGTCTTTTTTGTATTGATCTAGAACATTCTTTACTCGCTCTTTATAAATCTGTTCTCTGGATTTCTCGCCTGGGGATGTTGGTTCAGCAGGTCTACCAGATCCAGCGGCTCCAGCGGCATGATAAAGTTCTTGCATGATAGCCAAGCGGATCCAGCGCAAAAACCAAATAACTCGATCCTGTTTTTTGAGACTCCGCTTAGCCCATGTAATTTCTTTATCTATCAAAAACTTGGATTCAGGGTTTAAAGCAAGTATAGACTTAAACATTTCCTCATAATTATAGGCTAAAATGATGTGGGAAGTGACACCAAATCTACCTTTGATTTGATTGCTTAAACTTTTAGCCATAAGAGGAGGAAATATCCTAGCTTTTTCGATATTTGGGCTAAAAGAAAATTTCTCTAGAGTAATGCCTTTGTAATCGGCGCTCGTAACATATAAAGTAGCTGGCAAACCCGTACTTCCTGTTTTAACCCCACCATCCAAAGCAACAATGGAATCAGCTTCTGCGTAATCTGGGCGTCTATTTAATCCTGGAGTGCCTTTTGCGGCGTTATTAACAGCTGTAGCAGCGGGGTTAGCCGCTTTTGATATATTCATCTGGTTATCCTCTAGAGCCCTCTGTAGGCTCTTTAATCCCGTTCCCCCGGGGGTATCTTCATAAACCGGCCCGCCCATGTCCAAAAACCATTGTTTGGTACCTCGCAGTACATTTAATTCCCCTTTTTGCTTGGGGCGCTTAAAAAGCAAAAATGTATCCGTACCGTACTTCAATTCCCAGCCGTATTGAGCTACCAGACGAGTTACTTTTGAGTCTTCGGGAGATTTTACCGCTTGTTTCCAGGCGAATCCCTTATCCCCAATGACAAATTGTCTACTGGTTTCCGGGTCGAAATAAGTAAGTTTTTGTAAAAGATTAGGCATGACGGTTTCTACAGAAGAAGTAGAAAGTCACTGTTTTTATGGATTTACTGAGTTGTGTTATTTTTTTCTATTCCACGTACTTTCAACCATTCTATTTCTTGGGGACTTAAGGGGCAGGGTGAAGGATCTCCAGGTTTCCAATTGTGGATGTGATCGGGAAGATTATTGAAACTAACATCTCTGTAACCAAGCCAAATCCAAACAGACATCATTATGGCGTTAAGAATATTCCAAGCGGCTTGGGGGAGGTGGGGTTCATTGCGATCTCCTTCTCGATAACGCTGAATGTGGCGTTCGGCGGAACCAAGCAACTCATTAATTGGCATTCCATTTTCCCAATTACGAGTATCCCCATTGCCGATGCCGCCGTTGAGTTTATCCCTTTGGATGTTACCGTTCTCGTAAATGCGAGAAACAAGGAAAAGAGCAATAGAAGGCATCCAGTGTGGTGCCCCTTTCCCTATCGCTGCGTCTCTACTCGCACCGCCCTTAAATACACGTTCCTCACCTGTTTTTTTAAACTCTTCCATGTCTCCTAATACTGAACCTAGCGGTTTATAGATAAGAAAAAAATGGTATTAAGACCAATCCACCACTTTATCTTCATCTTTTAGAGGCTGAGTCCATCGATACCCATTCGTGGTAGTAACAATACGCTTCCAGTTGTTACATTCCATGTTGGAGACGAGTATTGCATCGTCTTTAGTTGCGCGAGCTTTCACTTGTTTCAAAGTCTCGACCTTACCGCCCAAGTAATACATCCCGCTTGTTTTGGTTTCTTTGGAGTCCAAATCATCCACTCCCCTGCTGCGAGTAGAAAACCTAAATCCATAAGGTACAGCGTCATGACGTTCTTTGATCCCGCGAGCTTTTTTCTTGGCTTCTTCAACATCCCAAGAATCAATAGATAAGCAGCTTGTTTCTGCTACAAATGTACCCGGGCTGAAAAATGTTACAAAATGTTTTTCCATAACCACCTTTTTTTGAGTTTTTGCTTTAGCTTTCTTTTTTGTTTTCATAAATAGGATACAAGATACCTAAAATTTGTCAACCACGAGCCTGCGGCGGATTCATCGGCGCATCACCCTGAAGCTGTTCTAGAACTGTTTTTAATCTTTCTTTAATTTCATCGGCTTCTTTTAGTTGAGTTAGTCCTTCTTTATCAAACTGAGTTGAATCAAGATCTCTGAGCCATTCCTGGAGATATACGATTGTGATATAAGACAGTACAAGAAGATCTTCAAGATCTTCAACTTCTGATAGCCGTTTGCTCCGCTTACCAGTGCTTGGATTTCGTTTTCGTCCGGTTGACCCATTTGATTTACTCCGTTGAGGAATGTGACGGTTCGGGTTGGGTAACTTTGCTACGGCGTCGGCCCACGCTTCTTCGTAAGTGTCGCCCGAGCCGATCACGGGGGCGTCGAGAGCGTCTGATCTGTATACCTCACAGACACAGTTTTCGGGATGGGAAAAGTTCTTCTTAGCATCAACGCCAAAGTAGGTCGCTTTGGGGTAGACAGCCCAGACCGCATCCTCATTGGCTCGTGCCTGCTTCTGTGTGATATTCATATACCAGCCTTTCCGCACCTGCCACAAATGAAACCGTTCGCGGAATCAGTCCCATGTCGGTGCCAATGCGGTTTTATTCGGCCACTTCCCCAGCCCAATGCACGGGCAATTTCCGTACCCAACTTGTCCCCTGCACTGGCATACCAGTGATACCATTCTTTTTGATGCCCGAATACCCGGCAAAGCCAATCCCAAGTAGGGCCGTCCCGCCATCTCCGTTTGTACGGCCATGATCCAGTTCCTATCTTAAGCCTTGGCATTAGACCCACGCTCCGCAATCGTCGCAGGACGAGTCCATGCCGACTGGATGTGTCTTCTTGTGCGGGCAGCAATTGATATTGAAAACGAAATTGTGCAACTCATCATCAGTGAGACGATTCACCTTCGCCACGGCCAAACGAAGCAGCCGCTCTTTGGTCATTTTCTTGGGCATCAGAATGTCTTCTTTCCGACCCACGAGATCCACTTTTGGGCCTCGGGTGGGCTTTCAGCTTTTCTATCATATCACACGAACTTCACTGTGTCCCGCATTTTCTTCGGGTACGTGTGAAACCAAATGTTATTGTCGCCGCAGAGTTCGCAGATACCCTTGACCTGTCCAGCTGGGATTCGTTCTGTCCAGCTAACGAAGCGGAAGGGATGCGGACAAATCACTTGAAGCTCGTGAAGCTGCCGCGTGAGGCTATATTCAATTGCCCTCACATCAAACCGCGAGTCGTTGAGACTCTGACTCACGGCCTTGAGTTTGTTGATCTGCGTTGGCGTAAAGCGCCCTCGTTCGCGGGCAGCTTTAAGCTCTGCGCTGGTCTCGATTCTTTGTTGACTGTTCATTTGGCTAACCTCTTTTCGGCAGTTGGGAGCGAATCGCATCTTCCACGAGTCCCATAATTTCGCGCTTGATCTTGAGAAGCTGATCGTCGTTGTACTTCTCTATTCCCTGGAGTCGCTTCAGTTCGAGGTCACGCTCCTCAGACTCGAACTTGCGCCGCACAAGTTCGGTTATTTCGGCGCAGTTAGTGCGAACAAGCAAGTTCATTTTCTTGCAATCGGGGCAGGCAATTACCCTGCCAGAAATATCCCACCAGCGGTCAGCGTGCTCCGCACCGCACGAGCCACAAGTCCAGTCGTAGAACCCGTCGGCGTGGTGAACATACGAGGCGAGCATCTGCACTTCTGATGCGCCTATCTCGTGCCCATTATCATCCTCGTATTTCTCTTGCTGGAGATTTTTCATGCCGTCAATCCCGCCCATACGATACAGTCTGACGGAACTTCATGGCTATCAACTGCTTGACCGCATCGCTCGCAATCTATTGAATAACCGGAAAACCCGTTATGTGCGGCATCCTGCCCAGCACGACAAATAGCGTTGAACATATCTTCGCCAGGGTAAACAATTGTATGAAATATACTAGTCATCGCCTCCTCCTCCTCCATCACCCCCGCCTGAATCGCCCCCTACATCTCCGCTACCATCGGGAGACGCGCCAGCGTCATTCGTAGACTCATCTACAGTGGTTTCTTCTTCGTTGGTAGCTTTGTCTATTTCTTCTTCCTCTGCTTTTGTTGCTGCACGCCAGCTGCCCCCGCTGGGTAATTTCAATTCTCCGCCGGTAAAGGGGATATCTACATCAATATCCATATTTTTTAGTACATACTCCCACCATTTGCCTTGGTCATCTTGCATTACAATGTGATGGTTTTTTATTTTATAGATTTTTGCTTTGTGCCTGGTATCACACCCATTACAAGATGCAAAGGTGAGCGTGATTATAGCGATGATGATTAAAACAAGCGGATTTTGGGTATCCGATGATACATTGCTCATACAGGTTCCTTATGCTCATGTGCCCATTGAGGATGCGTCACTCGCCAAATTAACGCCATCATTAGGGCTGATATTAATGCTACCACATGAATGATGATTCGGTGTTCCGTAAGCCCCCAATCAGTGCGCTCAATGTGTACAAAGTCTTTTAGAATTTGAATCAATGTGATTCCGGCGATAGACAAGGAAATTTTTACTTTCAAAATACCGGAGTCAATATGATCCAGCCATTGGGGGCGTTCATCCTTCTCTTCTAAATCAAATTTATGGATAAAAATTTGGTGCCCGCCTTGTACCACCATGACAATTAAATTTGCTACCATGCTGGCATCAACGAATCCCAATAACATCACCATTAGGGATTCCATATCCCATGTAAATTGATGGACAACAAACATGTAATCATTGACTAAGAAAGCGACCACATACAAAGAAAGCGCTACGATCAAGGCCAAGTTAATGGGAAAAAGCACCCACCTTATGGCGAATATCGCGTCCCCTGCGCGTTTTGTCCAAAATCTAATCATCTTCCCAGTCTGCGTTTTCGGATTTCCATCTCATCCCATTGGGACACGACAACCAGTGCAGCTAAAAACAAGTGCCAGCCAAAGCCTAGCAAAAATACCTGGAACATGTCAACCCCGACGCTAAAGACAGGGGATACTGATTGGTTCATTATGGCTTGAAATTTTTTGTTATCCTCTGTCTGCCCATAGAATAAAACCAATCGACATCCGATACAAGACATAAGCATCAACAGACCGTACAGGACATAGGCCCACTGGTACCCAAACATACCCAACAATATCAGTAGAATCAAGCCGATATTATACAAAATATACTGCCCCATGTGGACTTTGTGACTAAGTTAGATGAAAGGGTCATAGATTTGTCCCGAAAGTGTTCCTTACTCTTTGAGAGTAGTTAAGATACGGTATCCAAATACACGCAGCGATAGAAGTTCGTACCAAAGATAAAAAATATAAGGGTACAAACAAACTCTTAGCGGATATACTCCAAAATACCAAGACTGTCGTCACAACCACACTCAAGACTAAAAAACCCACAGCGAGAAGTATGCCTTCTACTCTTTTTTTTGTTAATAGTATGGCTGAAGCACTCGCCAAGAGAGTTAAAAATATGGGTATGAAAGAATGAAAGTTTTTAATCCCTCCATTCCCAAGCCAAGGGTCGGAAGAGTCAAAAGACGCTAGAAAATAAACCAGAGCATTACAGTACATCCAGATGACGAACACCAAGAGCCACCCTCTGATCCCAATTTTCACTTTATTTTCCTTTCTTTTTATTTTTCTTTTTCTTGATTGGAAGAAGTCTTATTTTATTTGATACATAATTTCTTATACTACGCGTCTCTGGAGTGGTGTACCACATAGTACCGTCTGTACCTATGTAAGTTATATCTTTGATCTCAACAGGTACAACTGAATATTGGCCATCAACATGGTAAGGAGTAATGGCTTGTACCATAGCATCAGCATCTTTTTTTGAAAAATAAGAGTGAAACCCTGTTACTTAGGGGGCGGGAGTCGAACCCGCCGGTCTTCCGCTTGCGCGGCTGCTCTGCCTAACCTTGAGCTAACCCGAACTTTGCTTGATCCCTGAACTTCTGCCACACGCTGTCGCTCGTCTGCCAGCGCCAGAGCATGTCCACGAAGGACCCACAGTACGTGCAGTAGATTTCGACGGTGCCGTAGAGCGGGTCAAAGTTCCGACCTTCGCGCTTTGCCGCGTCATCGCCGAGACAACTGGGTTCGTGACCCCTGCGGAACACCCAAGTGCCCGATTCTCTTCCCGGTGGATCAGCCCAAATCATCAGTTCAGGCGGCTCCATGTCGTGACGAAATATCGCCGCGAAAGCATCCGCGAGATCGTCAACGTTGATATGCCCGTTTCCGTCTATACTCATAAAGCTTGTAGTCTACCGACGTGCTCGGGATACTTCGCTGCAAATCCAACCGAGCTATACGGAGGCCAATGAAAAATTTCCCCGTCTTGCAAATCCTCGATCACGAAGCGGCAAAACTCAACCCATGCTTGTGACCCCGTTGCTGTGTACGGTCCAATTTTTAGTTCCATACACTACAATACCACAAAACTCAAATTTTGGTCGGCGCGGCAGGATTCGAACCTGCACCTTGCTCCTTAAGAGGGAGATATGCTAACCGTTAAACAACACGCGCCGAAACTTCAGTATTCATTAGTATGAAGCAAGCTGGAGCTTACACCGTCTACGAGGGCGACGAGGAGTGCTTCTTTAGAGCCCCACACCATCCGATGCTCCACTTAGAAGTTAGTATAATATGATAAAATGGGGATGAGTTACGACCAGTAACGATCTTCCAAGCTTTGCGAACTTTATGATCTGGGGGATTAAGTGTTTGAGTGATTGTGTATAAACACATGGCTATTTCCTCTTTGTGGGATACAGACGAATTTTATTGCTGACATAGGTTTTATACCCATATCAAGTCCCTGTGTGTGGATTTCATCAATTTCAACTGGAATGAGTTGATAATATGGATATTCTGCATTCCATTTGGAAAGTTCTTTCTGGGCGTCTTTTTTGCGGGCAAAGGTATGGAATCCTGCACTATATGAAAAGTTAATGAGGTCTTGCCCCACACTTTCTATCGTCGTTCCCTCGGCTACTTGCCAAGAAGAAGTAATAAAAGCAGGGTAACAACAAGTTTCATAACTCCCTTTCGGTGCTGGTGGGATGGGTTTATTAAAGCGAACTATTTTCCAAGCTTTTTTTGAGCTTCTGGTAGCGATGTCGAATATTTTTTCAACTGAACTTAAACACATAAATCACTCCAAGGGAATATTAGCAAAATTATCTTCGATCAATTCAGAAAAATATTTGCGTCTTTCCAAAATGTATCTTTTAACATCCGAGGCTTTGATACCGTACTCTACTAGCTCTTCTTGTGCCACGACGGAGCGAAGGTATTCTTCTACTGGAACGGACACATATTCTTCCCTGTAGAAAGGCTCTCTGACTCCTTTTATATCCCAATTCGGCACCTTGATGACATGATCAAATATGTAAATTTCTGTCTCCAACTGTCGAACACAAAATCGCACTTGAGAATCGAATACTGTAATGGCTCGATAGCCCAGAGATTTACTCACTCGTTGCCGCCTTTCTCACCAGTATATCATTTTCCCAAGCATATGGAATTAAATCTCTCAAATAATTCCGATTTCGAGTAAACACCGGCGTATTTTCGTCAATTACCCAGTTGGTATTTCCGATGGTTACTGAGTCAATTTTCCGAATTATGCGTCCGTGCTTAAAAGAAGCTGGGTGCTTTGCCCAATTGTCGCCTGCGGCTTGAATAATTTCGTGTTGCGCTGCACGATTTTTTCCGTGAAGTTGTTTGTGACTGGCGTATGCTTGTGCCAGCATGGTTACGCTATTTCGTTCAGCGTCCTGTTGTCGCCAAACATAGTAATTTTCGACTTCAACCAGATCAGGAATCGTGAATACCCTAGCGTCAAACATAGCGTTCATGAGTTTTTTACCGCCAAGCAAAGATGTATCACGGGCAGACGTTACCAGCCAGCCTTCTCCGAAGGAGTCGCGGAGCGCCAGCTTCTGGTAGTAGCCGACTTGAAGGTTAAATGCCGTTGTAGCGATGGAAGCCCCCACGCTCACCCATTTCTGTATCACACCATCAAACCAGGGCTCAGTTTTGATATCGAGAAAATCCACAGCCAATAAACTGATTTCATCGGATTGAATGTAGGCGAATTGAGCCCCGCTGATTTGCTCACAAAGTGCCCTTGCTGCGGCATTCATGCAGTCCATAAATTGCTTGTCGTAGGGCTTTGCCAGTCCTTTAGTCCATGTATGGAAAGCTCTGCCAACGCGAAGAATGGTGTAAGTACGCTTCGGCAGAAGAAAACGGTACACATTTTCATGCCGTTTCATCCGATCACCCAGGGAATCGGCTTTAGATTTGCTCATATAAAGTTGGATGCAAATAGATAAGAAATAATACAGTAAAATTTTGGAGTTGTCTAGCCCAATAGATTGTTGACGATATCGGCTAAAAGGAAAGATGTCTGCTTGGGAATGCCTGGGTTGGTGGGGGAAATTGGTGCTTGAGGAACCGTGGCTTCTTCTGTACGATGTACTGCGGGAACAACTTCAGCGGCATTAGGAGTTCCATATTTTTGAAGAAAATCAACTAGTTCATCTTGAGATGAGGCAACGGCCAGTTTGCTGAAATCCTTGAAAGTGGCTCGCGGCTTAAATGTGGAGAATGTGAAAGACAAAGTTCGTATACCCTCACCACCAGTTCCTCTGTAAACAAAATCATCGTTCCCCAGTTTCAAACCGCTGCCGTGTAGGTAATAAATAATATCTCCGGAGAGAGGCAATGCAACCGCTACTTCGCTGACTTGTACATCTTCTTCCTGTACATCCTCGCTATCAGCTACGGCTTCTCTAGCAGCGTCTAAAATATTAGGATTGGTAGTGATCCCGTAGATATGCAACCTCATATCCTTTATGGAGTCAGCATCAAGCATCTCCAAAAGATCAAGGGTATCCCGCATTTCAACAATTTTAGATTCTTCGACTTCAACAAAACGTGGTGGCATTCTGTATCCTGTTCACGAGCAGACCTCTGATCTACCCTACTTAAGGATCCGATATAGTTTTTTCAGCTTTCGCCATCACTTTATTCCAGGTTTTTGAGAATAGCTTATCAAATTTGGCGAAAACGCCATCATCCAGGACAAGTTCAAGCTCAGTCACCCCCGCTGGAACATTGTAAACTAAGGGTTTACCGGACATTAGGCGTTCCATCCGAGCGGGGGTAACTTTCACACGAGCTTTCATCAAAAACTCCTAACACGAAAATCTTTTTCCCTAACACTCACACCAGTCAACATCTCCAGCGGCATCAACCCTGTCCATACAACCCGTATCAGTGTGTCTATCGATTGGATGCTTGCAACCGGGACAAAGAGTTATATTTTTATATTTTCAAGGATTTTTCGCTCAGTTTTCAAGTCTCGATTCACTGCCCGATCTTCGGAGAATTTTTCCCCATATCGTGCTTTCAGTTTAGCAATATTGTTTTCCATGATGGTTGGAAAATCAATACCGATTTCATTGCTGAATATAGCCAAATACCACAGGCAGTCACCGACCTCTTCTGCAATATTTACTATGTCAAGGGGGGTGCCGTAAAATATATGCTTCTTTAAAGCGTCGGCTATTTCTCCACCTTCAGTTTGAATGCCTAAAGAACCGTGAAGAAGACGAATCGTTCTTTCATTAGAAAGACGCTTAGCTATGGTTGAAAAATCTGTACTTTCAGTGCGGGACGCTAATTGTTGGTATTGATGCTCCCAGAGTAAACTCTGGGGATTCCTGTCCGAGTTAGACATAAGCCAACTCCTCGTGGGCACATCCTGCCCCGGCGAATAGCGTGTTACGAGCCGCATTGACATCGCGGTCGTACTCTGCTCCACAAGCAGAACATCGCCATTGCCTTACCGACAATTCTGCAAGTCCTGTGGGTCCTGTCGGATTACCACATTCGTTACAGGTCTTGGTGGAATACTTGGAAGCAACTTCGATAAACGTCCCACCGCTTTTGGGCATCTTGTAGGACAACATCTGTCGAATTTGTGCGTGAGATGAACTGCTCACGCTCTTCCCGAATCGTTTTGCGATTCCCTTGATTGCATCTTTGCTCCAAACTATGAGCACGTTCTCAGATACCAGCTTCGTTGTTAGCTTGTGGTTCCTATCTTTCTTGCGGTTGGCGATGCGCTCCTGAATCCTCGCTGCCAACTGTTTGTTGTGACCACGCTGTGCTTGTCCAAGACGCTCTGCTGCCGCTTCTAACTCCCGTGGGTGTTCGATGACCTCTCCATCCGAAGTTGTGAGCAGGTTTGAAAATCCGGGATCAATGCCTATCGCCCCAAACGCCAAACGCTTAATCGGATTCGGCTCTGCGTCTATGAATAGACACAGATACCATCCAGACGCACGCTTGATCAATCGTCCACACTTGATCTTTCCCTCTGATATTTCCTGCTTGTGAAAGCGGACACTGCCCAAACCCGGAAGCGTAATGCGGTTGCCTTTTGGTGCCTTGATGGGATCGGGGAACGGGATGCTGGACATCTTGTTACGCATCCCTTTGAGTTTTGGTTTGCCTGCGGTCTTCTTAAAGCAACGCTTCCACGCATCGTGGACGGTGCAGAGCACGCCCTGAATTGTGTGGCTCGGTATACCCAACTTCTCTCCGTGGTTCGCCAACAAGTTTTGAAAATCGTTCTTGGAGAAGTAGATTTTGTCCTTGGCGTTTAGCTCGATCTTGCGGACGGCAAAGTTGTAAACCGAAGCCAAATTATAGAGCCACTGGTCGTAGATTTGTTCTTGCGCCTTACAAGGTCGAAGTTTGAGTTGGACTTGTAGCATAGTGTCTAATACCGCCTAATAAGGTATTCGCTTATCAACGAGTGGCGGTGTATATCAATGTGGCGGCTATAACTATAGCTCCACTAAATATGGCAGCCCAAGCCAATACTTGACCGAGATCACGGGGCTGTTGTCCTTCATCTGCGAGTTGGAAACTTGGTTGATTACAGGGAGGTTGATCCGATGCCTGCTTTTCCAGAGGGTCAGACAGATCTTCTATTTTAGACTTAGATATATCTGTCCAATCAAATACATTATCGTGCCAAGGGTTTTTGCATGATTCAATTTCAGATTTACCGGCGTCATTTACAAAATGAATATCTCCGCGTTCTTCTTTTCTGGTGCTACCACATACCGGGCAATAATGAGTTGCAGCTTCAATATCTCGTTCCGCCTCTACCGGGTCATTCAGCTTAGGCGCTTCTGGGTTAGTGACATGCCAAGAATCTGTACAAGCTGTGAATTCATGAGTTGATATTCCTTCTCGGCTTGCTAGGCAACTAGCATCTGTGCAACGATGCACATCTTTATCAGTGCTTTGACAAGTTGGACAATCCGCTAAGGTAGATAATTTCATCTCTACCTGATCTCCGTATCCCAAACCTCGAACAGTTAAAGGTGCAGCAGATGCGCTGTCGGAGGCGAACAGTTCGTCGAACTTCTCTGCAAATGAACCACATTCTTTGATCTTAGCTAACGCTGGGGTATAAGGCTTCCATACTTTTCTCTTTGAGAGTTTTTTGTAAAAACGATAAGCCCTAATAATAAAACGACCAGGCACACTAAGAAGAAGTTTCGCGTCTTTAGCCGTTCCGGTCCACACGATTACCGAATGAACAAGTACCGCTGCCTTGGCATCATGATCAACTTGGTTCCATTTAATATTGGGTGGGTATATGTGACTCTCGTGCTTGTCGAAGTAATCAACTCTGTACGGTCTTTGTTTAGTTGGCATAATCCTCAATAAACTATTCTACCACAGAATATTCTTTATGGTCTACCCCAGCCTCTTCATAGTAGCTAAATGTGCGTTTAAAAGCTTCTCCCCATCGTTGTTCCATTTCCGGGGCTGTATAAGCAACAAATCTGGTTATACCGGCCTGTATCATCTGCACAGCGCACCTATCACAACAAGGGCCGGTGGTGTATAAAGTGCAACCTTGTACCAGCTCATTAGCAAAAAGTAGAGCGTTTACTTCACCATGGATGACCCTAGAATATTTCACTTCTCGATTGTTGTACAGTTCATCCGCGTCAGACATTTTTTGTGGGAATCCGTTAAATCCAACGGATGCTACTGATTTATTTTCTCTTACAATTACGGCCCCACATTTTGTGCTAGTATCTTTACTCCATGTTGATACTAGTTTCGCCATCTCTAGAAATCTCAAATCCCATTTTTTCTGGTTGTCTTTTAACGCTTCATCATCAGTATTCCACTTATTATCTACATTGGGTTCCATTATCTATCCCCTCCTGCCTCTACTTCAAATTCTTTTCGATATTGTTTCCATGATCGAAAATTACCACTGTACTCATCTAATACCATTGGCGTAGCAATATGTTCAAAGGGGGACCAATGTGCAGAGGTGCTAAGACGATCGCACAACTCAATATCACGATTTATATCTGATCTTTCTCCGCTTTCAGGTAGAAAATAACTAACTCTAGCGCATCTAGCGGTACTTATTTTCTTAAGGATTTCCATGAGATATAATCCTCGAACTGGCTTGAGATTGTGGATATGCCCATGTCTTTGATTTTCTTCTGCTATTCTATCCTCTCGCTCAATACAAACCGCTTTATAAACATCCTCGTTATCAATGAATGGGAGATGCCAATCCATATCCCCTATTTCGTTACCTGTAGCGCGTAATACTTGCAATTTTCCGGTCTTTACCCCTGAGTTTAGATATGCTGGGGCATTCTCATAACCCCCTCTACACCTAGCGTTAAGATCATGAATTTTAAAAAGACGATTCACATACTCTACTTGTTCCTGCATTTGGCGAGCTAATTCATGAAAATGAGGCTCAGCATCGGGATGGTTGCGCAGCTTGAAAACGTTCTTCAGATCGGTACAAGTTACTACTTGTTGAGTGAATGTCCATGGTTCTACAATCCGATTCACAACTTGTTTATGGGCTCCTACTTTATCCAGTATCCATGACGCCCCCACCATTGGATAACGAGCGAACTTCCAGGTTTGAAGGGCTACAAATTTTCTCCAGCCAGCTAGTTCTTCACCTGCTTGCATTCCTTTTTTATTTTGACCGATGGTAAGGGGCACAAAGGGGTCCGTTAACACTCGTTCCCGTTGCTTACGAGCGGGTATAGCGCGAGATGATGCTGTATTGCGACTCAGCATGCGGTGCGTGTTAACTTCGGCTAAAATGCAACGAGGATACACAAGAACAAAAGTGTATAAATTTACACCTGTGTGTAGGTTTTTACTTGTAAGAATAAGTTTGGATTCTACTTTCATGGTTTCACAACTGCATTTGCTTCAAAATCAAAAGACATTTGATCGTGATCGTGATGTTGATCAGAAAGAGCGTTTTCTGTTACTTCAAACCCCGATGCTCGTTCACCAAAATATAAACTTCTCGCCATCTGGATACACCAACGAATATTTGGCATGGTATCACAACGATCCATTACATCTAGAACTTCATAGACGGTCACTTCTTCATCAAGTATAGTTGTAACATTGTGAACATTGCCGATAGCGCTGAAAAATTCTAGATGGGAATTGGGGGTGTTTAAGGTGAGATAATGTTTCCAGGGTAGGTCTGGAATACCCGCTTCTTCAAAAAATTCTCTGTTTATAGCTTGGTAACCAGTTTCTCCTAGTTCTACTTTTCCACCTACGCCATTTAATAAACCGGCCTGAAAACCGGGGCGTAATTTTCGAATCAAAACAACGAGGGATAGAGTGGGGTCAAATAAAAATCCAACAACATATTTTCTTTTTTCTGGCATAAAATAGGACACGCATTACCGTGTCCTATTTAATACTTACTCCCAGACCTACATCGAGATTTTCCAAGTGTTATTATATCAATACCAAGGATGTTCCGCAATTTGCACAGAACTTATCTTGAGGTTTTCCAGTTTTACCGCAAGTAGAACACTGAGGTTTATGCTCTACGGTAATGGGTTTAACTACTTTTTTTCCTTTAACATCCCCTCTTAGCTTGATAACGATCACATTGCTTTGGGATTCGGTTGGAAAATATTCACCCGCAACAAATTTTTGAGAGCTTTCGCTACCAGGCACAGTGATTCCTGTGTCATTCAAGGTTTGTCCACTTATTGGAACATCTTGTGAATCAAAACTCATGCTTTGTCCGGTGATTTTAGCCCTACGCATTATCGTCCCACTGGATTTATAAAGATCCTTCCAGTATGGGTATGGTTTTTTAGGAATGTTACGCCATGGCCTTTTAGGAAGATTTGGACATTTAGGAATATCTGGAATATCTGGAATATTCCAGTCATCATAAAACCTATCAAACCCGCTTTGTTCTGGAACAATTTCGGCTTTGTACTCAATGCGGATCAAACCATCATCGGCTTTAATGCCTCGAAATTGTTCAATCTCTGCGGTGCGCTCAATAAATTTGAAGCGATTTCCTTTATCCCAGTTGCCGTTGCGAATGTAGCGCTCCAGTTCTATGCTGCTATTGGGGTTAACGATCAACCAAGTACCGTCAGTGGCATCAGTACCGTCTACAGACACTTTAACCAGCATACGAACAGATTTAAGGTTTTTGAGTTGGACGCTATACTCAGCGCCGAAGGGGATACTTACTGTACCAGAGGTTTCACGAAGAACTTTACCGCCTACTTTGACACAGGCAGCGAATTGATTATTATACATACTGCTCCTTTTAAACGGCCCGCAGAATAAAGACCCATTTTTGAAATTCTGCTAGATTTGTACTACTGTTATATGATACTCATAGTTTTTAATTTTTGTCAATACAGACCCTACCCTCCTTTGTAAATCATTCGTAGCGCTCTACTTACGGGGGTTCTGAACCCCTTAACGACGGAAGTAGTGACTTAAAAATTTTTAGGCCTTAAAGTGCCTGCATACTTTCACCCACAAGTTTTATCCGCTCGCCAATCCAGCGCATTGCTGGAATGACCATGCTATTTCCCAAAGCATGATATCGCCAGGAGTCAAGACACTCCGAACTGACTTTACCTTTATGCGGGACACGGGTGTAGTTGTCGGGAAACCCCATCAGGCGTTCACACTCTACGGGTGTAAGTTTGCGGATACCATTTTCGTCGATGAATTTCGGTCCATGGGTATTCGTGCCGCCTGAGTTTGCCCCAAAAGTCGCTGCAATGTCTCCCGTAATTGCATAGTTGTAGACATCCGCCCCCATTACCCGATTGCCTTCTTGAGCGCGGCCTCTAGTTGCGGGACGATTTTGTTGCGTGTTTTCATTCGACGCAATATCCCCTTGCAAGCTCTTCGACTCAAATAATATTTGAGCGGCAGTGCGCCAGTCTCCGCGATGTCCGACAAGGTAGACTCGACGGCGTTTCTGGGGTACTCCAAAGTATTGAGCGTCAAACACCCGGTAGGCGAACCCATACCCGAGTTTTTGAATTTGATAGATAAACTCTTGGAATGACTTACCGCCGTCACTGGATAGAACTCCGGTGACATTTTCCCACAAGAACCATTCAGGTTTAGCAAGGCTGATAATTCGGATAAATTTGAGGGCAAGGTCTCCCCGAGGATCATCAAAGGCTCGTCGTAGGCCTGCTTGAGAGAAGGATTGGCACGGGGTGCCCCCGACGAGCAGGTCGATTTTATTTTCTTGGAAAGTTTTGGTTTCATGTATTTTTGTCATGTCTCCCAAGTTTGGAATTTTTGGGTAGTGCTGTTCTAATACTGAATTCGGAAAGGGTTCGATTTCGGAAAACCACGCAGGCTTCCAGCCGAGCGGCTCCCACGCCACGGTTGCAGCCTCAATACCGCTGCACACGCTGCCGTAAATCATGCGATATCCTTGAGAATCTCAAGTATTCTATCACGCTTTTCGACAGAAATGTCAGAGTTTTTAACGACCCGCTGTAATCCTTTGGCGGAATAACCAATGGCTCTCGGACGGCTGCCTTCTCCCCAAATCACATTATTTTTATCGGGGCGGTTGCATGAACGGCACTGACGAATACTATTTTCATTGGTCAGAGACTTGCGGTAATCTCGATGCCCTTGATCTGTGGCTTTTGGATTTTCGCAAGTTTGGCAACCACCATCTAAGGTGAAATTTGGGTCCGGGCGGCGGCTTCTGGTCTTTCGTCTGTCGTAAGAATTGGGTGCTCCCATAACCCCGTTATTATCTACATAAAAAACATAGCAATCATCGGGCACAACGCCTAAGGCGTTTGGGAGGGTATCGCCGCCCTTGTATACAGGAAGCCCTCTTTCAGCCATATGCCAAGGTTGCTGCTGGCGCGATTGGGGTTTGTATGTTTTGGCGATGTGTGTGTAATCCGCTATGCTCACGGGTTGATTTTTACACGCAATTGCGACAGCTACTTGAATCTGTATGAGTCGCCAATTTTCTATTCTGTCGTTCTTTTTAAGCAGAGGGTCGGGTAATTTCACAAACGCGGCTACTCCCATAGTCTGGGCATCATGAGATGCTCCTCGCAACCGAGAGTCGGTGCAACGTTTTACAACCTCATCGTGTGAAAGACTATTCATATGCTTCTTTCAACCGTTGCAACGCTGTAGCGCAGTGTTGCGAGTCTTTTTCAAAACCTATAAAACTATGACCTAAGTGCAGTGCGGCTACTCCCGTTGTGCCACTTCCGGTGAAGGGGTCCACAACAACTGAGTGTGGTCCTGCAAACACACCAAGAATATCCTCGATCAGTTCCAGTGGTTTGATAGTCATGTGGTCAAATTCTCCCCGCGTTCGCGGTTTGGGATGTTGAAAAATCGGTGTTCGATACTTACCGTCGAGATCATAAGACTTAATCAGCCCGACGCCATATTTAACAAAATTTTGTACCTGCGTACCGTTAGCCGGTTTTTGCGCCACAATAAATGGTTCGTATTTCGGACGCAGCTGCACAGTAGTTCGGTCGTCTAGTAGAGCTACTATCCTTCTTTTCTCTGCACTAGAAATCTTCATTTGCTGCACCCAGCGAGTATGGCGTTGGGCTTTCGGTTGTCCGCCCTCGTGCTCCCAGATGGCTTCGTCTCGCAACTCAAAACCAGCCACATGTGCCGCCCATGAAATTGCACCAATTAACCGCGGACTACCAAAAGAAAGTAAGAACCCGCCGGGGTATAGGATGCGATATGCTTCTTTCCAAACAGGCAGCAAAAAAGAATACAGGTCATCCATTTGTTTTCGATCAAACTTCTGCACGGGGGGCAACCCGCCAGTCGAAGCGGTTTTAGCACTGGCGGTTTTTTCCCTCGCAAATAGTTTTTCTGAAGACCAGTTTTCTCCCATACCATCTAGCCCATACGGGGGGTCTGTAAGAACAACATGAGCACTTTCGTCGGGCAAAGATTTGAGACCCTCTCGACAGTCCATATTAATAAGGCTGTGCATCTGTTTCTCTTTACTCATTTTGTCCTCCGTTTTTAAAATAACTATGGCAATATACTAGTTGACAATTAAACAATCCGCGAGAGTATCGAAAAAGAAGGCGAGGCCACACGCACCGCATATGACAGCAATCAACAACAATATCATGAACAGTGGCGTAGAGTCAATGTCCGATTCGACTATGAGGAAGTAAGAAAGAATGAGTCCGAGCGCAAGTGCAAAAGCGGAATACAAAAGTCTCATTGTGAGCCTCCGGTGTGTCGAATAGGTTACGCAGCCACCCCGTGCTTCAAATTACCTATTGTCTCACAGCCGCCTCCCATTGTCAAGCGTATAATTCCCAAATAAATCAATAGAGATCGGTGAGTCTAATATCTCCTGCGCCCCATGCGTTCTTTTTCATTGTTCGCTCGAAGCCATGCTAAACGCTTCGCAATAGCAGAATTTATTAGTTTATCTGAGAGTCGTTGAATAACAAAATTAGAAAGAAACGGAATAGGGCATTCTTTATGAATATGAACCTCTAATTGTCCAATACGTTCTTCAAGACTGCGGAGGCGTTGTTTTTTACGAGAAATAACGCTGCGTTTCGGTGCGGGACTGGCTTTACGTTTACGTTTTTTGGGCATCTTTCACCTTCATGACGAAAACCAACAGGGTTCCCACCTAAAAAATTTTTTCATACCGTGCAGGTGAATAGGGCCATCGCCGGTTCGTAAGCGAAAGACAACGCACACCACGGCTACCACGAAGAGCAGTAAGGACGCCAAACCAAAAATTCTCCTGTACTTGACCAGACGTTGAATACCTAGTGATCGTTGGGTGTCGGTATACCTAAAAAATTTTTTCATACTTGTTTCTTTTTCCAATCAGCAACCGCTGCTCGAATTGCATCTTCCGCAAGCACTGAGCAATGGATTTTTACTGGAGGTAAAGCCAGCTCTTTTACAATCTCCATATTCTGAATACTGAGGGCTTCATCAATCGTACGACCTTTCACCCACTCTGTAGCCAGAGATGATGAAGCGATAGCGCTACCACAGCCAAAGGTCTTAAATTTTGCATCTTCGATGACATTGGTTTCTTTGTTCACTTTAATTTGTAACTTCATCACGTCGCCACATTCGGGTGCGCCGACCAAACCAGTGCCCACATCGGAGCTAGCTTTGTCCATGGAGCCGACATTCCTGGGATGCAGATAATGATCAATTACTTTTTCACTGTACATTTTTACCCCTTCGACTATTTTACATCGAAAGAACTACCACAACCACAGGTTCGACTCACACTGGGATTGTTGAATTTGAACCCACTGCTCTCCAGTGTCTCCAAATAATCCACTTCACAACCATCCAAGTACATTGCGGATGTTCCATCCACAAGAAGTTTCAATCCATCAAAATCGTATTCTTTATCCATCATGCCTTTTTCGTTTTCGAACTGCATGGAATATTGAAATCCAGAGCAGCCACCCCCGATCACACTAAGGCGCAAAGCTACAGGTTTAGGGTCATCCAAACCAGCAATAATCTCTTTCACTTTCGTAACAGCTTTTGGTGTAAGTGTAACAGCCATACTTATATACTACTCCTTTTTCTTCCAAAGGGAAGAGGTCTTTTTTCTTCCCTTCAATTTTGCTTCTAATGCTTCATTTATTTTCAATAAACGTGCGTTAGTGTCCATCAATTTATTCGCTATATCTCTGATTTTCTCTTCGTCGGGCGTGGGGGGCTTGGATTCAAATTGACTTTTTTCTCCGCTAAGTCCAGTCAAACTCAAATCATCAACAATAAAAGAAATCCAATCATTATTCCCACCGTGTGCTGCCCATTGATTTGCGGTTTCTTCACTCGAAACAATACCCACCGGTCTCCATTCTGATGGGGTAGTTTCTTCTATAAGTGTGGTTAGTACATACAAAGTCTGAGCCATACAGTCCCCATCTAAGAGACTGTTAGCTTAAAATGTTATTTCCATTTATTTCCGCTATATTTGATGCAGCCGACCGGAACCGGGAATGATAGATTTTTCTTTAACTGCTACTACTTCAAACTAGTCACACCGCTTAGTGCGCAAGTACAGTCGATTTCGTGCCTTGGGGTGTTGTTTTCTTGCTGAGAAAGCAAAAATACGCGCATGGGGCAATTAGGGTCTGGATGTGCGTATGCTGTTCGTTGATTTTGCACCCGTTCAATGACTTCATGCCCTGGGGTCTTAAGCAGACTGCCATCGTATGGAAATACCCCCAACAACTTCTTTGCGGACACCAAAACTGCTGGAGATGGACCAATGCTAGGTCGATTCATGCGAATTGAATCAAGCGCGGTATTGAAATCGGATATTCCCTCATAGTGCATAAAAGCAGCGAGTATAGTCACTGACCTACTGATACCAGCGGCACAATGGATCAAAATAACATGCCCATTTTCATACATAAACTTGAGCCAGCCTAAAGCGTTGATAAATTGGCGCGGTGGAATAGGTTCCCCATCTTCAAACGGTACATGCATGTAAATTATATTGGAGTTTTTTTCATAATCCATTGTTTGGTGAACACAAAGAACAGCGGATATTTTGGCTGGATTTTGCTTTGCGAGTTCGGCAGCTGGAGCGGTGCCCCCCACAAAAAGTCTATGGTCAACTTGAGTCATTGGAAGAACATCAAACCATTTTCCCATAATATAGAAAAGAAAAGTCTTAATTCTTAATTATTGTGTGACAGGGATGAAATCGCTACAGGAATATTCGTGTATATGATTATCTCCCGAATGTCCGGGGGTGGAGCAGGTACCTGTTTCTAGTGCGAGTCCAGCCTGAGATGAAATTTGAGTATCGGGTGTCGGCGCTTTCAATAAAGCGATAACCTCAGCAACAACATCCTCAACGGGTTTTTCCAAATCTTTATCGTCTATAAAAAAAGATTGAAAATTTCCATTTACATTCATTTGTAATGTGAGTTTGTTTGTCCATCCTATTTCATCAGAACCATACTTAGTGACCATTAAACAATGATGGGTATGGGGAACAATCGGAGGAGCAGCCGCTTCTAGTTGGAGTAATAAATCAAGAATTTTCATTTGGTGGTTTCCTTGTTGATGATACATTCCACACGCAGCCATTTGGCTGTATACCATAGTCCGCCTTGTGTTTTTGGCCTCTGATGCTCATCGAATCTGTGAATTGTTACCTTACACCACACGCGCCCTTTGATGGATAAATGCGGCGCATTAGGCTTCTGGCAACAATGCCACCCCGGCCTGTAGACGAAACCCCTGGTGCGAATTGCCTTGGCTTTGACCCACTCGCCCACAGGTACACGGATACGCTGTCCAATAAACAGTGGGCCAAGGGTGCCATCCTTGCGTAGACGAAATAGTTTGTAAGCAATTATAGCAACCTCGTGGAATCTTTGTCTTGATGTAATGTGTGAACGATAGTACCTGCTTGTTGCACAGCAGCTAGACGCTCAGTCAAAATCTTTTTGGATACGCGCCCATACCACTCTTCCCGCTCACCATGTAGGCACCATTCACCCTTGCGAATGATTACGGTGTGCGTTGGGTAGTAATCGCGTGAGCCAACACCTGACCAGTCAGTATGCCCTGGAGTGCGGATTACAACGAAGTCTGCACTCTGCTTAACGATCACGTTACGCCACTGGTCTGTTGTGCCAGTGCCGTATGCGTGGAGGATTTCTTGGTTTGTCATCGGGATAACTCATCGACCCAAATCGTGCTGCAAACTTAAGAAAAATACTTCCGGCGAAACATTCCAGCGATCCCTACGAGTCCTGTTCCCAACAGACCTAAAGTCCCTGGTTCAGGGGCGGAAATACTCGTAGAACCAAGCCCAATGTGCCCCACACCGCCATTCAATTGATTCTTGTTGAGTATATTGATGGTTTGGGTAGTGTACCCAGTTGTAAAACGCCCATTCCAGAGTGTTCCAGACAACTCACCTGTTAAAGTGTAGGTTCGCTCCTGTTTATTTTGGGAGATGAATGTCCAGTCAATAGGACCTACAAAGCTGCCGATAAAAATATTTCCCTTAGGTTGTCCAAATTTACCCTTACCGATAACATCGAAAGTGGACCCGGTACTGGAAAATACCCCACCGTTTAGCACGCTTCCGCTTTCTAGCACGCCGGTAGAAAACCCTACATAACCAAGCGAATGCCCATGCGGAGCGGTTATTCCTTCAAAGTTTGTTAGCTCCGAACCGTGAGATGTAATGGTAGTTGAACCAGTCGTACCCATTCCACCTACGCCGATATCGCTAATATTTATGGTGCCGAATAGATTCGTCAGAGTGATGGGATCGGCAGATGCCGCGGAAACAAACGAAAGCAAACTCAAAATTAACGCAAAAATTGTTACCTTACTTATTCTCATTTTTAATTCCCCCTATATTTTTATAGCAGCCAATCCGCTGCATGTCTAGGCTCTCACGAAAAAACATGCAGCGGATTGGTTGGAGCACAACTGCAACGACTGCCACACGAAACTAACAGTAAAATGATTATACCCCGGTCATCCTTGTTTGTAAAGGACTATTTGTAGAATTCTTTTTTACCTGTTCCAGCAACATCTTACGACCCTTAACGATATTCATTCCGACTTTTTTGGGTCTTTTCACTCCCAAGATATTTTCAATTTCCTTCACGGAAAATCCCATCCACAATTTTAAATACACAATATCACGGTAAACACTAGGGATACCTTTAAGCGACAAATCAAGCATTTGTCGATCAGCGATACCAGCTAAATTAATGTCCCGTTGTCCAAATTTACCGTCGCTAGGATTTTCATCCAAAATTTCATTTAGAGAAAGTTCTTTGTCTCGTTGACGACCTACGGATGTTTCTTCACGAATATACATCTTCCATTCGTTGATGGCAATGCGTGTAATCCAGGTTTGAAATGTGGATTTCTCATTGAAATTTTTGAGATTTAACCAGGCTTGGGTCATGGCTTTGTTGGCGAGCCAGTCCGCTGTATCCGGTTGTTGCCCGGGAAGAACGCGCCTTATAGTATTACTCAAATACCGATAAAATTTGTGATATAGAGTTGAAAAAGCCGCTTCATCTCCAGCTTTTGCTTGTTGAACTAGGGTAATGATATATGGTGTGTCAAACACCTCACACACCTTCTTCGCCTTTGCTGCTCCCGCTACTGCCATGTTGTCCCTTTCATATCTTGGATTTTGACTGGTTATTGCCTCCCGAAGTTTACTTCCAAAACAATACCACTACCCCCGCATTCTTTGCAAAATACCGTGGTGGCTTTTTTGGCCGGTACTGTGTGCTTGTGCCCGTAGTTACAAACCACGGTATGTCGCGGGCGTGCGGGAACTTTTCGTTTCCCACCAGTACCGTGGCAACGCCAGCAAATCATTTTCTCAAGTGACATTAGTTGCTCCGGTACTGCCCGATTACTTTTTCTCTTTTCGCCGCCAGTAGAGCCAGCAGCCGTACTCATCAACTTCTGTCATATCCACACTAGCAAGTGTGCTGCGCACTCCCTTGGCAGGAGTATTCCAGCTGGCGGCCTTATAGATGTTGCCGTCTGCATCAAGGAAGCAATAAGCAGAGCCGTACTTGGTGACCCTAGTAAACTTGCGTCCGTGAGTGCTTAGTTCAAAGTCGCAACCGAATTTTTCACTGAGAGCAGCAACAAATTCCGCATTTGTCATTATTCGCAGTCTCCAATAAGCGCATCCCACTCAGGGGTGCAGCGATAAACCTTGTCTTTTTCAAAGCTTTCAAGAGCCTCAAGGCACCGCCGCAACGCGGAGGCATACTCGGTCTGATCGTTCGTCAAGAACGCTCTATACGCCAGCATCGTATAAAGTAGGGGCGGTTGGATGTTGTAGGCAATGTCCGCCATTTTGAAATGGGCGAACAGCTTTATTTCTCTTTCGGAATAAGTCGCATCTCCAAGCATGGGAATCTCCTCATTTATGCGGTCGGTAATTCGGCAGCAACGCGCTGTCCGTCTGGCAGTTTAGCTACAACATAACCAAACAAGTCGTTCGGCGGAAAGATTGGATCAAATAACGTCCTATTTAACCAGTTGAACAGAATCTTACCCGTTCGCCCATTACCGTCAACAAACGGATGAATCATCTCAAACTCTTTGTAAAACTCGATTGGTGTCATACTATCACGGAGATCGAACAGCCTGTTAAGCAGCCGACGAAGTTCATCTGGTCTTGGGCATATACAATCACCTACTCGGATGTCACAGTTACGCAGTCCGTTAACATTCTTCTTAACTTCCACAAGCATACCCAAACTGATTGCATCACCTAGATCAGGCATGCGATCGGAAACGTTAACAAGAGCGTAAGTCCAACCGTCTAACATCCAACCAACTCTCTGAATGCCGTCAAGCAGAGTAATATCATGCCCTTGTCTACGCACTTCCTCTGTGCAGTACTCAATTACGTTCATTTAAATCCTCACTCCCTGTGAATTCCGTTCATATTCCTAGTATACATCGGAAACACTGAAAATGGCTAAATTTGATTTCTTCTTTGTTTTGTTAGGTTTGAGGAGTTTCTGGAATATCCAACTCATCCGTTTCCGCAACTTCATCTTCGTAAGCGATGCGAATTAAGACATAATCACCGGACAAGCGTCGGACAACAACAGGGGCACCTTCGTACATTTCAAAGTCTTTACGGCTTAAAACAATCTCCCCACCTTGTTTATCCAATATAGCGGCGAGAATTTGAAGAAGCGTTTCGATTTGTGCTTCGGGAGTAACAATCTCATCCATAAAGTCCCCCTACTGAAAAAGGTCAGTAGTCTATATTTTGCTTGAAGGTGAGGTCGTTCTCCAAAAATTGCCCGAAGAAGTTTTTCTTCGGGGGTAATTTTCGACCCATCTTCTTTTAGCGGATAAAAAAATACATGTAATGTACAACACAATAAAACTGGCTGTCCGTCAACTATACAAACTTCCAGTCCTGATATATCATACCCCGTTTCGTGACATAAGGAACAGCATTTTACACCTGTGTATGCAAAATCTTTGATAATCGTTCATTGGTGATCACAAATTTCTGGTTTTCCTGCCCCATCAACTGGAGAGGCATCGCACCAAGGATTTTGAACAGCTATAGGTTTTGATAAAGCTTTTTGTTCATGAATCGCCATAAACAACCAGAAAAAAGCTATCAATAAAATCACTATCTTCCATTCAATCCAAAGGAAATCATTCAAGAGTCACCTGCGGTACTTCCGTAGCATTTGCCAAAACAATCTTCGGTAAAGAACATTCTACCCAATATATTTGGCTATGGCAAAGCAACCTGTAAACCCCAGGTTCAACTTCTCGTAGCATACCCACGGTAGAATATTGGTTTATCATGGTTTGCATGAGAGCTTTCATTTGTTTGTCGATGGGGTAATTTGGATCAGCGGGGAGTTGAATATCTTGAGTAACGATTTCCCCGCTAGCGAGAGTAATTTTAAATTCTAGATGTATTTCCATACTGTACAATACTCATTTTTGGAAATTTCTAGGCTTCGCATCCGCCAGCGGAGCAGGCCATTTCATGGGAAGCTGTAGTCATGTCTTCTTTTTCAAAATCTGGTAATTTCGACCAGTCGATTACCGGTTCTTTTTCTTTCAATTTCACATACTCAGCTTCGGTAATTTCAGTGAATGGGGCCTGACGGTAAATTCCGTTATCGTAGGGTAAAAAACTAACCCCACCAATAATATCGAAATGTTTGTAAATCCACGCCAATACATCCGTCCATTCAGATTCTCTTACATACACAGTGCAGCTAGGATTATGTTCAGTCCAATGAAGTTTGTAAGTTTTGTAAATTTCTAATTGTTCGATAGCATTACGATCATTCCTACATATACTAATATCTGGGGATTCTAAGGCGAAAAAGAAAAGATCAGAGTCTTGTGGTTTGTTCAATTCAGGTTCATACAACCAACCTATAGATTTCAAAAAAGTGTTTACTGGACTCTTAGCATCTTCTTGCGTACCTCGTTTAATCCAACGCGAGTAACGGCTATGGATGCCTGGGGAGCAGTTTACGAGTTGGGAGACTGTTCCAGATGGTTTGATGCAAGTAATCGCCGTAGGGACGTTTATACCCAGCTTCCCAGCCCACTCTGTAGCGACCTCGATTGTGTATTCACGAAGTTCATCTAATAGTTTTGCTAGATCCGCGCCATTAGTGGACATCATCACATTGTCCATAATTCCTGTGAGACTCACCCCTAATAAACGCTCTTCTTCAGTATTTTTTTGCCACTCTTTGCGAAGATATCGGAAATCAGTTAAAGTAGATTGTAAGCAGCCGATGATTACAGCGATGCGAACTTTACGTTTAATGGTAGCTTTAGTATCGTGAGGTCTTATAACTACTTCGGATAGGTTACAAAATTGGTTAGGGCGTAAATTTATTTCACCACAGGGATTTGAACCAAAATTTATACCTTCCCATTTCCGGCGACCTGTTTTCTTTGCGCTATTGACGGCGGATACTCGATTAAAAATTCCCCGCTCTCCAGATTTTGATTCTATCAAAGTAAGAAACTCTCGAATAAAAATTTCTGGTTCTGGTTTTTCTGTGTATGCTACAGAATTGTTTGCTAGTCTACGCCAGGGAGCCCCTTGAGGGTTTTTCTCATCCCACCATTGACCGTTTTTGGCGTTACGCATACGCTCATCTGAGAGATTGGAAAGAGACAACATAGCGCTACGTCGCACCCCTCCAACAACTACAATATCTGCGACCATACACATCAAATCGTGACATTCAATAGAATTTAGTTTACGCCCCGCGGCTTTTTGGAAGAGATTAACGGAGAATTTGAAAAGACGATCTAAGGGTTCGGGACCACTGGACCTACCCCCCATGGTTTTTAAAAGTGATCCTGCTGGGCGAACAGCACTCATATCCCATGTGGGAATAGAGCCTGAATAAAGTAGACTAAGCAATTGTCGGAACGCATTCGACCAGCCAATTTTAGAATCACGCACTTTAATACAGGTATCTACTGGATAGAAATTTTCAGCAATAATAGGAAGTTGATTTACATACTGACGTTCAACAGAAAATCCTACACCTGTACCGCACATACTGAGGTACATTGCTTCATCAAAAGCACGAGGATCATCTACAGCTAAATAGCTACAATTGAAACCCGCAGCATTGTCTTTGTCCAGAGCGGGACCTGCGGTCATCATCGCTCGCATTGATGGCATGACATCCATATGAAAAATAGCTTTCTCAATTTCAGCGGATGTTGCTTCACGATCGGATTTCGGAATACGATGAGCGAAATAAGTAATATATCGATTTACGGTTTCATCCCAATTTTCTCTTCGAGTTTTTTCTTCTAACCAGCGGGCGTAACGGGATTTATGAATGAATGTAGAATACGGCGATAACTCAAATTTACTTACCATGAAATACTTTCTCTCTTAGGAATGTTCTATGTGTTAATACTGAAGCGGTCATATATACTTCGGGGATTGGGAAAAAATTTCACTAGTGATACAGAAAATTTTTATGGGGAAGGTGAAGATTTTCCATCGTCTGTGGAATTTCCATACACACAATCACAAATAACTTTTTCATGAAGTCTAATAATATTACTTTTAGCGTTTGGGTAAGAAGATATTTCGTAAGTACCAGTCCCCTTACATGTAGCACAGTTCAATTTGACGAGAAAGGGAATAGTTCCGTTATTTACTCCGTGTCTATTTCTTATTTCCATACGCTCTTCATTATTCTTCGGCATACGAAGTATTTTTGGATGGGTTTGATCACCAGATGTGAATGATCCAAATAGTGGGTCTACTTCATATCTGTAATCTGGTGGTGTGTCAGCATCAAGCTTGGCCGCGTTCTTAAAAACAAACCCTGTAGTTAAAGTTCTTATATACCAAGAATTTTTCTTTACATCTAATTGATAGATAATACAATCACGAAGTCTTTCAGCGGAAAATTCTCCAACTTGTTCATCCCAGTCTCGTAATCCTTTCAATTTAGTTTTTGGTAATTCTATAGTTACAGGATGGTTAGTACTATTATCACTATTATCTGAAACACTTTTCTGGGCGGCAATATTTGGATTAATTTTTATAGGAGCATTTGAGACCTTATTTCGCTTTTTTGACATTGACATTAATTCACGATCATGATTATGTCTCATTTCCTCTTGGTGTTTTGGTTCAAGATTATCCCATTCTTCTTTAGTCATTTTAGACCAGTATGGATTTGTTAATGACATTTATTTACCTACACCTTTAGATAAAGATTTATTTTTACAGGTTAATACTACGGCAGTATTATCTCCTTCTAATTCTCCTTCTAGTATCCCTTCTCCTCTCTTCTCCTCTATGATCGGCAGAGATGCAAATTTTCCCGTATTTACTTGCAAATTCCATAGCTTGGGATTTACGCGGGCGCT